TTTTCGACCAGGCTTATTAATTGGAAGAAAAGGAGAAGATATTAATAATTTATCAGAAATATTAAAAAAGAAATTAAATAATCAAGATTTAAAACTTCATCTTGAAGAATCTTTAATAGATAATTATTTAATTGATTATAGTAATTTAGATCTTGATTTTTTATAAATAATCTTGCCGCTTCCAAAAAAAGGATAAAAAATGGCTAAAAAAGAAATTACAGTTACAATAACTGTACCAGTATTTTATTATGAAGATAAATCTAATTTAAATTCAACAGAATTTTTTAATAAAATTTATAATTCTTTTAATGTTTTAGAAGCAAGAAATGAATTAGCTCAAGAAGTAAAAATAGCAGCTATTAAATTATTAGCTGGTGAAGATATAAATGAATGAATTAGAACCAAAAGGATTTCCTAAAACAATAATCTCTGAACATCATTGTAGAAAAAGACATAAAATATCTACAGTATTATCAGATTTAGCTTCTCAAGAAAATTGTGATGATTTTGAATATGATGTTATGAATATTGCTGCTGAATATATAGATGAACTTGAACAATTTATTTTAAATATTAAAGAAAAAATAGATAAATTAGGAGAATAAAAATGGATATTAATAATTTAACCGAAGCAGAATATTTTGAACTCACAGGACATTATATACAAGATGATGATCTTGAAAGAGTTAATTGTTCAAAAGCTGGATAAATTGGACATCGATCATGTGGATGGTGTTCAGATCATAATTTACCACGATTTATGTGTGGTTGTTTATTATATAAAGATGATGAAAAATAATTATTTATTGTCTCATAATATGTAGATTTTTCTATATATTATGAGATTTATTTTTTGAGAATTTAAAGATTTTATATATAAATAATATTAATAACAAAAACCAATTATTGAAAGGAAAAAATTATGAAAAAGCGTATCTTTACCCATTCCGGGCTGTTCCATGCAGACGACGTCATGTGCGTCGCTGCATCTCTGTTAATTTGGCCGGAAGCGGAAGTTTTCCGCGTCCGCCAATTGCCCGAAGATTTCGGGCAAGATCATAAAAATTCCTTCGACGTCGCTGTTGACGTCGGAGGAGTGTATGATGGTCCGAACATGATGTTTGACCATCATCAATCTGAAGGTAATGCCGATGGCAAAGCCGCCATCGGTAAATTCTGGACAGAAACGGGTGTTTTCGTCATCGACGAACTGTACCCCGAACTTTCAACAGACATAATCGGCCAAGTGGCCGACTATGTCGAACATTCCATTATCGCACCGATTGACAGGGGCGATATTGGAATCAAGGATTGGGAGCCGACAGATGAGGCCACTGAAAATGGGTGGTCTCATTTGTCTGCGGCTCGACTGATCTCGTCGTGTAATGCCCCGTTTGGAGCATCTGAAGAGGTCCAAATGGATCACTTTATGACAGCAGTCCGGATGGCTCTATTGTCCCTTCGTGGGACAATCCAACAAGGGATCGAATTTTGCCGGATGAAGAATGAAGTCGAGGCGGCTGCCTCACTTCGTGCAGATGATTGGTCTTTCATCATTCTGCAAAACCCTGGCCCGTGGCAGGCACACGTTATCGGTCGTGAGGATTTGAATGACATTCTTTACGTCATCTTCCCAAGCGATCGAGGCGGTTGGATGGTTCAGTGCGTTCCTGACGCATTGGATTCATTCGGCAAACGGAAAGAACTGCCCGCAGAGTGGGCCGGCTTGAGAGGCGAAGAATTTGCCTCGAAAGTCGGTCTGACCCAGTTTGGGTCGGCAACCTTTTGTCACCCTGGCAGATTTATTGCCGGGGCAGAAAATCTTGAGGATGCTATGAAATTAGCATCTCTTGCAGCAAAAAATTAACCCTTAACTCCTCATCATTCTAATCTTCGGATTAGGGTGGTGAGGATTGTAGTTTTTTTATTTATTTTAATATTTAAAATTTTCATATATAAATAATATTAATGTAATGGGGTTACGGTTTACTCCATTATTTTTAGGCATTGTTTATCTGGTGCCTGCGAGTCAATAATAGTATTAATTTCGTGGGCACCAACCACTTTTTTTATTTATTTTTTTATTTATTTTCATCAAACTTCACCAATCTTCAACAAGATTATTTCCCAAAAATTCCACTTTTAAAACTTTTTCCAAAACTTTGAAATTTTATGTTTAAAAAGTTTACGGAAAAAAATTTTGGTACGATTAAAATGGTCCCTACCGTTTTGATTTTAATTTTTTTAAAACGTATCGTGTATTAATTAGATTTCTTTTATTTGATTATTTTAAAATTTTCTTTTTTAAGAATTTTCTTTTGAATTTTTTAGTTTATTTTTATTTACTCTTTAGATTTAGTGTATTCAGTTGAATTTGAATTTTTGTGGCCCAAAAAAGTCCTTAAACACTGTACTTTCGGACAAAAAATGCGTTTAGTTTTTGGGCGGTATAATAAAACACAAATTTCTTCATAAATTTTTCAAAAAAAAAAGGATTATTTTTAAAGAATATTTTAAATGAATCTTAAATAAAAAATCTTATAAAAAAATAAATTAAAATTCTTAACATAATCTAGGAGATAATTTAAATTCATTAACATTAAATCATTTATAAATATAGTTCTACTAGATAATATTAAAAAATGAGTCGCGACGAAATCCGACTATATAATAATCTTTAAATATATAATTTTCTATAAATAATCTTTAATTTTGATTTTCTAAAAACTTAATCTTTATAAATATTTTTTAATAATTTTAAAATCTATATTTAAATATTCAATCTTATATAAATCTTAAAAAATCTTAGATAATCTTTTATTTTTTAAAAATTCAATTAGATTTTTATATTGGCAAATTAGATTCTAACTTATTAAAATTATTTATAAAAAACAACATAATTAATTTTGTAAAAACCAAAAATTTTATTTTTACAAAAATTTTAAAAACTTAATTTTTATATTTTCTAACTTAGAAATTTTTATTAATTTTTACCCAACTTGTAAAATATGTAGAAGCCCTATCTTCAATATAATAACTAAGGTTCAAAAATTAAAATTATTATAGAGTTTTCCCTTATATTTTAACTTCTAAATTAGAAGTTTTTACAATGAAATAAAAAATTTGTATTTTTCCAAATTTTTCTTAAGAAATCCAAATTTTGGAAACTAAAGTACAATAAATTCAAGAACTTGCTAGATTTGAAAAATATAAAAAATTTTAACTTTAATTTTTTATATAATCTTATTTCTAAATCTATATAATATTTTAAAATTTAATTTATAATTCTTTTTATTTAATTTTTTAAAATATTTCTTTAAATTATATTTTTAAAAATAATCTTATGAATATATTTAATTATTATATTTTTATAATTTTATTAATGTTTTTACAAATTTAAATTTTTTTAGATTCAGGAAGATTATATTTAATATTTGAAAAATTTATATATAAATTATTATAATATAGTTTTTAATTTTGAAAAATTTAAAGAATCTGCCGCTTCCAAAAATATTTAAACCTAATCTTTTAAAAAAAGGAAATATATGCCAAAAAATAAAACAAAAAATAACTATCAAAATCTCGAAAGGCCCATAATTGAAGATATATTAACTCAACTATGGAAAGGAGTTACTTGCAAAGAATTAAGTAAAATACATTCAATACCGGCAAATATTATATATACAATCTCACAAGGAAAATCTCATAAAGAGATTTATAATGAATTAACTGAAGATCAAAAGTTAAGAATTAAAAATAATATTGCTAAAAATTCTTCAATTTTAACAGATGATAAAGTTAAAGAAATCTATAACCATTTGTTAGAAGGTAAATTATCTCGTAAACAATTAGCAGAAATGTATAATATTTCAGAAAGTATGATTCATCATTTAATAGGTGGAATTAGCAGAAAGAAAATCTATAATCAATTATCAGATGATCAAAAGATAAAAATTAAAAATAATTATAGTTTAGACTCGGCAATTTTATCTCCTAAAGATGTTATTCAAATTAGAGAATTATTTAAAGTATCTAATCTTTCAGATAAAGAAACATATCAAGAATTAGCTAAAAAATTCGGAGTTTGTAGATTAACAATCAATCGTATTATTAATCGAAAAGCTTGGACGCATATTTAATAATAAATTTGAATAATTTTTTTGAGGATTTAAAAGATTTATATATAAATAATTATAATGAAGGTATTAGTCGAAATACCTTAAAAATTCGACTCGGAAAGATTTGATTGTGATCTTTCTGTAAACCTACCGGACGGCGGTCGGATGGGGGACCGACAATAAAAAAGAACCCCCGTAGGAAGCCGGTAACAATCTCTACCATCATTCCCATCTCGGGAGTGGTGGTAGAATAAAACTTTTTATTTATTTTTTGTTAATATTCATTCATTTTATATATAAATAATATAAGTAATTATAATTTGATATTAAAAAGGAGAAAATATGGAACTTCATGAAATTAAAGAAAAAGCTAATTGTCCAGTAGTGTTCCTGAAAAATCAGGAAGCTGCCAATCATATCCAACAATCAGCCATGACATATCATGTTGTGCCTACCACTAAAAAGTGGTATATTCAGCATGACAATATGGGAAAATTTTCCATATTGAAACAGCAACCAGGGTTTGGTGTCATCTGCCCTGGTTATATGACTGGGTGGTCAATGAAAAAAATTCAGCAACAAATATATACTGACTTTCAATTGAAAGTTAGCGCCGGTGCTGACCACTGGATATATTCTGATGTATAGCAATCTCTACCACCATTCCCATCTCGGGAGTGGTGGTAGATTAAAACTTTTTATTTATTTTTTTAATATTCATTCTTTTTATATATAAATAATATAAGTAATTATAACTTAATTAAAAAAGGAGAAAAAAATGAAAAAATATATTAAAAAAAATATTCTTGCGGAAGAAATTCCGCAGTCATATCTTAAAGTGGAAGGAATGCATGCCTATGTAGTTTCTCCGCATGAATTAATATTCGATCTATTTGCTCTTGTAGAAGCAGGTCGAATTGAAATTGCAAAAACCCTATATCGTAGGATTTTAAAAGGTGATTGGGTAATTCAAATTCCAGAACCTATAGATTTATAGAATCTTCTTTCTACCACTATTCCCATCTTGGGAGTGGTGGTAGAATAAAACTTTTTTATTTATTTTTTATTTAATATTCACTCTTTTTATATATAAATAATATTATTATAAAACTCTAATCCAGGTTTTATGTATTATTTTTTAAACTATTTTAAAAAGGAGAACAAAAATGAAAGTTTTTAAAATTTCAAAAAATGGGCTTGAAAAAGCCCAAGCGACAAAAACTATTGCTAATAATGGAGCAGAGTATTATTCTCTGCTTCACGGTGAAGATGGCCGTGGAAGATGGCAAGTTCGTATTCCATTGGCCGCCCGACAATTCCCTGATCCGTGTGATCATGGGGAAAGACTGGAATTAATAGACGAATATTCCCTTGTGGATTTGAAAAAGAAAGACCCGCGAGGAAATAATATTTATCTGTTGACACTTGGAGAAGACGACGGGAAACAATTGATTCTCTGGAATCTTTCTCCAGGTTTCCGTGGTAGTGCTTCTTGGAAAGTCTCTGGCCAAGCTGAAGTAATTTCAGTGGGCCAAGAGGCCCAAGGAGCCGCCGGCCGTATGGGTGGGGCAGATTGCCCCATCGTTCATGTGACCGGACCATGTAAATTAACATGGTCCCGCTTTGGCCGCCTTTATGGTGGTGAAAGTGAATGGGTAGCAGAATTTGATGGCAAGGAATGGACTGTCCTCCCTTGTCATCAGTGTGCAGCTGAAGAAGCTGCACTTAATTATTAATATCTAAGACGCATATAATAAATTTATTATATGCGTCTTAATCTACTTTTCGCCGCTTAAAAAACAAAAAATAAAAAGGAAAACAAAAAAATGGGATCTAAGTATAATACAGTTATTTGTAATGAATGTAACAATGAATTAGATGTTCAAGAATATCGTCTTAGTAATTCAGATGTTCTTTATGTTACACCTTGTAAAGACTGTACATCTAATAATATCGAAGAAAATTATTCCGGTGAATTAGAAGATCTTCGTCGGCAAAATTCAGCATTAGTTAATTTCTTTCAATCAATTGATATGTGTGTTTTAGATATAAAAGATCTTGAAGATGATTTTAAAAAAATTAAGAAACGTTTTGATACTCTTGATATTCTTGAACCTATTATTAACAAAATTATTCCTGAATATCAGGATGTTCCGTTAGAGTATAAAGTATTACTCTTGAAAGAAAGAACAGCAAATCAGTTTATTACAACATCTGAATTTGGGTTTAATGAAGATCAAATTAATCAGTTAGCTGAAGCTTTGATAATTAGTAAAATTCATCTTATTAAAAAACTTCGTGAACTTACAGGACCTAATGGTCTTGGATTAAAAGAAGCAAAAGACTATATTGAATCTAAGATCTCATCATTTAATATTAAAATATCTTTTCCAGAAGCTCGAAAGATTATTCTGGAAAATTTTTAAAATATATCATATCTATCATTACTAATATAACTAAACAATCAGTTATATTAGTAATGATAGATAATATTTTTTTATTATATTTATGAATTTTATATATAAATAATTATAATAAATATAATTATTTAAAAGGAGAATGATAAATGTTTTATCCGAATCATCATTGTAGAAGTTATTGTTTATATTTAGGTAGTCTTGAATATAATAATCAAAAATTAGATATGGGAGTGTATGAACATCCTGATGATTTATATGTATCTCATGCTATTGTATATGGTGAAGAAGATTCACAATATATGTCAGGGATTATTGATTTTGAAAAAATTAAATATAATTTTACGGGTGTACAATATCAGATTAACAAATTGTTATATGAAGATTATTTAAAAAGGAAAATGATAAATGGAAGTTAAAGAATGTCCAGTATGTAAAACTAATTATATTAGAATCGTACAAAAATTATCTGAAAGATCTATTAAATTCGATTGTCCAGTTTGTGGACGAATTTATGAATTAAATATTCTTTGGGATCTTGAAAAAGATACAGATGATGGAAATGATTTTAACACTTTAAAATAATTTTAATTGAAGCGGTAAAATTTAGAATTTTTAAAAAGATTTAAATTTTGCCACTTTCAATAAAAAGGAAAAATAGACATGTCAAAAATTCAAAAAGACAGTTTTGGTTTATTTGTAAAAGCTGGTGGATATGTATGTCGACCAGTGGAACAAACTCAATTTCAAATTGGTGATACAGTAAAGACTGCTCACAAAGGTGGATCTATTATTGCAGGTGTAGGTAAAGATTCTAATTGTAAACATGGAGAATATTTAGAATATTGGACTACTACAGGTGTATCAAATGTTATGGAAAGTACACAAGAAAATATTAATTGGTATATTCAAGAGTTTAAGAAAAAATATCGACACTTACTTAAAGGAAAATAACATGGAAAATAAATTTATTTTAATGCAAGACCCAGTTAAATGGTCAAAAGATGGGAAGGGACGTATAGGATATTTTTCTATTGGATTGAAAACATTATATCCAGATAAAGGATTTTCAAGTTGTGATCAATTTGGAAATACTGATTATTTTGGTCCATCATCTAAACCATCAGGTCAATTTGCTTTTTTAGATGAAGAATCTAAAAAACAATTCAAAGGCAAAATAAATTATGACAAAGAAAAAGATATTTATTTTGCTGTAGTTAATTTGGCAGAAGAATTATGAAATATTTTGTACAATTTTTACATATTAGAGAAAATGAACTTCATGAAAATTTAGGATCTGATGGAGTATTTATCCTTGATGGTAGAAATAATTTAAATACTATGAAGTGTGATGCACAAGAAAGAATGTTTAAATTAAGAAATGTAAGTAAGATAGACGGATATAGAATTATGGAAGGTGAAAGATTTACAAACGCACAAATGAAATATCAATGGGTTCGTTCTGGTGCTAGACCTAATTTTTAATTTAAAAAGCGGCAAAATTTAGATTATTTATTGAATTTTGCCGCTTCTAAAAAAAAAGGATAATAAAATGGGAAAAGAAAATAGTAGATTAGAGTTAGATGATAATTTAACTAGTATGATTATAAAATTATCTGATGGAAATCCGGGTGCAATTACAACATTAACAAATATTGTTAATGACCCGATTATTATTGATAAAGATTCAAATTTTGACAATATTGGACCTTTACTTCAGTTAGATTCATTAAGAATTTATGGAACTAATATTTATATATTATATAATTATAAATGTAATCGAGATAATCGTAAATTTCATTTATTAATGAGAGCTTGTCAATTAGGAATATTACCCGTTGATAAATTAAAAAAGTATTCAAATGATAAATTAAATATTACTGAAGAAGAATGGGAAGATATTGATAAAAAAGTTTGTAGTTCATTAGATAATTTTATTACAAAAGAAGAGTATTATGAAAAAGAAAATTAAAGACAGAGTTAAAAGAGATAATTTTGGTAAATGTATTATTTGTGGAGATACTTCAATAACATCTTCTGGTGATTGTTTTTATTGTAATTGGAAAGGAACAACTGGTCCAGGTGCTCTTTTAAGAGAAATTGTTAAACAAGAAAATGAAAGGATTGATATAAAAAATGATTCTAACAAATAAACAAGCCCATATATTAATAGCTATTTTACAGGATACATTAACTAAAAATAAAATGGATAATTTAAGATTTTCACATAAATTTAGAAATGATTTATTAAATGAGATAATTAATCAACAAGGTGATAATTTAGAACAATCTGAAAATACTTCAAAAATTACAGAAGTATTTGAAATTTGTAATGCTTACGAATCTGGATTTGGTCATGGTTATCAAATGGATAATTTAATTAATCCATTTAAACCAGATTCTAAATTATATGAAGCATATGACATTGGATATCAAGAAGGTGAAGAAAGAAAAAAAGAAGATCTAAAAGATAAACAAGAAGATAATATATCAATATTTGCAGAATTAAAATCTAATATTCATCAAAATCATAATTCAAATTTTCATTTTGAAAGTTTAAATTGGAATACAAGAATTTGGATTAAAAAATTATGTGATATTATTGATGAAAGATTAGATAATAAAAAGAGAATAATATCAAATTAAATCGTAAAGATTATCGAAAATTTATTAGACATCTTCGAGCATCTAATATGTATCAATATTTAAAATCTGGGTGTGATATAGGATGGTATGGTCATTTTATAAGTGTTTTAATTAACAAAGATAAAATTAATAGAGTTAAACAAAAAATGAAAGAAGAGATTTATGAAAAAAAGATATAGTTATTATTTAGCTCGATCTTTAATAACAATAACAGGTGTGATATTTATTACACAATTTATCTTTGAGTTTTTTGGTCTTGTAGATAGAAAGTCAGGATTTGAATGGGTTATTTATATTTGTGGAGCGGCATTTTTATTATCTTTAATATATAGGTTAATATTAAATATTTTAAATTCAAGAATATCAACAGAAAGTTTAAAAGATGATTTAAAAGAAACTATAATGTCTGATGATTATTTAAAATATATTCCTTGTATTTATTGTTATTATTATAATCGTGGTAGAATGTGTCATCATTATAAATCAATTAAATATGTTGATATAATTACTGGTCAAAAATTTTATTATGATTGTAAATATATGAGATCTAATTTATGTGAAGAAGATGCAAAATTATTTAAGACACGAAAATTATGGCAAAAATTATTTAAAGAATAATTTTAATGGTTAATAAAAAATTATGTAAAGATTGTTATTATTATAAACATAAAACATTTAATAAAAATGTTTATTGTCTTTGTAAATATATGCAAAAAACTAATGTTTATTATACTTGTAATTATATGCGAGAAACTATTTGTGGAGAAGATGCAAAATTATTTAAGAAAAGAACATTATTGCAAAAATTATTAGGAACTTAAAAAATTGTTAGATTTTAAAGATTCTCCACTTGGAGATTTTGCAATGAGATATAAACGAAGAACTAATTTTATTAATAAATTTAATAATTTTTGGATGTGGTCAGAACCTAATAATTTAGATCTATGGAAATCTGTTTACAAATCTAATCCATTTGATGATGGAGATGTTTCAGTTGTAGAGTTTATGAAGGTTCAATTAAAAAAGTAAAATTGTTTAAGGAGAAATAATGGTAGATGAAAATAAAGAAATTGATTATAAAAAATTCTATAAAGAAAATAGAATTCCTTTATTACAATATAAAAATCTAAGAGAAAATTTCAATACATTAATCGATAATGTTCTTGGTAAAGATTATTATAATTTGGGTATGGATATTTATGAATGTGATAGAATTAGTTGTGAGGATATTTCAAGAAAAGCGAATGAATCATTATTAACTAAATTATTTAGAAAATGTAAAATTATTTAAGATTATATTTTGGTTTTTTCATATTCTCAACTTTTATATATAAATTATTATTTTGTAAGATGTTTTAAAAAGAAAAATAATTTCATCAGAATTAATTTTTTGATGGAATTTTGAAAATTTTGCCTGCTTGGTGGAACTGGTATACACGTGAGACTTATTGATTTGAGCACATATATAGGAAACATATATGTGAATGTTGTCAAATTCGGGGAAACCTTAACAGATAATGCTGATGGCAATCCCGAGCCAAGCCTAAAATATAATTATTTTAGGAAGGTGTAGAGACTAGACGGCAACTTCCTAAGTATCTTAGATTTATTATAAATCTTATATGATATATGGAAAAGGGATAGTCCAGACCACAAATTATTATATTATTTGATAAGCAGTGAAAACTGTAGTGGTAAGAAAATCTCATGGCTGCAAAGCCTTCCGAATTCAAATTTCGGAGCAGGCACCAATTTAATTAATCTATGCGTAATTGTATAAAAACAATTACGCATAGATTTAAATTTTTTTGTAATAATTTATTTTGTTTAATATTCTAAAATTTTATATATAAATATTAATAATATTGAAAACCGTTGTGGTTTTGTAAGAGTATAATATTTATAGGAGTATTTTTTATGTTAAGTACAAAATTAGAAGATTATTCCCATTGTAATTTGATGGGATATGATTTAAAAACTTTACATCGATTATGGAGTAAAGTTATTATTCCAATTAATTATGAAAATGATTGTTGGATTTGGACAGCTTCAACAAATAAAGATGGGTATGGAAATTTTTCAATAAAAGGTAAAAATTATATTGCTCATAGAATTACATATCAATGTTATAATGGTCCTATTTTGGATAATAATTTATTAATTAGACATTCATGTGATGTACCCGGTTGTGTAAGTCCTTATCATTTAAAAACAGGGACAGATTATGATAATAAACATGATGCCATAAATCGCGGAAGACATGCTTATGGTGAAAAACATGGTGGGGCTATATTAACTGAAGATAATGTTAAAGATATTTTAAATTATCTTTGGGAAGGTAATATTTCTTGTGCAAAATTAGGTAAAATATATAATATTAGTTATACTACTATATATGATATAATTAAAGGTAAAACTTGGAAAAAAATTTACAATCAATTATCAGAAGTTCAAAAAGAAAAAATTGGGTTTAATATTAAAAATAATAATGGTAATCCAAAATTAAATGAAAATGATGTTATAAAAATAAGAGAATTGTATAACTCATCTAATATGAAAATAATAGATTTATCAAAAAAATTTAATGTTTATAGACTTACTATATCTAATATTGTTAATCGAAAATCTTGGAAACATATTTAAAAAACAAAATATAGCCCCATAGCCAAATCTGGTAAGGCATCTGACTTTGACTCAGAGTATTGCTAGTTCAAATCTAGCTGGGGCTGCCATCTTTAAAATGCCCGTATAGCTCAGTAGAAGAGCCACCGGCTCATAACCGGTCGGTCCTAAGTTCAATTCTTAGTGCGGGCACCATCGACTAAATGGAGAATTCATATAGATGTAACGTCCTATTTTGATGGAGGATGTTGTGATTTTCGTGATCTCCGCTAATTAATTTCGGGATATAGCGCAGTCTGGTAGCGCTCTTGCTTTGGGAGCAAGATGTCGTAAGTTCGAATCTTACTATCCCGACCATCAACTAAATGGTTCTTTAAATGATTAATATAAAATAATCGTTTTTAGAACCATTTTTAATTTTTTTAATATTCTTTAATTATATATATAAATAATTAAAATAATGTCTTTTATTTTAATATAAAAAGAAAAAGGATAAAATATTATGTTTATATTTTTTGAAAAAGATATCTTCTAAATGTTTTAATTTTAACATTTAGAGGAGGTAGTAAAATGTATAAGTATAAAGATATTGTTTCTTATAATATTTATTGGTCATGTTTAGGTCGTCGAAATATTCAATATAGATTTCGTTTCGATCCTGTTCCAGGTATTAGTAATTATAATAGTCTTGGAAAATATTTTAAAAAACCAAGAATAACACAAGAAAGAAGAAAATCTTTTGAATATCCTGAATTAATTAGACCAAAAAGAAGAGCAACATTACTTCCAGATCCATGGGATGATGTTTATATTGATCGTCCTAAAAGATCTTGGAAACGAACAAAGAAAAAGAAACAATGGATGTAATTTTAAAATAATGTGCAATTTTAATTTTTTAAAGTTGCACATTATTTTAATTTTAAAAAGAAGGATACTGATGTATGAGTTAAATAAAATCCAGCCAATCTTATATCATTTAGAACATATTTCTAATATATTTACAGATAAAGGGTCACATTATATGTTGTTTTGTCCTTTCTGTAATGACGCAACTCGAAAAAATAATCCAACACATGGTCATTGTTATGTAAGTAAAAATCTTCCTGTATATTATTGCCACAGATGTGGAAGCGCAGGAACAATTCTCAAACTTTTAATATTTACAGGATTCGAAGATCAAGATACAATTGATTATTTAAAATCGTTCATGAAGTACAATTTTGTGAAAGATTATTTATATTTGATTCCAAAAATTAAATATGATAAATTATCGTTATTAAATAATATTAATAAAAGAATTAAATCTGTAAATCAAAAAGATCTTTCTATTTTTAATAATTATTTAAGTTTAAGATTAGGAAATATTAATTATTCTAAATTTTTATTATACCCATTATATATTAATCCAACTGAAGAAAGAGATTCTTCTTATAAAGTCTTTTCAGTTGGATTTAATAATTCAATGAATGAATTTTGTGGAGCTAGATTGATTAATCAACTCGGCAAGATTCGGTATAAAAAAGAAAAAAGTTGGTATTTCTTTCAACCTTTTAAATTTCAAAATATTAAGAATATTATTTTGAGTGAAGGAATGTTTGATATTTTAAATATATTTTTATATGGAAATTACTTTACTAAAAATAATAGTTTTTATATGTCTATTTCCGGCAAAAATTATATGTCAGTTATAGAATCTTTAATTTTTCAAGAATTATTAATAGGTAAATATGATATTCATATTATTTTAGATTCAGATAATAAATATTTAAAATATTTAAAATTTATGATATTGAAATTAGTAAAACCATTAAATAACGATATTAATATTTTTGTTTGGAAACCAATTGATGGATTAAAAGACACAGGAGAGTATCCATTGATAGAAGAAATTTAGGAGGTTATAAAAGGAATATAATGGATTTTGTAAACGATTTATTTATAACTATTCCAAGAGACAAATTAGATATTAAGAAGTTTACTTATATTATTTTAAAAAAATTATCTTTAGGTCAATTAGTTAAAAATATTAATCTTGGAAGTTATTATATTGATTTTACATTTGTTGCGAAAGATAGTGAATATAAATATGATTATCTTTCTCCAAATAAAAAAAATATAATAGATTTAATAAATATTAAATTTTTTGACAGTAATCCAGAATCTGCAGAAACAATTCAATTTAAATTATGTAAAATCGGTGTAGAATTAATACAATTAGATTTTAAATTTACTAATGTTAGTAAACTATTAGAAGAAAATATAGATAAATATAAAAATTATTTATTTGATAATGAAAATTTTAATTTGTCATATAATTTAACTAAAAGATTTCATGTAAATGTACCGAATCAAAATAGGGATATTTTTATTTTAGATGATCCTTATTTTGATCAAAAAATAGGTCAATTGATGAATTCATTTGTATTTTATACAGAACAGCAAAATGATTTTATATCATTTATTCATAATTTAGATAGTAATGTAAGATATATTACTAAATTAAAAAAGAATAATGATATTAGTTTATCTATGTGTAATAAATTCAGATCTAAAATATCATTTTTTGATAAAGAAATTAATTTGCCGCTTCAAAAAAACATAATTACAGTAATTAACTTTCTCAAAGAAATTACATATGTTATGAAAATGAATAATTTAAAAGATTTTAAATTACAAGGAAGTTTTTTTAATATTACTATTCATAAATCATTTCAAGTTTATTTAAATGGATTTTTAATGTTTAAAGAAAAGAATTTAGATAAATTTAAATATCTATTTCATCCAGGATTTTACTTCTTTGTCAAATATTTAGAAGATACTAATAATATTGATACAGTTAATTTAAATATCCAAAAGGCTCTCTTTAAAAATGTCTAGTTTTGAAATAGATTTAAATGATAATTATTTACAAGAAAATATTAACGAAAGATTATATCGAAATATAATAGAATATCATGATGATATTGATAAAGTAGAATATTTTGAAGGCGAACAAAAATATATTGTTCATACTAAAAGTAATTATAAAAGTAGAGATAAAGATATATTTATTGGTAAACATTTTAAAATTAACCATGACAAAAAACATTTTTATCGTTATAATTATTTTGAATTTGAAATTAGTGATTTTTTAAGAGATAATTTTATTAAAAACAAAATGTCAATGTTATACAATTTCATTACAGATCAAAATATTAATAAAATTATAGTAAGATCCGTAGATGATATTAAAATAGGCTTTTATAAAAATGTTATAAGTAATTATGTATCAGATTTATTAGATAACTCTTATTTTTCTGATAATATTATTGACACTATTATTATATTAGGATTAATTAAAAAATTAAATAATGATGAAATTAAAGAAATTTATTATGATATTTCAATTAATAATAATTTTATGACAAATTTGATAAGAATATTTGAAAAACAAGATATGTCATTATTTAAAATAGATGAAATTATATATGATAAATTATATGAAGTTAAAAATTTACCAACATTAACTATATTTAAAAATATAATATTTACAGATCATAATTCTAAATTTTATAAAAATTTATATGAATTTAAATTCGTATATACATTTATAAATTTAATAGCAAATACAATTCAATATAATCAAAAGGAGAAATTTTGAAAGTAAGTATTCCTTGTTTATATGCTGATTATGGAAGATATATTGATGCATTTCGTGGTATTCCTTCTTGTATAGATAGTTTAAAATTATCACAAAGAAGATCTTTATTAAGTCTTTTTGATGTTACTAAAGCAACTAAGAAGGTGAAAGCTGCGAGAGTAGTTGGTCATATTATTGGTTTTTATCATCCTCATGGTGACGTTTCCGCCTATATGACAGTTAAAGTTTTAGTTTGGCAAAACTATGCTGAAGGTCAAGGTAATTGGGGAGCTAGAAATTTAAAAGAAGATGATTCTCCGGCAGCAATGCGATATACTGAATGTAAATTAAAATCTTGGGTAAAAGATTTAGTATTCAAATATCATAAATTTGTACCTTGGGATAATTTTGAATTAGAAGATGAACCTTTATATTTACCTTGTATTGTACCAATTGGATTAATTGGATATGATAATATTTCAGGTGGAGGTTTTCATAGAACTTTAATTCCTAAATATTCTTTAGAATCACTTTTAATTAGATTAAAATGGTTAATAGAAAATTGGGAAAATAGACCAGAATTTAAAGAAGGATTAGATCAATATTCAGAAGAAAAATATGGCCCACAAATTACTCCAAATTTTAGAGATTGTGTAGCTAAAGAAAATCTTCCTGGTGAATTTTATAAATTATTATATAACGGTCAAGGAGATATAAGAGCTATTCCAAATGGAACAATTCAAAATGGAAAATTATATGTTCTTGGAAAAGCTCCTACTTTTAAGACTACTGCTATTGAAAGAGATATTGATAATAAATCTTTAGATGTCAAAATATTTAAAGAATTATCTGCGGACAAAAATAATCCATATTATATATGTGGTGAATTTACTCCGAAGAATAAAAAAGTAGATCTTAAAGAATTATATAAAAAACTTTGGACAAAATATTTTATAAAGAATTTTAAATACACTTGTTATTTTGTAAAAGATGAAATTCCTGAAATTATGGGAATTGATAATGTATTAGTAAATAATTATATTGCTTATATAAATGCAATTGAAAAATATCGAATAATGATTTGTGAAAAATTAATTGAGAAATATTTCAATACAAGTTTAATATTAATTATTAAAGATATTATAACAAATTATAATTGTAATAAAGTTGACGATATCATTGCTGTATTTCAAAGTAATAATATTCCAACTATTAAACAAGAGTATTATGAAAATTCTGTTTGGAAAGATAAAGATATTATAGTTACAGAAGATATGGTTAGAGATATTTGTAATACTAAAAGTATTAAACAGTTAGTTGAAGTTAAAAATGATATCCCTATTATTATAAATAATATTCAAGATGCTAAAACTGCAATAGTGAATGTCCAAAATGATTGTTATAATGAAATTTGTGATATGATTAATAATCCGATTAAAATGTAAAAGGAGAAAAATAAATATGAGTCAATTTACTTCAATTAAAGCAGAAAATAAAGACAAAATCGGTGCAACATCTCATCAAGAACTTCTATTGATTGGGGAAGATTATTTAGATGAAACAATTGATGAAACTTTAGAAATTATTAAAGGACGAGGTATGATGGAAATTAAAAAACATCAATTAAAAATTATAATGGATATAATTATATCTAATATAATTGATAGATTTATTAATACTCAAATTAAATGTAAAAATCAATTCAGTTCAAGATATAAATAACATTAGTTTAATATATATTAATTTAAATATTGAGTTCCTCCTTAAATCTTTAGTTTAGGGAGTAGTTTATATAAATAAAAGACATATAAATAAAAGGAATAAATAAATATGAGTAATAAAAAAGAGATTTTATTTCAGAGAGAAAAATCAACAAAGAATATGGTTAGATTTTCTGAAGTAATAGAAGAAGGACAACCTCCTTTTGTAAGAACTATTTATGTTCCAAAATATTGGATAGGAGAAAAAGATAAAGTTAAAGTAACATATGAAATTCAAGATTAATTTTTATAATTAATAAAGGATTATTATAAAATGGCTGAAGAGATTTTAGCTAACAAAAATAATATTAAGTTATGTAGAGAAACGTTATTAAATAATATTCAAGTTTTAATTGAATCATATATAGCTTCTCCTTATACAGATACATCTGTTGGTAACAGAAATATGGTATTTAATATATTATTTGCAAGAAATATTATTGTATCTTTAGAAGACGATGATTTATTACAGGTAATTGAAGATACTAATAGTGATGTATATGATATTTTAAATTTAAAATCATTACATGAAATTCCTGAAAATGAAGTTCGACCTAATTAAAAGGAGAAATATGTGTTAGAAAACAAATCATGGTTTATGAAATATTCTCCAACAGATATTAAAGATTTAATTTTTGATAGTGATGATCATAAAGAATTAGTTACTAAATGGTATGTTCAAGAATTTATTGATGGGAATGTTTTATTTTATGGTCCTTATGGACTAGGTAAAACAATAACATCAGAGATATTGATTCGACAAATTATAAAAGTACCTAATGATTTATTAATAGCAACTGATCGAAATGTTAAAGAAATTCGAGATAAAATAACTCCATTTGTTCGTAAAAGCCCTGTTAAAAGTAAAAGAAAAATAGTTTATATTGAAGAAATTGATAAAATGCATCCTGACGCATTTAATTTATTAAAAACAGGATTGATGGAAAAATATCAAGATAATTGTTCTTTTGTTGCTTGTACTAATTATATTAAAAAAATAGAAGGTGCAACATTATCTAGATTTAATTTTAAAGTTCCATTTACTGGAAATAATATTCTTAAAATCTATGAAAGAATGAAATTTATTCTTGATACTGAAAAAGCTGAATATAATGATGAAGATTTAAAGAAATTTATTAAGAATAATTATAAAATCGGTATTAGAGAATTAATCAATCAATTACAGAATAGTTTTATTGCTAATAGTGGTAAGATTAGTTTTAAAAATATTAGTCAAACTGGAAGTATTGAAGAAAATATTATTAAATTGATTGTAAATATATTAAGCACTGTAATGAAAAGTGATGCTAAAAATAAAAAATTATGTTTAGACTATCCGGAAAATTCAGTTATTAATGAAGATTATAAACAATTAGTTATATTACTTCATAATAATTTAGATATAAATTATGATTATATTTATAATCGATTATATGAATTAAGTAATTTTATTCCGATTAAAATGTTATGTGGGAGATATGCAGATCAAGCTGAATATAAGAAATTTCCACATATTAATTTATTGGGATTTTATTATGAATTAATAAAAACAGTTTGTGAAATTAATAGAATTTAGTTTTATTAGGAAAGCGGCAAAATTTAGATTCTTAAGATTTTGCCGCTTCCAAAAAATTATTAATTTAGGAGAACTAAATGTCAAAAACTAAAGCAACTAAAATAAAAAAAATGAATAATGTGGAAGCATTTATTGATATGACTGATAAAATTAGTAATATTATTGAAAATCCTTGTTGTTATTGTTATGACAAAAATTATTCTCATCCAAGTTGTCCTTGGTATGAAACTGGAGATTGTAATCCAGCTAAGAAAGTATGTCAAATTAGTAAAACAATTTATTTATAAAATTATCCCCGGTAGACATTAATAGTCTGTCGGGGATTTTTAATTTTTATTTATTTTAGATTCTTTATTTTCATATATAAATAATTATAATATGAATAATTTTTTATATATAAAAATAAGGAGAATAAAATGAATAATTATATACTAAGCGATGATTTAGAAGAAATTAAAGATACTTTAACATATCTTCCTTATATGATTTGTTTTCATCCAAAACCACCATATGAAATATGTGAACATGTATTAATGTTAGATCCAAATAATATTGAATATATTCAATTAAAAGAAGAAAACCCTGATTATAATAAAATTTTAGAATTATATAGATTTTTAACTCTTTGAAAAAGGAAATTTTTTATGGAAATTGAAGAATTTATTAAATATAAAGAAAAATTTACAAAAATTCTTATTAATAGAGGATTTGATGAAAAATTTGCTATAAATCAATTAAAAAATTATGTTAATCTTATAGGTATAGATAATCTTAATAATCCTATTAATGATTTAAACGAATACATGATTGGGTATTGTAAAGAAAACAAATTAGGAACTTGGGATACTGAATAAAAAAGGAGAATAATAAATGAATAAAGATATAATTGTTGCTGGTGATCTTCATGGAAATTGGGGAGCAATTAATACATTAATTAATAAAAAACAACCTAAAATAATTCTTCAAGTTGGTGATTTTGGATGGTTTCCTAATTTTGAAGTTAAGAACCCTGTAATTTATAATCATCAAGTTCCTTGGAAATTAAAAGGAATTAAAACAAATGATACTAAAATATATTTTTGTGATGGCAATCATGAAAATCATGAAGATTTAATTCAGGATGGACAAATTTATGAATTATATAAAAATGTCTATCATTGTAGTCGTGGAAGTATATTAGGATTGCCTGATGGAAGAAAAGTATTATTTATTGGTGGTGCAGAATCAATTGATAAAGATCAAAGATTAATTGGTCATGATTGGTTTCCCGGCGAGAATATTCAATATGGTCAACTTGCAAATTTGTTATATAATGAAGCTAATATTAAAAAAATTGATATTATTATTTCACATACTTGTCCTTTTAAATTCGATATTTTAACTGAAAATGAATTTAAATTAAATGATAGAAATCGAAAAATATTAGATGAAATCTTAGATATGTTTTCACCTGATTATTGGTATTTTGGACATTGGCATCGATATATTAAAGGTCATTATAAGAATACAAAATATTTTGGGTTAGATTATCCTAGAAAGAATGCAACTTGGTGGAAATATCTTGATTAATATTTTAAATAAAAAGGAGAATAATAAATGGATCTAGTAGCAATAATTGGAATAATTATAATACTTTTAATTATATTTATTGAACCAGTAGATCATAAATTGAAATATTTTATAATTATTGTAATTTGTATATTATTACAAATAAGTTGGATACCATTAATTCAAAATAAATATGAAATAGAGGAAAATATTATATATACAGATTATTATGATGATATACAGTATTCAGAAATAGTTAAAGTAATAAAAATAAGAAAATATAAATCTGGGTTTTTATTATCAGATAGATATAGTACAAAAATAGAAATATTAGATAATAAACTTAAAGAATAATATGATTGAAATAGGTTTTTTAAGAATATTAAAATATAATTGGATTAGTGAAATTAAAGAAGGAGATATTGTAAGAGTTGAATTATTTTATAGAGGCGAATTATATGATTATATTAAAAAAGAATATTTAATTTCAAAACAAGATTTTACTCATCTCCTTAATTATGAGATATGTGTTTATAATAATGCATGTTTTATTAATAATCCTTCTGAATTTATTCAATTATTATTAATTGCTCATCGAGTTGCGAATATTGAAAATATTAAATATTCTACATATTTTATCCAAAAAATTGTAATTGAAATGTCTAATTATAATTTAAAGCTTATTCAGAATCCTTATAAAAAAATTCAAATAGATGTAATTAATCGAAATGTATGGAATATTGGTAATATTAATAATCCAAGTTTAGAAGTATGTCAACATGCAATATATTTAAATAAAGATGTAATTAATGTTATTCGAAGTAATATTGATTGTTATAATCAATTATTAGAATTCTATAATTTTTTATATAGAATTTAAAAAATGAATTTAAATGGATATATTTTTCCTATTAAATTTTTGAATATTGGAGATTCATTGAAAATTAATTTAAATAATAATGAATATTATTTCAATTATACAATTCAAGATGATCAAGATTATATTCATTATTCAAAATTAATAGAAAATAATAATGTTAAAGAAATTAAAACTTCTACATTAATACAATTACAATTAATTAATAAATATGGTTTTTATATTATTTCTAATATTGAAAAATTATCATTTTTGATTATTGATATTATTATTACTATAAATATATCTAATATAAAACATTTTAATAATATGAATTTTAATTTCTATTGTGACATATTATATAATTATTCAGGTCAATTAAATGATAATATAATTGATGAAATAAAAAAATTAAATACTCTTAAAGACAAAGAATTAAGAGAATTAATTGAAATATATGAATTTTTAAAAATATAATCCTAATAAATTAAGTAATTAATATTTTACTTAATTTATTAGGATTATTATATTTTTATTTAATATTCTTAAATTATATATATAAATATTAATAATATAGAATCATTGATTTTTAAATTTTTTGAAAGGAGAATATGTGGAAACATGTAGAATAGTTGGATTAGGAACACAAGAAAAATGTAAATTTTGTGATAATCATGCAAATGTTATAATTACATTTGATAATTTTACTATGGTTCCAACTTGCAATAAATGCGTAGGTTCAGGAAAAATTGGAGATATTGTCGAATTTTATGGGAATAAAAAAGAATTAATTCCAAAACCGACTATTGAAACACCAATTTTCAAATCAAGTATTTTGATTGATAAAGAAGGAAATTTTAGAATTAAAATAAAGGATCAAATTAAACCTGAAAAATATTCATATTATGATGATGCATATTATTTTTTATCTATTGAAATGAATAATTTTTTTCAAACTTTTACAGAATCTATTGTAAAAGAACAGCATAAAATTTTTAAAGAAAGAAAAATAAAAAAGGAGAATTAAAATATGTATACAGTTTTCGGTTATACAGACGATTGTCGTGATTTTGAATATAAATTTGATTCTTTTGTTCAAGCTGTAAAATTATATAAAAAATTATTTATGTTTAATGTTGTATTTGTTATGCGTGATAAACCAGATACATGTATGTTTGTTAAATAAAAAACAATAAAAAGGAGAAAATGTATGAAACTTCATTTTGTAGGTATCGATTGGCAGAACGATTTTTGTGATCCGAATGGGACATTGTTTGTCCCAGGTGCAGTTGAAGATGCAGAAAGATGTGGAGCGATGATTCATCGTTTGATTGACAAAATCGATGATATTCATCTTACGATGGATAGTCATCGACTGTTTGACGTCGCCCATCCCATTTTCTGGCGAAATTCAAATGGTGAAAATCCGGGGCCGTTTACTATCATTTCAAAGAAAGATCTTGAAGATGGTGTATGGTTTCCGGCTGTTCCAAGTCTTCGAAAGAAGGCTTTTAATTATGTAGATCAGCTTGAATTGAATCAACGATACCCGTTGTGTATTTGGCCGCCACATTGTCTAATTGGACAGTGGGGACACAATATTGTAAATCCGGTTATTGAAGCATGTACTGCTTGGGAAACTAAGCACCTTGGCCTTGTTGATATTATTACAAAAGGATCGAATCCGTTTACGGAACATTATTCAGCTGTTCAGGCTGATGTTCCCGATCCGGATGATCCGGATACTGCTCTTAATATTGGAGAAGGATCATTGATTAATATTCTTGAAAATGTTGATCTTATTGCCCTTACAGGCCAGGCTCTTTCACATTGTTTGGCAAACACTGTAAGAGATATTGCCAACAATTTTGGTGAAGAGAATATTAAAAAAATGGTATTAATTCGTGATTGCACTTCTTCTGTTCAAGGTTTTGAACAGATGGGAGAAGATTTTATCAAAGAAATGACTGGCCGTGGAATGCAAATTTCAACAGCTGATGAATTTTTGAGATAATCAGAATTTTGCCGCTTACTGTAAAAATAAAAAGGAGTAACAACTTATGCCAAGATTTGATGTAGTAGATGAAAATACGGAAGAATTCAAAATCCCTGGAACAGGAAATTTTAAGTTCTCTGGAACAAGAATTGATTCTCTTGGAGAATCAGGAGCAGATGAATATACACTCATCACTATTGCTCTTGATGTCTCTGGAAGTGTATATGAGTATAAGGATAAATTAGAAGAAATGGTACGGACTATTGTTAATACTTGTCGTAGTCATGCTACGGCTGAAAAAATCATGGTTCGTGTAATTACATTTAATTCTAATCTTGAAGAAATTCATGGATTTAAAGAATTGATGGATATTGATGAAAATATTTATCAATTTGAGCCTCATGGAATGACTGCACTATACGATGCAGTTTATTCTTCTGTAGGTGCAACAATTGCCTATGGGGAATCTTTGATTTCTCAAAATTTTGATGCGAATGCCGATGTATATATTATTACAGATGGACTAGATAATTCATCAACAATGACACCAACAGAAATTAAAAAACTTATTGATAGTTCAATTCAAAAGGAACAGATCGAATCAATTCGTACTTTCCTTATTGGACTTGATAATTCAGGAGAATATTTTGGTGATGTTGAGGTAGAATTGAAAAGATTCAAAAATGAAGCCAACATTACTGAATTTATTCCTGTAGGTGAAGCAAATTCAAAAAATTTGGCCAAATTGGCTAATTATATCTCACAATCAATTTCAAGTCAATCTCAGTCTCTTGGATCAGGTGGTCCAAGTCAGGTATTGACCTTCTAAAGATTAAAAACAAATGGGGGCCAGAAATGGTTCCCCATTATTATTTTTCTATACTAAAAAAGGAGAACAATAAATATGTATAAAATAAGAACAGATTCTGTTTTAGAAATTGGATCTTCTCATGATATTTGTGAAGATTATATTTTACATGGGGAAACATCAAATAACGTTCCATATATTATTTTATCTGATGGATGTAGTTCATCTAAATATACTGATATTGGAGCAAGAATATTTGTTCATATCATTAAAAAACTTATTAACAATATGATTTGTTATTTAAATGATGATTATCATTTAAATATATTATATAAAACACATCAATTAGATATTATTTATAAGGTTAATAATATTATTGAACTTTTAGGTCTTCCTAAAGAATCTCTTGATTGTACATTGATATTTGCATTTATTATAAATGATAAATGTTATATTTATAGATATGGAGATGGTAGTATTATTATTGAATATACAAATAATAATATTTTCATTAATTCAGTTGATTTTATAAAAAATAATCCATATTATCTTTCGTATTTATTAAATCCTAAAATAAATAACGATTATTTTGAAAATATTGGTGATTATTATTTAGATAAAACTCATATTCTTGAAGATGATAATGGATGTATTATGTCTGATGAAAAAGAAATTATAAAGTTAATTGAAGATAGAACAGTTGAAATTATTGATTTAAAAAATGTAAAGAACATTTTAATTTCATCTGATGGTATTGATAGTTTTTTAAATAAAAGAGATGGAAAGAATATTCCAGTAGATCAATTAATTTATAATATTTTAGATTTTAAAAATTTAAATGGTAATTTTCTTAAAAGAACTCTTAAAAGTAAAAAAGGAGTTTTTAATCAATTAAAGAAACAAAACATTATTAATTTTGATGATATTTCAATTGGTTGTTTTAATATTCAAGAAGAATTAATAAAATGAAAATACAACTTAAAGGTAAACATTCTTTACAACTTAATCAAAATAATTTTATAGCTAAAGGTGGAGAAGGAGAAATTTATGGAAAAGGTAGTTTAATTTATAAAATCTATCTTGATCCTAAAAAAATGATTTCTTTAGCTAAAATTAAAGAATTAAATGAGATTAAAGAAAAGAATGTTTTGAAACCTAAAGATATAGTATTATCACAAAAAAATAATCCAATTGGATTTACGATGGATTGGGTAAAAGATACTTATCCATTATGTAAGTTATTTACAAATGCTTTTCGTAATAAGAATAATATTATTCCTGAAACGATTAATGAATTAATCGAAAATATGAGAGATACGATTTTTAAAATTCATGAAAGTCAATGTTTAATTGTTGATGGAAATGAGTTTAATTATCTTGTAGATAATACATTTAAAACTCCATATTTTATTGATGTTGATTCATATCAAACAAGAAGTTTTCCAGCAACTGCAATTATGCCAAGTATTGTAGATTATCATACTAAGAAATTTAGTAAATTAAGTGATTGGTATTCTTTTGCAATAGTTTCTTGTCAATTATTTGTTGGAATTCATCCTTTTAAAGGAACCCATTCAAATTATAAAAAAAGAGATTTAGAAAAAAGAATGAGAGATAATGTTTCAATTTTTAACAAAGAAACAGCGTTACCTCCTTCTGTAAGATCATTTGATCTTATTCCAAATAATTGGCAGGATTGGTTTATAAACCTCTTTGAAAAAGGGGTACGAGAATTACCTCCAACTTCAATGAAAGAATTAATTAAAGTCGCTGTAAAGAAAACTATTATAAAATCTACTGATAATTTAATTATTAGATTGATTAAAGAATTTGAATCTAAAATTCTATATTATAAGAATATTGGATTCGATACATTAATTAAAACAAAAAAAGATATTTATATTAATAAATATACTTTTCTAAGCCAAGTCGATACTGAATTAATTATGATTGAAAAGAATAATACACCAGTATTATTTAAAATTGAACATAACAATTTAGTTACTAAATATAGAAATTTTATTATATCACATAATATTAAATGTCAAAAAAAATTGATTATTGATAATCAATTATTTATAATTAATGGAAATAAATTTTCTCATATTATTATAAAAGAAGTTAATAATAATCTTCTTTTAGGTATTGGTAAAACATGGAATATTATGGAGAATTCAAAAGAAGTATTTGGAAATATTATCTTTCAAAGTATATTAGGAAAATCTTTCTTATTTATACCTTTAAATGAAAAAATATGTATTAATATTCAAATTCCTGAATTAGAAGATTGTAAAATAATCAATATGAAATATATTGATAAAGTTTGTATTGGAGTATTTTTTAAAGATAATGAATATAAAAGATTTACTATTATTTTTAATGAAGATCACATAAAATATTCATATTCTGAAATTGAAACAGATTTCTATGATGTGAATTTTACAGTTCTTCCGAATGGAATTACAATATCAATTATTGATGAACATAAGATGCAAATTTTTACTAATAATTATATAAAAAATAAAATTAAAGAAATTACAAATAACATTATAACAACAGATATGATATTATGTAATGATCAGATGCAAGTTCAATTCTTTAAAGATAATTTGTTATATTCTATGAAAATGACATAAAATGATTATTAATATTCAAGATTATTTAAAAAGATCTCCGCAAGATATTTTTAAATCTGGATTTGAATTTTGTATGGAATCATATTATTGTCAACAAAAACCAATTAATGAAATTAAGGATTGGATAGATTATATTAAAAAAACGCAATATTTTGGTTATTTTGATGAAGGAATGTTACAAGCTATTGAAATAATTGAAAAATATAAAAGGAAAAAATAATGACAACTAATTCAAAAGGAATCTTAATCCAAGTTGATACAGATCCTCGAAAAGAAGATCATATTGCTTTTCAAGTAAGAAAAGAAGGATATAATTTAGTATTAGAAGAAATTGTTGATAGATATTATGAACATCCAGATTCTGGTGGAATGGCTTTAATTCAAAAAATTGAAATTAAAAGGCATCCTGAAAATAATAATTCGGAATATCAAGCAGCTTTAGAATTACTGGATTACGCACAAAAAAATATTAGAAATATTTTATAAATTATGGAATGGGAAGTTATATTTGAAGATGGAACAGAATATATTGTAGAAGCAAATAATAAAGAAGACGCTGTATTTGAAGCTGAAGATAAATATTGTTATGATAAAGAACCTTTGACAGGATTTCATTCAAAAGAATTAATAGATGAATTTGAAATTCCAAAAATAAAATCTTGTAATATGGTTTAAAATTAATTATATAACGGGGATAATTCCCCGTTATTATTTTTTTTTAATATTCATTATTTTCATATATAAATAAATATAATAATCCTTTTTCTTTAAATTGTAAATAATTATAATTTAAAGAAAAAGGATTTATTAAAATTTAATTTTTATTTTTATAAAAATTTTTAAAAGGAGAAATAATGAGTCCAAACTTTAATCAATGGAAACAGATATTATGTAATAAAGATGCTTTAATTGAAAAATTAAGCGGAGAAATATCTGTTTGTGAATGGGGATCTTGTCAATATTATTCAGCAAATAATATTTTTAAATTGTATTTAGAATTAAAAGAATCTAAATTGACATTTGAAGAAATTCAAGAATTATTATATTTTGAATTTAAATATGATAAAATATTATCTTTTAATTTATTTAAAGAAAATATGATGAATTATCATTTTTTTGAAAATTTACGTGAAGATTTATCATATAATTTTGATTTAAATGAAATGAAAGATACTTTAAAATTTAATTTAGAATTAATTAATACGAAGTCAATTGATGAAATATTTAATATTTTAAGAAAAAATGCTTATGATCTTTGGACTGTAATTGATATTATATTTCCATATTATTTTGAAAATATTGATTTTGATATAGATATTGAATCTAAAGGTTATGGTCCTTTATTAAATCAAGAATTTCAAGCTAAAAATTTTGAAACTGGAATTAAAGCGGCAATTTTGATTGATCTTGGATTGGTTAAAGACCATTCTGTTTTTAAAGATTTTGATACTTAATAAATGAAACATTTATGGCTATATAAGTATTTGAATGTATTAAAACAAAACCATCAATTTTTAAGTACTCATGGAAGAATTAAAAATTTCAGTTCAAGTGTTGTATTATCAGATATGATTGAAGTGAAAGATATAAAAAAACTATCAAAAACAACAAAAGTGAAATTAGAATTAGTTAGTAATTTATTATTTGTTAATTGGTTATATTGTATTCCTTATTTTACATATCCATCGGATCGAAAAGGTCAATTTTTTTATGGATTATCATTTAATGGTAATTTAATTAATTATCATAGAAAAGAGACAGGATCTCCACAAGCTGGTCAAACTATTATTCATGTCAATAATCGTACTTTACAAATTACTAAATTATTAAATAATAAACATTTAACTAAACGAGATAAAGAAGTATTAAAAGAATTAAAAGATCTTATTGATTTAAATGGATTTGATAAAATGTTATTTGAAAATCTTTAAGAATCTATTTTTTGCCGCTCTCAAAAAAAGGAAAAATTAAATGTCTTTTTACGATAATCTTATAAAATTATATATCGAAAATATTAATCCACCACCTAACTATATTGAATTATCAAAAGTAGGTGGTCCTATATCTTGGTATATGGCTGATTCTCAAAATAATATTATTACTTCTATAGGAAATAATAATAATTATATAATAGATTTAGATATTACAAGTGCTTTCCCAACAATCTGTAATTGCTTATATGATAATAATTCTGAATTTATTATTAAATTAAATAATATTCAAGATAAGAAGGAAAAAAATATATTTATAGCAACTACATTAAAGGGCGAGCCATTAAAGCAAATCAATAGAATTTGTAAGCTAGTCATAACAGGTATTATATTCGATTCTCAAGATCCAGAAGAAAAAGAAAAAATTGATATTTTTGAATTAAAAAAAGATGGATGTCTTTTAAGTTGTAGTCGAAAAACTATAGATCGTTTAACTTCATTATCTTATCAAGATTCAACATTTACTCAATTTATATTACAAAATAATTTTTCATTTCATATGGATTATTTTGCTAAATATGTTAGATCTAATCGAACATCATTTATGTTAGGTAAATCTTTAGAATTAAAAGATTTTATTATTAAAGGACAATATAAGCATGTCCCGCGTAAATTATTAAATATTATTCATCAAATCATTGTAACAAATCGTTATGATATTGAATTAATTAATAAAGTTTATTCAGATTTATATTTTAAGATTTTACAAGTTAATAATATTAAAGAATATTTACTTGATTATTATATTGTCGAATCTAATAAAATAATCAATTTCGAGGGAAAATTCGTTTCTTTTAATATTAATACGGAAGTAGATCCGAATTTATATAAAAAAATATTTATATATCCAATGTTAATTACAAACACAATAAATTGAAGATTTTTTCATATTTTCAATTTTAATATATAAATTATATAAATAATAGACAATTTTATTTAATTTTAAAAAATAAAATAATATAGGGGTATTTTTTGGAAAAATCTGTTGAAACAGAAAAAGATACATACAAAGCGTTAAATTCGATAGATGCTATTCGAATTCGACCTGGTATGTATGTAGGTGACACAGTTAATCCAAACCAATTAGTCACTGAAATTTTAGATAATTCGTTAGATGAAATTGGAAATAATTATGCAAATTTATTACAGTTAAATATTGATATAAATAATAATCATTGTTGGATTGTAGATAATGGTAGAGGGTTAAAAGTATATAATATGAAAGATTCAAATGGAGTCTTAAAAGATTCTATTGAATTATTATGTACTGATACTCATACTGGATCTAAGTTTGATAATGATGATTATGGTGTATTAATTGGGATGCATGGTGTTGGTTTAGTTGTTGTGAATGCTTTATCAAATTGGTTAGTAGTTAAAACTCGTGATCGAGAAAATAAACATATTGTTTATGAATATCAATTTATAAATGCAACAGAATCAGTAACTAAACAACAGTATGAAGACTATGAAGATATTAATTCATGGTCAACTATTGTAGGATTTCAACCAAATAGTCAGTATTTTGAATCTGATAAATTTGTAGTTGAAGAATTAGCAAAAAGATTATTATTAGCTCAGGCTAAATTTAATGAATGTGATTTTTATTTTAATGATAAAAAATTAACTAAAAGAACATTTCATGAATATATTAAATTATTATTTAAATGTGAAACAGATTTTAAAAAATTATCATATGAAATAGCACCTAACCAAAAGATAGAAATTTATCTTAATTATGTAGAATCGCAATATACTAATATATTAGGCGATGTTAACTTGAGACACTGTGAAGGAACATATTTAACATCTTTTCAAACATTATTAAAAAATAAAGTTTCTGAAAAATTAGGAAAGATAGTTGAAAATGTAAATCCAAATTATTTATTGAATGGATTAAATTGTTATATTTCTTTAGTTGTTCCTGAACCTAAATATGATTCTCAATCTAAAGTTCGAATGACATTAAATGTAAAAGATTTAATTAATCCTTTACATGATCAAGTGGACTGGTTTTTGGATAATGATACTCTCGCTATCATTCAAAAGAATTTGGAAAAAACATTAAAGAAAAAATTAGCTATTTCATTAAATAAATCTGTTAATATTTCTGCGAAGAATAAATTAAGAGATTGTTTAAAGACACCTGGTGAAATATTATATATTGTTGAAGGTGAGTCCGCTCTTGGACCATTGAAACAAATTAGAGATATTAATACAGAGGCTATTTATCCTCTTAGAGGCAAAGTATTAAATGTAGAAAAAGCTACTATTGATAAAATTAGTAATAATAAAGAAATTACTGATTTAATTGAAGCTTGTGGTCCGAAGAATAATCGAAGATATAAGAAAATTAAATTATTAATGGATGCTGATATTGATGGATATCATATATCTGTATTAATCTTATTGGTCGTTCAAAAGTTTTTAAAAGATTATATACAAAGTGGTAATCTTTCTATTATAATGCCACCATTATATGGTGTTAATATAAAAGGTAATCACTTAGCTGTATATGATCAAAAGGATTTAGCTCAATACCAAAATAAATATGAGATTACTCGATTTAAAGGTCTTGGTGAGATGAATCCAATTCAGTTGGAAGCGGCGATTCGATCTAATGTTGAATATGTTGTTCAATATCCAGATACAAAAGAATCGCTAGAAACAATAATCAATGTTATAACTAATTCAGATCTTAAAAAACAAATGTTAAGAAGACCTGAATTTAATTTAAAAACACTATTGAGCAAAGTTCTCAATAGTAAACAACCTTAAAAGGAGAAAATATTATGAACGCATCTTTTAACACACCTCCCCCGTTTAAAAAAGGAAATCCCGCAGCACAGGCTCCTCCTGCACCAGAACAGGCCGCTCCCCAGGCAGCACCGGTTCCGCCTCAGGCAGCTGCTCAGGCTCCCCCTGCACCAGAACAGGCCGCTCCCCAGGCAGCACCGGTTCCGCCTCAGGCAGCTGCTCAGGCTCCCCCCGCACCTCCGCAGGGAACTACACCGGCAACACCTGCAGAAGCTCCGGCAGAAAAGAAGAAACAGAAGAAAAATAATGTTATGATCAATGGTGATCATATTAAATTTGTTCTGCAGAATATTAAGAAGATGAATTATACTGAAATTGCAGAAAAACTCGAAATTACAAAGAATCAGGTTAATCGTATTCTTCAGACTCTGAAAGGTGGTATTGACCAGAAGGGTAATAATTTTGGTCTTCGTGGTAAAGCTCTTGATGAAGCTGCTGCTGCTGGAACTCAGGCGTATGGTTTGAAAGAAGATGGTAAACCCGATTATTCACAGCCGGTTTCTGAATTGGCTCAGAAAGTTGAAGCTAAAATTGAAGCTGAACTTTCTCGTCCGGCAGATTCTCGTCCTGGTGCTGGTCGTAAGGGTGGTGGAGCTGTTAAACAGGCTCTTGATTCCCAGCTCGACGAATTGCTGGCAGGACTTTAATATTTAGAATTTAAATATTAATATTTAAATATTGCTGGAGTCTACATAATAAAAATATGTGGACTCCAGCAATTTATTTTTAATTCTTATAATATAGGAGATTTAAAATGGCTAAATATAAATCTTTTGGTGATTGGTATAAACAAGTTGCAAAAAGATGTATTTACTTTATTGGGAAATGGGAATTAGGAGATAATGAAGAAACTGGTATTCCAGTATTAAGTTATTGTAATCATAAATATAATTTAGATGATTTTGAAGGTAATTGTAATGAACGTCAATGTCCTGGACCAATTTATAAATAATTTTAACTTTAATTCTTATAATTATTAAAGAGTTGATATAATATTTAAAAATAATTCTTATTCAATTTTTTAATAAATATAAGAATAAGGAGATTTAAATGGCTAAAAAAGAAATTAAAAAGAAAACTCTTAATTTCTTAGATTTTTTAAAAGATTTAACTAATTATTTAAATAGTAATAATTATAACATTGAAACTATATTAAGATCTATTGATAAACATAAAGTTAATAATCAATTTTTATTTAAAAGATTATTTGCATATAATTATAATAACCCATATATTATTTGGTATATTAATAAATATATGAATGATAAATATAAATTTTTTTATTATGATACTAAAAATTATTTAACAAGTTTTAAATATATTATGAATAGTAATAATCAAAAAAAATTATTCTTTTTTAAAGCTAAAGATTTTAAAGATGAAAATAAATATAAAGTTAAAAGTCTTTTAAAAGAATATTATAGTTATGTTCATAAAAAATATTTAAATGATATGGAACTAAATCAATTATACTTATTATTTTGCAAACAAATAATTACTGTTGATGAATTAAAAAAGATTGATAAATTATTAAATGGTGAAAAATCTAATCTTGATTTAGATATTGATTTTTTAAATAAAGTATCTTCTGATACGAATATTATTGATAATAAAGAAAAATTAGATGAGTATATTCAATATAGTTTAACAAGACAATTACCGACTGAAATTTTTGAATTTATAAAATCTTTAAAAGAAAAAAAAGAAAATAGATCTGAATGTTCTAATTGTAAATTAAAAAATAATGAAATGTTAGTATTAGATACTAATAAAGATTCTTTTGGTGAAGTAGATTTTATGTTTATAAATCTTAATCCAGATAAAGAATCTGCCGCTTATAATAAAGTTTGTTGTGATGAGAGCGGTAAAATACTTAGACAAAATTTATTTTATTTTGATAAGAAAATAACTTGGTGTATGATTAATATTATTCAATGTACTACAAAAACTGATTCTGAAATTGGAAAAACACCAAAACAAATTAAGACAGTAGCTCAGAATTGTCAAGATTTTTTAACACAAATATTTCAAAAATTTACAGCTAAATTTTATATTCCTATTGGCAAACATGCTATGGAGTATTTTGGCATTAAAGGATCTATTGTTCAAAATTGTGGCCAAATTATTAAAGTTAATAATAATCAAATAACTATGATTCCTTTAATTAATCCAAGCTCTATTAGAATGAATGAAAGTATTAATAAACCAGTTTATGATAACGCTTGGAATATATTATATCAAATTGGAAATAAATTATCTCAGAAAACAATTACAACAACATTAAATCAAAATATTCAACAATTACCTACAACAGATATTCAACAAATTTCACAAAATCAAAATATTCAACAAGGTACAAATTCTTTAATTAAACCAGGAGAATTTAATTTACCTTCTGAAAAAATTATTAGTATTGTTACTGATAATTTAACATATTTTGATAGTGTTAATTTGGATGGTAATCGGATATTAAATATTTATATTGATGAAAATGGTGAAAAATTTTATAATCTTGAGAAATTTGAAATTCCAATATATATTAAAAATGTTTCTTATGATCAATGTAGTATGTTAAATGATAATTTTGATTATGTTACTTATATAAATGGGTGGAATAGATATAAATTATCTAAAGGATTAAAAGATAACTTATTAAAGCATAGATATTCTGCTGAACAAAATAATTAGGAGAAAATATGTGGTGTTATTTAGAATCTAAAAATATAGATAATTTTATAAATCAATATCCTATTTTTAAAGATGACCTAAACAATTATATTATTTTACAAATTAAAGATGCTTGTTTTTTGCCTAGATTATTTTATTATAATTACCCATCAGAATATTTAATTCAATATTTTGGAAAGAAACAAATTCCATTAGGTAGAATTGAAAATGAGTTTCATGGAAATCTTAGGTCAGCTCAAAAATCTGCCGCTTCCAAAATAAAAAAAATATTTGAAACTCAAGGATTTGTAAATGGTATATTAAAATTACCACCTGGCGCAGGTAAAACAGTTTTAACAGTATATATTGCATGTATGTTAAAATTAAAAACATGTATTATTATAGATAGTAATTCATTATTGAAACAATGGATTGAAGCAATAATGGAATTTGCTAATTTAAAAGAAGATGATGTTGGATTAATAAAAGGTAAATTATTTGTAACAGATAAGCCTTTTACAATAGCAATGACACAATCATTATCTTCTAAAATTAAAAGAGAATTTAATAAAATAATTAAAAAAGTAGATGAATCTCAATTTGGATTAGTAGTATATGATGAAGTACATACAACTTCATCAACTTCAGTATATTCAAAAGTAAATATATTATTTAGAACACCAAATGTATTAGGATTATCAGCTACACCTTTTCATCAAGGCATGTCTAAAATATTAATGGAAAATACTATTGGTAAATTAATATTTGAATCAAATGAATATGAAATGACTCCTGAATATAAAATGATATTTTATGATAGTAAATTAAAAAAATATAGTTATGTTATGAATACTTTATTAACTGACTATATTCAAAAGAAAGGTTATTATAATAAAATATTAGTAAATAGTGATGTATATGTTACATTAGTAGTTAAATTGGCTGGTATATTAAGAAATAAAGGTCATAATGTTTTTATTGTTTGTATGAATAAAAAACAAGTTGAAATTATTTCTGAGAATTTAGAAATTAAAGGTTTAAAAAATCGAAGATATACTGGTGATGAAACAGAAATAGATAAAGACAATGATAATATTATTGTTTCAACATATGCATTTACTGGTAAAGGATTTGATATGAGTCGTTTAGGTGGATTAATTTTAGCTTGTCCTTTAAGCGGCAAAAAATCTGTCATTCAAGTAGTTGGTCGAGTATTAAGATCATACCAAGGAAAAATACAACCTATTGTTTATGATTTAGTTGATCTTTGTTTTCCAATGTTTTCATTACCAGAAGTAAAAAGAAAACAAAATATCATTGCAAATGAATTTCCTAATTGTAAAATTGAAACTATTGATTTAAAGGAAAAGATGAATGCAGGATCAAATAAATGATTTTTTAGAAAGAGATTTTTATAAGACTGTAGAGATACCAGGTCATTTGAATCATGTATTATACAGTGATAGTGTAGCTAAATATACAAAAATTGTAATTCAAAGACAAAATGAAAATTATTCAACAACTATTACATTTGATAAATTGTGGGATGAATTAGTTAATTTAGGTCATAAAGTAATATATTTGAATGATAAAGAATATATTTATATTAATAATAAAATTAAAACTTTAACATATTATATAAAAAAAGATGAATTGAGTTTAGAATATCCTCAATATATTATGAGACATAAAGTTAATACAGAATTATATTCTATAAATCCGAATAATTCAAATCATTTAGATATAACACAAAATCATTCTATGTTAAAATATAATCCTTCTAATAACTTATTTGATATTATTAAACCCGTGGATTGTCAATGGTTACCAATTATCAATAATCAATTTAATTTTGATTGTTCGATAAATATTGATTATTTATTATTAGGATTATATTATGGAGATGGTTCATTTTCATTAAATCAAGATTATCCAGCTATTAGTATTGGAAATAGAAATGAAGTTGTTAATTTTATTTCAAATTATATACCTAATTTTATAACATATGATAAAACTAACGAATTTGATTTTTATGTTAATTATAAAAAATTTACAAATATGCTAAATTATTATAATTTAAAAGGTATTAAAAGTGAAAATAGAATAATATCTGATAAATTATTTGATGATTTGAATTATGATCATAATAAATTATTAAATTTTATATGTGGTTATTTTTTAGCTGATGGGTCTTTTAATGTTGGAATGATAGTATTTTCTTCAAGTAATTATTATTTGTTAAATTCAATATCTATATTGTTGAATAATATTGGAATATATTCTCAAGTAATTACAGATAAAAATAATAGAAAATATAGAACTAAATTAAAAGGAGACATGTATAAACTTAAATTATATATGTCTAATTCAAATATAATAAATATGTTGAATTTAATAGATATATATAAAGAATCTCCAAAAGTAGTATGTAAAGGTTCTTTTTTTGGCAAATCAACGTCAAAAACTGGAATTACTAAAAAATATAAAAATGCAAAGCTTAAAAATGTAAGAGCATTACATGTTACAGAAAGAGATATAATTCAATATAATGATTATGTTTATGATATTTGTATTCCATCTACTCAAATTTTTATAGCTAATGGAGTATTAGTACACAATACTGATTCAATTATAATCAAGATTCCATCGAAAAAAGATATTGATAAAGATAATCTTAAATATTTATGGGATGTTGCGGAAAAATCTGCCGAGGAAATAAATAATTTAATAGTAGATTATACTAGAAATGTATTACTTCCAAGATGTAATATAAGTGCGGATCATAATGAAACTTTTTTCAAAACAGAATTATTAATGGAATCTATATTATGTTTAGATGTTAAGAAAAAATACGCATATAAATTATTAGTTAAAGAAGGCAATGTATTAAAGAAACCAAAGATTAGTTATACTGGTATTGAAGTAATTAAATCTAATGGAATTAAATTAACTCAAGATTTATTAAAAGCAATTATTGAGGAAGTAGCATTAAATTTAGAAGTACCAGTAAATCAAAAAAGAGAAAAAACATTAAAATTAATTGATGATTTTTATAATACATTTAATCAATGTATTCAAGATTTTAATATAGATTATATTGGTATTCCTGGCAAATGGTCTAAAAATAAACAAATTATCGAAGGTATGAAATTATATAATCATATTATGAATGAAATTATTTTTGAACCAGGATCTGCAGCAAAATTTATTTATACTAAACCAATTCAAATTAAAGATTTTAAGAATCAAATGGGAATATGTATTCCATATTCTTATAATATAGAATTATTAAAAGAAAAATTTCAGACATTTAATATTCAAATCGATGTTAATACACAATGGTCAAAATTATTTAATATTACTTGTGAAAGAGTTATTAATACAATTAAAAAATTAGAATAATATATTTTTTGAGTTTTATCAAATTTTATATATAAATAATATAAATAGTGTTTTAAATTTTTTAAAAAGGAGATTTTTTAAATGGCGAATCAAGACATTTTTTCTAAGAGTGATTTAGTAGAAGCAGTTAGATTAAAAGCTAATTTTACTAAATTAGAAGCTGAAAAAGCAATTAACTTTGTTTTTGAAACAATTCAGGAACAGGTTAAAGAAGACAAATCTATTCAGATTAGAGATTTTGGTGTATTTTCATTGGTCCATCAAGCGGCTTATACTGCAAGGAATCCAAGAACAGGAGAACCTGTACAGGTTCCAGATCGGGTAAATATTAAATTTAAACCTTCTAAAAATCTGAAAGCTTATTTGAATAATGCTGAAATTTCAGATGATGAAATTGAAGCAGAATCAACTGAAGATTAATTAGAATTTTAGTAGTCCTAATATTGTTAGAAATGGCATATTAGGACTACTATTTAATTTTTAACTTTTTAATTCTGAAGGAGGTTCATGGAGACTATTCCATTAGAACAAGTTTTAAATCAATTAGAACTTGGGGAATTATCATATAATCAATTTTATAATGCTGAAATTGAAGCATCACAATATTTTTCGATAAAACATTATCATAGTTATCCAAAAGATAATATGGATAAAGATCAAATATTAAAAATATTATTTGCAGATATTGAAGTATATAAATGTGATTTAGAAATATTTAGAAAGAAAAAAGAGTCATCTGGTCCTATTAATGCTATAACATTTTTTGATAATATATCAAAATGTTATTATGTTTTTGTATTACTTATGATGACTAAAAATTATAATCTTATTGATGTTAAAAATCCAAACAAATATGTTCAAGAATATAAAAAAGAATTATTAGAAAATAAGTATATAAAAGAAGATGAAGATATAAAAATATTTTTTTATATTGATGAAGAACTGAAAATGCTTGAAGATATGTGGACTTTAATTCATAAAATAGATCCGGCAATTTTAACTGGATTTAATAGTCATTATTTTGACTATCCATATATTTATTATAGATTAAAAGTTTTATATAATGGAAATGAAGATCAAGTTCATAAATTAATGAGTAAATTTGGAATAGTTAAAAATCGAAGTTATGCAATGGGTACATTGTTTTCGATTCCTGAGTATCCAATATGTGATTTACGTAGACTCTATATGCCGAGAGATGAATCAGGTTAATCGTATGATTAGACCAATTTATCAGTAATGATAATTTTAAAAATTTCGTGAATTGCTGGAATATCCTTAGAGCTTATTATACTACAACGTGACTTGAAAAGGTGAGCGTGAAAGTTTAAAAAATAATAAGATTGGACAATCAGCAGCCAAGACTCTAAGTAGATTTCGCTAATCTATATGAGTAAGGTTCAACGACTATCCCTTTTGGGAGTACACTCAAGCGAGTGGAAGTGCGAGACATCCTATATAAAAAGATAGAGGTAATAATATGGAAGATTATAATAAAATGAATTATACTACTAAAATTTTAAAACGATTTTGGTCCAAAGTAATAATACCAGACGATTATATTAATCAATGTTGGATATGGACAGGATATATAAATAATGGATATGGTTCGGTTTATGTGAATGGTAAACAAATTAGAGCTCATATATTTTCATATCAATCATATAATGGCCCTTTCCCAAAGAATTTATTAATTCGACATACATGTGATATTAAAACTTGTGTAAATCCAAATCATTTATTAATTGGTACACATCAAGATAATATGGATGATGCTGTTGAACGTAATAAAATAGCACATGGTGAAAAACAAGGAATATCGATCTTAACTGAAAATAAGGTTAAATTCATTTTAACATCTTTATTAAATGATACATATAGTTCAAGACAATTAGCAAATATGTTTGGTGTTAAACGTACAACAATTAATAAAATATCTTCTGGTCGAAATTGGAAAAGAGTATATGATACTTTTTCTAATGATGAAAAGAAAAAAATAAGATATAATATTAGTAATAATGCTGGTAATCCAAGAGTTATTTCACCAAATAATGTTAAATTAATGAGAGAAATTTTTGAAAATAATAAAATTTCTTATGATAAAATTGCAAATCAATTTAATATAGCGACAATGACAGCTTATAATATAATTAATAGAAAAAGTTGGAAACATATTTAATAATATATAGGATGATGATATAGTCTGATCTATATGGTAACATATAGCTGGATGATAATTCCGGAGGGTGATTAGCGATCTCCCTTGAACATAATGTAAATTATGGAAAGAAATTAAGTCAATATTCTTTAGATTCTATTTCAGAAAAAGAATTAGATATTAAAAAAATTGAATACGCAGATACTGGAATGAATTTAGATCAATTATATGAAAGAGATCCAGTAACATTTATTAAATATAATATTGGTGATGTTGCACTTTGTGTAAGATTAAATGAAAAATTAAAACATATTGAATTGCATAATATGTTAAGAAGAGATATGAAAACACCATTTAGTTCAAGTATGGTTGGAGTATCTTCTTTATTTACATCAATGTTTAATTATACATTGCAAGAAAAAAATCTTGGAATGAGATGGGGATTATTGCAAGATAGCAATAATTCTATTTCTGAACAAGATATTCAAGAGATAGAACGTCCAAAAGAAAAAAGTATTAAATGGAACGTAAAAAAAATAGATGAACGTATATTTCGCAAGATTTTATCTAGATTTGTTGGGGCATATGTTAAAGAAGGTCTTGGAAAAATATTAACGATTCAGGACGGTATTCTTGTAGATTTGGATGCTTCTTTGCCACCTTGGGAAAAAATATATATTAGAAGAAATTCTGAAGTATTTTGGGGAAATATTGGTGAATATGAATATGTTCTAGGTGATGAAACATTAACTTGGGATAATGATAACGTAACTTGTTGGCGAAAAGTTAAAGCTAAAACTGTTCATCCTTGGAAAAATAAACTTGTTAAAATAACAACAGAAACTGGAAAGACAGTAACAGTAACTTCAAATCATAGTATTTTTGGTATTAAAAAAGGTATTAAAACTAATAAAATTGATTTATTACACGCTATTGATTTAGAAGTTGGTGATTATGTAACAGGATTTAAATATTTTGATCCTAATGGTATTAAACAAAGTACTAACCCAGAATTGATTGGTTTTTGGTTAAGTGATGGATGGTGTACTAAAGGGAAATTATCAAAATATATAGCTAAACAAGATAAAGAATTATTAGAATTATTTGTCCCAGATATATCGAACATTCGAATTAAAAAACAACAGAGTATTAAATATAAACAAGAATGGGTTGGAACTATTATTGATCCGATTAAGTCAGAATTAAATCCTTTTATAAATCATACTCAAAGTAAAAATTTTTTAGAAATTTTAAAATATGATTTAAAAAATCGTAAAGCTATTTGGGAAGGTATGATGTTTGCTGATGGAACAATAAAAGGATTGAAATCAGATGATGTAAAAACTCCAACAGAAAGACTTTGTAAATATCGGCCGATGGAAAGAGATGAATGCTTTGTCATTGCCCATACTATTGGATGGAGTCCAAGAAATGAAACTAATGGAATTGCAAATGCACCAATACAATCGAATAAATCTCAAAAATATGGCCCATCATTAGTTTGTCCTGAAATATTTAAAAGTGTTAAAGGAGCATGTTCTATATTATCTAAAAATAATATGTCTCCACGATATAGACATCCTATTTGGAAAATTAAAAAATTGTTGCCCCATGTTAATAAAATATATACAGATTATATGGGATTGGAAAAAATTAAAAAGATTGAAGTTATTGAATATGACGGAAATGTTTATGACCTTTCAGTAGAAGAAACAGAAAGATTTTTTGCAGGAACTGGAATTGGCGTTCACAATACAGCACTTTATCCATGTTCAGTAGATTGTGGCTATATTCAGTAATGATTATAGAAAACTTCATTAATTGCTGGAAAATCCTTAGAGTCTATTATACTACAACGTAATTTGAAAAAGTAAGTGTGAAAGTTTAAAAAATAATAGAATTGGACAATCAGCAGCCGAGATTCTAAGTTATAAATTTAATTTTTATAATATGAATAAGGTTCAACGACTATCCCATTTGGGAGTAGAAATAAAGTTATTTCGAAATATGAAGTAACCTTTTTGAAAATATAAAAGGAATAAAAAATGGTTATAAATAAACAATATCAAAAAAGTATTAAATCTCATGGACTTGTACTTGCTAAAATAAAAAAGCATAAATATTCAAAAGAACAAATTATTAATGTTTTTAAAATGTTGCAAAAAAATATTGAAGTGCAAGAAATTGCCGCTCAAAATAATATGTCTAATAGAAGAATTAAAAAACTTAGATATATTTTAAAACATGCGGATAGTAGTGAAATTGGATTACTTTTGACATGTAAATTTCTCATCAGTTCAGTTGAAAGAATGATTAAACAAAGAGTTAAATTAGATAAGAAATTGAAAAAACAAAAAGGTTAATGATATAGTCTAGTCTTTATAGAAATATAAAGCTGTTATGTAAAAACAGAAATAAGAGTAACGATCTTATTTGAATATCTAACGCAATGATGATGCAAAATAACATATCTTTTGATTCATATTATGGTAGAGTTTTAGATCCAGAATGTTATATCTTTATTAATATGCTTAATTCAATATTAGGTACTAATGAAGAAATTAATCCTGGATTAAAAACATCTGTTATGATTGAAATTAAAAAGTTTGTTAAAAGATTAGCTCCACAGAATATGAATGATTATAATCAATATGTATATTATATGTTTATGTATTTATTAAATAAATTAAAACAGATTAATATACCATTGAAAACAATATTTGAAGGTAATAGTCATAAATTACAATTAATTTTAAAATCTTATTTGGTACCATTATTAGATTTAATGGTTGAAATTAAAAAGATTCCAGAATATCATACATTTGCATATGAATATTTATTAAATAATAATATTGAAACCAATAAATCTGTATTTATATTAGAAAATGAAAATGAATATAACAGTAGAATAATCAATATTCCTACAGTAAATTTTAAAAAATATTTAACAGATAATAATATTTCTTTTAATTTATCTGGTGCATTATTTTATACGCATGAACATAAATTTGGTATTTTGAATAATTTTTTAACAGATCGATTAGGATTAAGAAAATCTTATAAAACTAAACGTGATACATATACAGTCGGATCAAGTGATTATCAATTTTATGATCGAAGACAATTAGCTATGAAAATTAATGCTAATAGTTCTTATGGATTAACAGGTATGTCTAATTTCTTATTTTCAAATAGGCAATTAGCTATGTCTACTACTCTGTCTGGTAGATTATGTTTAAAAATATCACAAGCATGTGGTGAATTATATTTAAAACAGTTAGAAGAAAAATACAAGGAGCATGCATGACTAATAATTTAGGAATGCCTGATTTTGAAGCGACACTTCAGACAGGAAATTTGCCGCTTCAAAAAAAAGAATTAGAAAACTCTAATCAATCTGAAGATTTAGATTTTGAAATTGTAGAACCTGATTTTATTAAAGATATGGCAATTAATGGTAATAATCAAAATTCTTTTGATGAAAATCCACCAAATATAAATGTACCAACACCATCAAATGAAAGTGAAATTAGTAAGAATCAATATTATAATTTAAATAAAACTAAAAATTATCATATAATTGATATGTTTTGGTTAAATTATGAAGGTGATGAAACAATTAATGATAACCCAAATTTAGTTGAGTTTGTTATTATTTCATATAATTTAGATTTTGGTAATTTAAGAATTACTTTTCATCAAATTCCAGATAATGCAATTAATAATAATGTAGTATTTAATCAATCTTTAAAATTATTAGTTGCTGGAACAATTTATCCATCTTCAGCTTTTAAAGCTATTCATACAAAAAAACCATTTACTTGTATTGAACAATTAATTATTAGAAGCGGCGAAAAATGGGAAAAAGAAAGACCAATCACAGCTATTCAAAATACAAGTGAAGATGAAAATAATTTATCTTTTACTATTGCAATTACAAATGTTATAGATGATCAACAATTTATTTATGAATTTAAAGATTGGCAAGCTAAAGCTTTATATTCTTGTTTAGAACATACTTATAAACAAGGATTATTAATGCGTGGTCAGGTAAGTAGTATGAGCTAAAATTATGTTTAATTGTAATGAATTATTCAAAAAACAATTTAAAATTAATGAAAGTATTTATTTATTAAGAATTTATAAATACGATCATACTAAAAAACCATATATATCATTAGTTTGTAGATTTGGAAATACGTTCATTTCAAATAATTTAAATGCAATATTATATTTTATTAAAGATAGCGAATTTGATGATAAATATATAATTGAACAAGCTATATTTGCATATATGTCATGATTCAGCATGTATTATTTCGTCATGATTTTGAAATTAATAATCAATGGTATGTATTTAGTATAGTTGAAATTAATAAATTTCGTGCGTATGGTCTTGGATCATTATGGAATAATAAATTTATAAATTTTAGGCTAAGAAAACCAGATGATCGTTCAGATATTCAATCTATATTAAAAATTGTTAAATCTTGTGATGGTAAAAATGATAGACAAATAATCGAACAAGCTATATTTGAATATTTAATATAGTTTGTTCGATTATTATAATTTGGAGAAAATTAAATGAGTTTAGATGAACTAAAAAATAAAATTTTAATAACTTCGACACCAAATAGTAAAAATGATTATGTTGATAATTATATTGGTGATTTATCGATCACTCCAGATGGTAGTTTATCTGTTTATGATGGAAATTCATATATCGATGCTAATATTACTGCGTATAATTGGCAAAATGATCTTATTGATATAAGTCAAATATACTTTCAAGATAGAATTAAAGATTTGTATATATTTTGTATATATAAACAAGATAATATTTTTAAAATAGGTTTATTTGAAATGCGTGATGATAATGACCAAATATTAAAAACAAATAATTTAAATGAAATAGTTGAAATTTTAAAAAGTGATCTTTCTGATGAAGAATTTCGTGAATATGAAAGAAGAATCTTTGAGTATTTTTAAAAATGAATTCTTTAAAAGTTTTAGCAATGAATTCTTTAAAAGAAAATTCTTTAAAAGTTTTAATAGTGAATTCTTTAAAAGAATATGAATTTCAAATAAATAATATTTTATTTGAATACAGTATAATAAACTTTCAAGATGATCTTACAGCTTGGTGTACAAGTAGCGATTCAGATATTAATATTATTATGCCATATTTTCAAACATCTAATATAATTATAAATTATTTAAAAGAATTAGGAATTGATGAAAAAGATTTAATTGAAATTGAAAAAATGACTTTTGAATATTTGACTTAATAAGGATAAATATATTTTGATTGATAAATTGCCTTTAAATTATAATCATATTGATTATAAAGAAAGAAAATTAGTAAGAGAAGAATATATTAGATTACAACATTATACATGTTATTATTGTGGTGAATTTCTTTTTAATGACCCACCAGATAATATTTTAAATAAAAAAAATAATTAAATCATTATTTCCAAAGAATTTTTTCGATCATTCTATTCATTTACATCATAATCATAATACAGGGATGACTATTGGAGCAGTACATTCTTATTGCAATGCGGTTTTATGGCAATATGATGGAGAATAATATTTATGAAAAAAAGTTATGAGACATATATTAATAAAGATCAATTATTATTAGAAAGATATAATCAACAAATACGTTATATGGATAATTTACTAACAAGTATTATTTATCAAAAAAGATTTAAGTTATTTATATTCCGTATTGTTGAAGATAAAGAAACAAAAGAAAAAATATTTTCAATTCATCATATTAAATCCGGTGCATTAATAACAAATAATAAAAAAAGAATTTTTGATTTTTTATCTGATTTGCCAGATAAGAATGAAGTTTTTGAAATAGAAAAAGAGATTGCACAACATGTATAAAGAATTATACCATGGGACAAATTCACATTTTGATAAATTTGATCCATTGTATCTTAATACAGAAAATTCTATAGATCAATATGGATCTGGATTTTATTTCTATGATTGTATTGCACCAACAATTAGACATGGTGGTAATGTAGTATTTGCAAAATGTCATATTGAAAAAATATTAGATATTGATGAATCTTATAAACATAAATTAACAAAAGATCAAATTGAAATTTTAATATTACAATCTCCAGAATTAGATTTATGTTTAACAAATTTTGGAGATATTGAATTTGAATCATATAATAAAGTATTAAATCGAGCGATAGATCTTTATTTAGATATGGATATAGTTCATACTTTAAATGTAATTGGAAATGATTTTTTTAAAGATAAAAATGTATCTGTATTATTGAATAAATTTATTGAAATTACAGGGTTTAATTGTTTTCAAAAGAAATTTATAGAATTTTCAATATGGGTAATTTTAAATAATAATGATATTGAAATAATAAAAATAGTACCATTTAATGAATTATAAAATTAAAAAAAAGGAAAAATTTATGAGCGATACCTGTGAATTGCCAGATATTCAAAATTCAAAACCTAAACATAATATTCCTATTAAAAGAGTTGGAATAAGAAATTTTAAAATGCCAATTTATATCGATGAGCAATCTGGTGGAAACCAACATACAGTTGCAGATATAGATGTCTTTGTGGATTTAGATGCAATTAATAAAGGTATAAATATGAGTCGATTACCAATTGGTATTCAATTATATAAAGACAAAAAATTAAACTCTACAGTAATTCATAGTATAGCTAAATTTATTTGTGAATTATCTGAAGCACAAAGATGTGAAATTATTTATAGATTTCCATATTTTTTAAATAAGATATCACCAGTTACTTCAATTAAAGGTATTATATATTATGATATTGAATTTAATTTAATTTATAATAACAATAATAATCAGAGTGAATTTTATATTACTGTAAAATCAATGGGGACAAGTCTTTGTCCTTGCTCGAAAGAAATAAGTGAACATCAAGGTGCTCATAATCAAAGAAGTATAATTGAAGTTAAATGTAAAACTAAAGGTTTTCTTTGGATTGAAGATATTATAGATAGAATTGAAAGTAGTTATAGCTGTCAAATTTATAGTATTTTAAAACGTCCTGATGAAAAGAAAGTTACAATGGATGCATATAATAATCCAAAATTTGTAGAAGATATTGGAAGAGAATTAACTTTTAAATTAGGTAAGATGGAAAATATTGAATCTTATGAAATCAAAGTAAGTAATCAAGAAAGTATTCATCAACACGATGCGTATTGTCATATTAAATCAATAGAGAAATAATTATGTTAAAATTACCATTATTTAATACAGGTTATAATTTTAATACTGGTGAAGATTTAAATAAAAGAAATCGAGAGTATCGAGAACTGGAAGATATGTATCATATTATTGAAAATGATTTTTATCCAGAAATAATAAGTGAAATTGATACCAGCAAAAATATTGTTATTATTACACCAAATGAATATAATTTTATTAGAAGAAATGATTTTGGAAAATTAGATATATTAGCAACTACAGATATTGAATTATCATCTTGTCGTGCAATTAAAGACGGTATGATTAAAATTATTAATTTTATACCAAAGATTAAATTAATTGTACCAAAAGGAATTGAAGTAACTTTTACAAGCCCAGTAGAAAATAATTATACTGAAAAAATTTATTGTAAAAATGATATTGAAACAAGAAAACATTATAAAAGTCGAATTAATGATTTTTTAATTTATACTCGGCTAGATTTAGATCTTTATATAGATTTACATCAAATGAAAAGATATAAACCTATATTAAAGATTGATTTTGGACAACCATTATTTAGTATTGGGTTTAATCCAATATATTATGTTGGTCATCCAAATGTTGAAAAAATTGAAGATATTTATTGGTTAAAAAATGATAATTTAATGCAACAATGTGAAGATGTATTTTAAATTTTGCCGCTTAAAAGGAGAATAAAATAAATGGATATTCAAAAAGCATTAGAAAAAATTGGAGTGAAAAATAAAAGTAAAGAGAATCAAAAACGCAAATTAGAAGATCAAATTAAAAAGAAGAGAAGAGCAAAAAATAAAGTAGCTAAAAAATCTCGTAAGCTAAATTATAAACGTAAGAAATAATTATTTCTCTACATATTATATTTAAAATTAATTAAATATAATATGTAGAGATTTTTTAATTTTCATCGATTTCATATATAAATAATATAAATAAGGAGGATTTATTATGATGGACACTGTTGCTCATCAAATAATCCAATTGGTTAATAAGTTTAAATTCGAAAGCAAACCTAATAATAGGATTATCGAAGATAGACTTTTATTAATTTTAAATGAATATAAAAAAGAATTAAAGAAAGAAATATTAGATGAAATAAGAAAAGAAAGATAAATTTTTTAAAAGGAGAATAATACTTTGTCAAATGATATTGTAATAGGAACAGTTAAAAAATTAAAAACTACAGTTAAATGGTTAATTGCAATTTTAATTATTTGTATATTAGGAATTGTAATTATAATTACTGAACATCAAAAAAGAAAAACTTATTCTAATAATTCTTTAATAATTAAAAGAGAATATATTCAAAGATTAGAAACAAAAAATCAAAGTCTTCTTGATAAATTAAAAACATATAAAAAACAAGAAGAAGAAATTAATAAATTAACACAATTTATTATATACCTTCAACCTAAAATTGATTTTGAAGTTGCAAAAATAGTTTCAGATAAAGTAATCGAACATTCGAATTTTTATGGATTGCCTCCAGCATTAATTATAGCTTTAATTCATCGTGAATCTTCATTTAACACATTAGCTGTTAGCTCGGCAAAATGTGTAGGACTGATGCAAATTAATCCAGCAGCACATCCAGATAAAATTGAAAATTTTGAATTAGAATATTATGATCTATTTATGATTGACCATAATATTAAATTAGGATGTATGATCCTTCATGAATATTATTTGAGGGATCAAGATATTAAAAAAGCATTAACTCGATATGTTGGTGGAAAACATGAAACATATGTTTCAGATATTCTTGCAATGTATGCAAATTATCAAATAAATGAATTTGATAAAATTGAAGAAAAACAAGAAGAAATTAAAGAAAAATAATTTCCAAGCATAATTAAATTATTTAATATTTAAATATTTAATATATAAATAATTAATATACTAATTGTTCATAATCCCTTACCAATTTGAGGGGTTTAATCCTTACCAAATAAAGGAGAAAGTTGATGTTGGAATCTGCTATCCGTGTACCAACCTGTTAATCTGAGTAACAATTAGTAACCCTTTTAATAAGGGTGATACAATATCTATTTATATTGTATCACCCTTATCCAAGGGGATTTTTTGGGAAATATTATTTTTTCATCTTTTTTATTTTTTAAATTTTCAATTTTAATATATAAATAATTAAAATAAGGAGTTTAGGTTTTGTTATTACGAGATTTTGTTAATCCGAGATCATTTTATAAAGATCGTATTAATGATATTAAATCATTAAAAGTTTTTTTAAGGGATATTTATATATATCAAACTGTACCTGTAATTAAATTTAATTGTAATAATTATGAAATTAATATACAATTAATTGGTGAAGAAGTAAATGAAAGAAATAATATCAGAGTAGCATGTACTTGTCCAAGTTTTAATTTTGAATTTGCACATATTTTACATGATGATAATTCTTTATTTATGCCAGAAAATTTTCGTAAAGCCATTTCTGCCGCTCCCAAAAAGAAAAATAAATATAACATTGTAACAGGTTGTAAACATACAATAGCTTGTGCAATGGATGTATATAAAAATTTAGATAAAATTCAATTAATAGTTAATAAAAAAAGGAGTTAATTAAAAGTTATGTCAGGATATTACGATGAAGTAAATCAGTTAGAAAAATTCAATATTATTCAAGAAGATCAAAAAGATATTGAATGTGATGATTCAATTTCTGTAGATGATGTATTAAATGAAACAGAAACAAATAATAATTTAGAAGAAGAAGAGACTATTATGACAACTGCAACAGAATATCAAGAAGAAGTTCAACCTGAATTAACAGAAGTAAAACAAGAAGAAACAGAAAATGTAGAAGTCGAATCTTCAGAAGAAGAAAATATAGAATTTATTCAACCAGAATTTGTTAATGTTAAGATTAAATTTCCAACTTCGGCTACACCTATTGATTGTGTTTCCGCTGCAACTAATTGCCGTGAAAAAATTGTAGCAGCAAATAAACAAATTAGACTATTACAAAATAGATTTTATTTTATTCCTGTAGATTGTGATGAAAGAATTGATAGTGATAATTATAGTGGAATTAAAATTTATTCAACTCAAGCAGATAAAATTGATGTAAGATATGTTAAAAATGGATTTGCTTGTTTAATTTCTATGAAACATAATGTTAAATTGTATGATGATGAGTTGTTAGCTGTATTATATTAATAGTTTTAAAAATATTTTTCCCTAACTACTTTATATTTTTTAAAAAAGGAGATTTTTAAAAATGTATAAAATTCCAAAAGATATTGAAATTGAAATGAATAAACTCTACCCAGATCTTGATATACAACTTTTTATACATAATCTATTTACAAAAGTATTAGATAAAACATTTGCAGATGGAGCATGTACAATTAGAGAATTAGGGAAATTTATAACATATAAAACATATTCAACAAAAGTTAATAATTATACTGTTAAATTAAAATTTAAAACAGCTGCTTCGATTCTTAATAGGATTAGACATGATGAATATTTATTAGAGAATGTACCCGTTCAATCTAAATATTGTTTTACAGATTCACATAAACAAGCCTGTCAGAATCGAGCAGCTCAAAAAGCAGCAAATAAAGAAATAGCTTCTAAAGTAAAAGAAAGTGAACATAAGAAAACTAATGAGCGATTAGCAAAATATGAAATCTTAAAGGTATTAGAAGAAAAAGATAATACATGAGCAAACATATGAGTTGTAAAGATTTTCCTAAGTTAGGAGATTTTGTAACCAATCCAAAAGATTTTATAGGAGGTAATAAAACTCAAAAAGAAACACCAGATGGATTATTTAGTGAACAAATATTTGGTCCAAAAAAGAATATGCAATGTTTATGTGGTAATCTAAATGGTGTTATCCATGAAAATGAAACGTGTTCTACTTGTGGAGTTTTATGCACATCAAATTCTATACGATCTACACAGTTTGGTAAAATTAAAACAATTTTTCCTTTTATTAAACCTAATAAACGAAAACTTATAATTAAAAGTTTAGGCAAATTAACTAATAACATTGTAAATCCTAATCGTAATGATGTTAATTTAGATTCACAAAGATATTTAGCTTTTAAAGTAAATCGGTCTTCTATAAAAATAGTAGATTCTTTAACACCAATCGATGATTATTTTATAATTCCTTTTAGAATTACAGGTATTTATAGTTTATATATTGCATTAAAATTTTGTGCAGATTTTTTAAAAATTTCAAAGGCTATTGAATTTTTTAAAAATAATTATATAACTGATATAATAAAAGTAATACCACCAAATCTTAGAATGTTTTCTATTGATAGTGATAAAGATGAAATTCGTACACCAGCTATAAATAAAGAATATACATCTCTATTAAATTCGAATGCATTTAATTTACCAATGTTAGAATATATAAAATTAGATGAAAAAGATTTTTTAGATCAAATTAAGATTAGTTTAAAAAATCATATTATTGATCAAGATATTTTTAATGTTCAACTTATTGAATATGATACAAAAGCGTCTGGATATCAAAGAATTGTAAATAATATTTATGAAAATGTTTATTCTACATTATCTGGTAAACCAGGTTTAATTCGTAATAGTATATTAGGAAAAACAATAGAGTTTAGTGGCCGAACAGTAATTACTGTCGATCCTTCTTTAAAAGCATACCAAATTAAAGTTAGTAAAAAAATGTTAAAAAAATTATGGATGCCATATTTTTTACATTATTTAATTGAGTATGATGAGTTAGATGCCACTTATTGTTTTGATCGATATATGATGGACGAATTAGATAACGAAGAAGAATTAGATAAAAAATTTGATGAATTTCTTGAATGGTTTTATGATGATAACGAAGAAGGAAATTAAAATATGACAGATTTTAATAATGTATCTTACGAAAATCCTTTATTATGTTCGAATTTTATATCTGAATTTTATATTCCTTATTTTAATAGTAATGACATTATGAGATATAACGAAAAAATTGAATATGATTTAGTATCTAATAAAGTTATAGCAAATTTTATTGGATACGAACAAGGTAATTTTGAAAAATTTATTAATAATATTAAAAAAGAAAATATTGAATTTTTTGGAATTTACCCATTAAAAAACCCATCAAGTATAGAATTTGATAAATATTATATTTCATGTGTTTTTGGTAGTTTAGAACAATATTATTCACGTTTTGATTTATCTAAAAACGATGTATTAAGAGGCGAAATAGAATTAAAATTCTATGATATAAAAATTATACAAAAAAATGAAAAATTTGATAATATTCGATATTTAGATCAAGTTCATAAAATGATATATGAAAAAATTCTATTTAAAAAACTTTAATTGATGAGGAAAACTAAAAAATATGCCAGAAAATACAATACTTGAATTTAAAGGAGAATATAAATTTTTATCGAATTTTTATTATTCTCCATTCATATTTAATAATATAAGATTTCCAACTAATGAACATTTCTTTCAAGTGAATAAAACCATAAATAAAGATGAATTTCAATATATATTAGATTCTGAAACTCCAGCAATTGCTAAAAGAAGAGGTAAAGAAATTAATATTGATCCAAATTGGGATAATATTAAAAATAGAGTGATGTATATTGGTGTATATAATAAGTTCACTCAAAATAATAAATTAAAATATATGCTAATTAATACAGAAAATGCTGAATTAATTGAAGGGAATTATTGGAACGACAGATATTGGGGAATTTGTTTGAAGACTAATGAAGGCGAAAATCATTTAGGTAAAATTTTAATGAGTGTAAGACGATTTTTAGATTATGAATCTTTTGTAACATCTCGTTTAAATACTATTATAAATTAAGGAGAAATTAATGGATCCAATGTTTAAAGACCTTAATCAAACTATTAATAATTTTGAAAATGAACTTAAATTTCGAAAAGAAGAAAACTCTTTAGAAAAACAATTAGCTGAAACTAAATTTAGAACTAAACAAGAGACAATTAGTTATTTTGAAAAACATTTAGATTATATTAAACAAAAATTTAATCTTCTTTTAGTTGAACAACCAGATATAAAAAAAGAAAATTTAGAAGAGGAGTAATTTGACACCGGAAGCTAAAAGATTAAATAGATTATGTTATTTAAATCGTCAACCAAGTCTTTGGCGCCATAGTGTTCCATGTGTAGAGATTATTCCCGGAGATGATAATGATCTTTCTATAGGATTGTCTCCATTAATTTTGGAGCCTATGAATGCTGATCATGATGGTGATGAATTAGCGTTATATGTTATTAATGATCAACAAGCATTAAAAGAAATGGAAGAAAAAGCTTTTTTAAAGAATTCTTTCTTTTATGATTCTGATGGCTCTATGCTAACGACAGTTAGACATGAAGCATTATATGCTTGTTATATTTTAACAGAAACAACAGAACCAAATTTTGAAAATTTTGAAATTATTAAAATATCTGAGTTAAAAGATTTGCCTGAAGATTTTGATTATTGGAATAATTATTTAAAATGTCCAATTAAATTTAAAGATAAATATTATACTTATGGTGTTTGTTTGTTAAATAAATGGATGAAATTAGAAGATATTTTAATTAATCAACCAATTACAAAGAAACAAACGGATGATATTAGTCGAATTATCTATAAAATCCATAAAGACAAATTTCATGATGTTATTACAGAATTAAATAAAAAATTATATTTCTTTATATCTACTACTGATTTTAATCCAACAATTGATGTTGATGAAATGGTTAATATGGTAGATGATAATACTGAAAAATTATTTAAAAAACTACCTGATAGTAATGTTGAATTAGGTTATTATATTAATAATGCTTTGGTTGATCGCTGTATTCAAAATATGAATCATAAATCTAGTCTTTATAGATTATATAGATCTGGAAGTCGTATGAGTAAACAACAATTAGCTAGAACATGTATTAATGTTGGATATGTTGCTGATGCAAAAAATGTAATTATCCAAGATCCAATTTGTACTAATTTAATGATTGGGCTAGATGAGAATGATTACTTTAAGTCGTCACCAGGAGCCAGGAAGGGTAAATAATAATGCTCTTCTAAAACTTATCTATATGCTAGAAACTCCTTAGAGCTTTTAATACTTTATAACAGGTTTATAAAGTCAAAATTTAAAAGATTGGACAATTAGCAGATAAGATTGTTTATAAACAAAAATCTCAGAGACTATACGATAAGGTGAAAAAGAATGATTCATCCTCAATATATACTTGGTATATTTGATTCTAAATTAGGTAAATTTGAAATTAAAAAATATAATACTTGTTATAAGTTTAGAATATTGATTTATAATTCAGATATTAAAGTATTATATAAAGTTAAAAATCGATTTAAAATTGGTAAAGTTAAATTCATAGAAGATAAACAATTATTTGTATTAGTTATAGATAAACAATTAGATATATTGATTAACTTTTTTGAAAAAAATAAATTACTAACATATCAAGGAGTATTATTTAAAAAGTTTGCGTATTTATATAAAAAATTAATAATAAAAGATTCTAATATTTCTGAAAAGGAATTAAGAAGAATAATTAATAAATTACATTATTTTTTATAGTTTTCACAAGATATAGTCCATTTGTTATAGAAATATAACATGTTTAATGATTATTGATAAGGCGGACTCAACTCCGCAGTCCGGGTATTTAGAACGCACTATGACAATGGCACTTGGTATCGTTGAAATAGTAGAAGAAGATTGTGGGACAGATCATTGTATTGAATTTATAGTATTTAGTAAAAAACATGCAAAAAGTTTAGTTGGTAAATATTATAAAGATCCATTACAAAATTTAGATTGGCGAGTTTTAGACTTGGAAACGGCAAATTCTTTAATTAATAAAAAGATTTATATTCGATCGCCAATGACATGTCAAACTCCAAATTTTAGAGTTTGTCAAAAATGTTTTGGTGCTAGAGAATTTCCAACGAAATATGTTGGTGTGTGTGCTGGTCAAATTGTTTCTGAACGTTTGACGCAGTTAATAATGCGATTAAAACAATGGTCGCTTCTAAGAGTAATCTTAGTTGAAAAATTCTTTGAATTCAGGGGACATCTAAGGTATTTAAAAATACTATGACAATCCTGATCCAAGCTCTTTTATAAAGAGAAGGTGCAGAGACTATCCTGAAAAGGAGTACACTCAAGTGAGTGGAAGTAGAGAATATCCTTAATTATTAAGGATAATGATATAGTCCAATCTATATAGAAATATATAGCAGAAAGATTAAATTCTTTCGGGACAAAATTAACGACTTTGTCTGAATATAATGCATTTCACACATCAGGTTCGGCAACACTCGTAATAGACAACAATTTAAATAATTTTATTAAAGATAATTTAATAAATATTGTAACAGACAAAAACAAAAAGAAATATACTTTAATTTTTAAGACAGATCAAATCCCAGAAAAAATTGAAGAAATTAATGGGTTTGATGAAATCGATGAAAATAAAGTTATTTTTGATTATTATACAGAAGCAGTTAAAAATACTGATGCTATTTCTGTGATGAATAATATTAAAAAAATATTAAAAACAGATAATCATGTAAAAGAGCATCCTGTTAAATATTATGAAGATATTATGACACATTTATTAAATGTGGGTACACCATATTCAAGTTTTATTGAAGTGATGTTATGTAATATGTTTTTATCGGATAAAGATACAAAAGAATTTTGGCGATATAATTGTGATAAGAAAGCTGTGAAAAAATTTGGAGATAAAAATTTAGCTATTAATCTTTCTTCAACATTAGGATGTTTATATCAACCTAATAAAAATACATTACAAAATATTGGATCTTTTGAAGATTTAAATATTGATAACCTTTCTATTCATGAAAAATTATGGATTGGGAAATATGATTGATAAAAATAATGGAATATTATTTATTATTTTAAATAATATTCCATTACTAACAAAAAATAATAATTTTGGAGAACAAAAAATGTCAATAGATCTTTTAGATACAATAACAAATTCAGTAAAAAGTTTCACATCAGCAGATCATAATATGGTTGAAGATAGTTTAATCGATTCATATTTTAGAGGAGATATTTGTGATATTGAAGATAGATTGCAAAAAAAATTTTTTCGAAAATATAGTCAGATTAACCCAGGCCAATGTTCAATAGATATTGACTTTAATTATGAATATTAACAATGTCATCAAGACTTGCTTACGTTCAATATTCTGAAAAAATTTCATATTCGACATATCAAGAATTAGACGAAAAAATTAATAAACTAAAAGCGTCTTCTGAATTTCCAATTAATATTGAACCAACAACTCCTAATTATACAGATACTAATAATTGGTGTTTAGTTAATTATTGGAAAGAAGAGATCTTACATTGAATTTTGCCGCTTACAGAAAAGGAGAAAATAACTAATGACTAAAAAGAAAACAGTTAAAGTACCACCACCTTTTGTTAAAAATATTAAAACTGATATATCAAAAATCATTTCTATTGTTAAAGGTATGGGTTTTAAATTTACAAAACACGAAGAAGATAATTTAATAGTTATTCAATGTGAACGCGAACTTCAAATAGTTATTGAAGATAATAAAATATTTTTAACTATGGATTCTTTATTGTGTCCTAAAAAAGTATTTGATTTATCATTATCATTATTTCAAAATAATATTGATATATATAGTACTGCTATTGTTCATCAATTGCCAAATGGTGAACTTTTAACTGGAGAAGAAGCTTGTGATGGTAGACATTCTTTATTTGATTTTATAGATAGTGTTTTGACAATGACTGAAAAAGATGATTTATTAAATTCAATATCTGAAAAAACAACAATTCATTAGATTTAATTTTTTGCCGCTTACAAAAAAGGTTTTAAAAAATGAAAACAATAAAAGTTTATACTGATGGAGCTTGTTCAGGAAATCCTGGAAAGGCAGGTATTGGAATTGTTCTTATTTACCAAGATAATACAATTGAAAAGATATCTCAATACATAGGAGATAATCAAACAAATAATATTGCAGAATTAACAGCAATATTAGTAGCTTTGCAAACTATTAAAGATAAAACATGTAAAGTAATTATACATTCTGATAGTTTATATTCAATTAATGTTTTAACTGGAAAATCAAATGCTAATAAAAATAAAGATTTAATTAAAATTATTAAATCCCAATTAGCTAAATTTAAATCTTCAGTTGAATTTGTAAAAGTACCTGCACATTCAAATGATAAATATAATAATATAGCAGATAATTTAGCTGTAACTGCAATTAAAACTTCAAAAAATATAAATGATTATATTTAAAAAGGGAATATTAATATAATGCCTGATGTAACTTATATCGTTAAAAATTTAGAAAATGAAATTAAGTTTCATAATTACAAATATTGGATTGAAAATGATCCAGTAATTAGTGATGAAAAATATGATTATTTAATGAATGAATTAGCTGAAAAAGATCCAAATAATTCTCTTTTAAAATTTAAAGGAGGAGTTAGATTAAATTTACCTAAAGTTAAACATGAAGAAGCAATGTTGTCTTTAGACAAGGTTTATTCAGTTGAACATTTATTACAATGGGCTAAAAAAGTAGCTAGAAATGAAAGTGAATTATTTCTATTAGAACCAAAATATGATGGGATTGCAGCTAAATTAGATCGACAATTTTCAATTTTATCTACATCTGGTGATACTGGATATGAAGGTGAAAATATTACAAATAAAACACCTTTAATTAATTTTAGATTAAGTGAAAAATCTAAAAATTTAAGATTTATTAAAGGTGAAATAATTTTTGATAAAATTACATTTGAAGAAAAAAAAGATACTATTTTACGAAAGAATGGTAAACCTTATAAAATTCCAAGAAGTGCTGTAGTTGGACTATTATCAAATGATAATATTGATGCAACTATTGGAAAAGTTTTAACATTTGTTGATTATAATTGGTATTCAAATGAATTTGATTTAAATCAATTAAAGTTAATCGATTGGGATGAATATATTAAAATAATGAGAAATTGGTATTGTCCTTTAGATGGATTAGTTTTGAAATTAAAAGATAAAGAATATTTTAACTCTTTAGGATTTACATCTCATCATTATAAAGGTCAAATGGCATTAAAATTTGGAAATCCAACTGGTATTACTATATTAAAAGACATTGAATTACATAGTGGTAAACAATCAATTACTCCAGTAGGTATAATTGAAAAAGTTGTAATTGATGGTATTGATAACAGTAGAACATCATTACATAATTGGAAATATGTAATTGATAAACAAATTAATGTTGGTGATACTATTGAAATTGAGAGATGTGGTGAAATTATTCCGCAATTTAAAAGAATTGTTAAAAAAACTGAAAAACCTAAAACTATTGATCCAATTTGTCCAGATTGTGGTAGTCAATTAATTTATGATGAACCTAATTTAAAATGTATTAATAAATTATGTTATGGTAGATTAATTCGAGTTTTATCAGATGCAGTTGTACGAATTGGTATTGAAGAATTAGGACGTGGTACTATTAAAAAATTAGTATTAGAGAAGCATATTAAAACATTAAGAGAAATTTTAAATTTGACTTATGATGATGTCGTTACGTTATCAGGTTTTGCAACTCAATCTGCAATGAATTTGATTAATGAAATTAGAAAAGTAAAAGATAATCCAGTTCATGATTATAATATATTAGCAAGTTTTAATATTTCTGGAATTGGAACAACATTAAGTAAAAAAATATTAAAACATTATACTTTAAAAGAATTAATGAATTTATCTGTTGATGATTTACAATTATTAGAACAAATTGGTCCTGAAAGAGCAATATTAATTGAAGGATATTTAAGAGAATCAAAAGATTCTGTTGAACAAATTTTAAGTGAATTAATAATTAAAGAATCTAAAAATATAGAATCTAAAAACACTTTAAAAATTTGTTTTACTGGATCTAATCCATTAAAAAGAGATGAATGGGTTAAAATTGCAGAAAAGAATGGATTTGAATATATTAAATCAGTTACTAAAGAATTAAATATTTTAGTGACAGATGATATTAATAGTAGTTCAAATAAGAATAAGAAAGCTCAAAAATATGGATGTAAGATAATTACTTATCAACAATTTACTAATTTAATTAAAAGTTAATTAAGGAAGCTGCAAAATTTTTAATAATAATCTAAATTTTGCCGCTTACAAAAGAAATGAATAAACCAATTAAATTTGTAGAGTCATTTCATAAAAAACATATTAATCAATCTGGAATTATAATAGGAGGTGGATTATCACTTAAACAATTATTAGATAATAATTATCCATTTGATAAATTAAATAATTATATTAAATTAGGATTAAATGTATCATTTAAATTTATAAATACAGATTATTTATTATTTTCAGATACGTATATTTGGAATAACTATTATAAAGAGATAAAAGAATTAAATATTCCTGTATTTACTAATTTAATACCAGAAGATAAAAGGATTAAATATCCATTTCCTAATGATATTATTCATATTTATTCAAATAATAGCATATTTTTTCCATTAATTAAAGGAGATATTAGATGTAATAATTCAGGTTCATCAGGACTTTCATTATTACATTATTTTGGTATTAAAAAAATTTACTTATTTGGATTTGATTTAATTGTAACAAATGACAATATTAAGAATTTTCATAATGAATATGATGATAAGAAAAAAGAAAAGAAATTAGTTGAATGTAATTTAAATTCTTTTTATATTAATTTAAAAAAATTATAGAACTTTTAAATCATAAATATAAAATTCAAGTTATTTCATGTTCTGAAAATTCAAAATTAAATAAAATCATTTCTTATAAGTCACCTTTTGAATTATTTTAAAAACTAAACCGTTACATCTGAATAGGAGCAAAATATATAATGAGTTCTTGCAAAAATTTGGTTTTACTTATTGGTCATGTTGGTAGTGACCCTGAAGATCTTAATGATAATGTAGTTAGTGTTAAATTTCACTTATTTACAAATAAATCATTTTTCAGTACAAAAAAGAATCAATTTATTCAAACTTCTGAACGACATCTAATTAAAGCTTGGAAACAAGATGCTGAATATGCTAGAAATAATATTATGAAAGGTGATTATGTTTTCGTTATGGGAGAATTACATTATCATATTGTTAATGTAGAAAATCGAAAAATTGTTAACACTGAAATTATAGCTAATCAAGTAATTAAATTAAATAAAAAAGAAGCTTCTATTGAATTAAAATTATTTGATGCTATTGAAGAAAATACAAAATTAAAAGAAATTCTTAAAGAACATAATATAGAATTTCCTATTGAAAATTAAATAATTCGTTATGTGAGAATATTAATATATTTTAATATTCTCACATATTTATTTGCTTTTCATATTCTTAAATTATATATATAAATATTATTAATATATTTATATTTTTTTAATTTTAAGAATAAAGGAGGATATGAGTGCATGTCTATAACAAGTGTTAATTTATCTGCTTTACCATTTATGGGATCTTGTGATTCTACAAGAGCTCAAATGGCATCTAAACAAATGTCACAAGCTTTAACTCATCCAAATTGCGAAATTCCATATGTTATTTCAAATGAATATAGGAATTTAGTAAATTCGAGTTTTTTGGGTATTTGTATTGCTAAAGATGATGGTGAAGTGATATTTAACGCAAGTGAAATTTTAATTATTTATTATAATAATTTAAAAAAATTACAAGTTTTTCAAGTTCCTATTATTAAAAAAACATCTAGTATGTTTGCGTCTAGTTTACGATTTATATTACCTCAAGGTTTAAAATTTAAAAAAAATGATATTATATTTAGTTATGATGGTTTTAAAAATGGAATACCATCATTTGGGTATAATGTAATGACAGCTTATATGGCTGGGTGGGGATTTAATCATGAAGATTCACTTATAATCAGTGAATCTTTTGCAAGAAAAGCTAAAGTAAAAATTAGTGAAAAAGTATATATTCCTATTTATGAACATACTATTTTAATGCCTATTTATAAAAATATAGATGATTCTTTAATTTATTTTCCAAACATTGGTCAAAAAATTAAAGGGACAACTGTATGTTCTACAGTGAGACCAAACGCGACAAATTATGCCGAGTCCAATAAAAGTATTAAAAATAAAATGATGTTATTTTTTAAGAATGCAACAATTACAGACCTTTTAAATCTTAACAATCAAAATACGAATAATATTAAAGTTGAAGAAGTAAAAACAAAAATTGAAAATGGAACAATTACAGGATTGAATATTCATAGACTTCAAAAAGGAGTTAATTTAATTGATCCAAGATTCCAAGATTGTTTAAATAAATTAGTTATAAATTATTGTGAACAGAATATTTTTTCAACTTTTAATGATTTGCAATGTAAATTTAATCAAGATTATGCAAAGCAAATTATTAAACAAAATATTATGTATTCAGCTGATCAGAAATCTTCTAATAAAAGTATGATGAAAAATGCTATTTATTTAATTGAATTAGAAATTACTAGAGAAGATTCGAGTCAGATCGGCGACAAATTCTGTAATCGTTAACAATAGCGACCTTTAGGAGTAATCCTAATTGAATAACGCCTCTTTATCAGGGAAAGTCTTACTAGGTAATGCTAAAGATAATCCTGAGCTAATCTCTTTTATAAAAAGAGACGGTGCAACGACTATCGAAACCATATTTATTTAATAAATAAATAAATACAAGGGAGTAGAGTACACTCAAGTGAGTGGAAACGGGGCGCATCCTTAAAAAAGGATGGTGATATAGTCTGATCTTTATAGAAATATAAAGAAGGAGAGAAATAACGAATCTCTTCGTAACATAATGTATGCAGGAAAAGGTGTCGCAGTAGTTATTCCAGATGATATTCGACCAATATCTATGAATTCTAATCTTCCAATTGATTGTATATTTAATTCTTTTGGACTCTATTCGCGGATGAACGTGAGTTAAATTTAGCTCCTTTTAAGAGTAATCTTGATCGAAAATCTCGTGAATTCAGAGAAAGCCTAAGTCTATTTAGATATGGTAACCCTGAGCCAAGCCTAATAGAACTGCTAATGAAATTAGGAAGGTGCAACGACTATCCCTTTTGGGAGTACACTGGAAGTCTAGTGGAAGCGCGAGACATCCAAATTCTTAATAATTGGATGATGATATAGTCTAATCTTATAGGAAACTATAAGCAGTATAAAATTTTTTATACGATATAAGATTAACGATCTTATATGAATGCAAATGCAAATTTTAGAAGGAATTGTTGCAAAAGAAGTAATGCTTTCTGAAAAAGAAATTATAAATAATCCTGATAATTGTTTATCACAATTAACACATATAAATGAAAATATTATTAAACATTTTAATTCTAAACAATATTATAAAGATGTTGATAATTTAATTAATTCTATGAAAGAAGATAAAAAATTATTAGATTCTTTTGTAAATGATGTTGAAGAAAATGGATTCTTTATAGAAGCACCATCGTTTAGTGAAATAAATATTAAAGAGATTATTAAAAAAAATAAATCACATATTGAAGATATTAAGATTTCTAAAAAATCTTTACAATATTTTAAAGATAAATTAGATTTCGATCTTCCATTTACTATTAATGGTGATATTATAATTAAACAAAAGTTTTGTGCCCCAATTTATACAATGAAATTATATAAATTAATTTCTGAAATTGTGACTGCTAGAGATTTAGGTAAACATAAGTTTATTACTAAACAACCTCTACGTGGTCGTGTAAATTCCGGGGGAAAACGATTAGGACAAATGGAGATTAGAAAAAAAATCGGTCTCCATATAAAATAATCTCGTGAACTGCTGGAATATCCTTAGAGCTTATTATACTACAACATAATCTGAAAAGATAAGTGTGAAAGTTTAAAAAGTAATAAGATTGGACAATCAGCAGCCAAGACTCTAAGTAGATTTCGCTAATCTATATGAGTAAGGTTCAACGACTATCCCATTTGGGAGTACACTCAAGCGAGTGGAAGCGCGAGACATTGTGTGTTAAAAAAGGAAAATGTTAAAAAATGATAATAAATAAACAAAAAATAATGAATTTAAATTTTTTATACTCTAATATTAAATTACCACAAATATATATAGATTATTTAATTGAACATCAAAATAATCCATTAATTTTTAAATATTTAATTAAACATATTATTAAAAATGATAAGAAATTAATAAATGAATGTTGGTTATGGAGTAAACATCACGATAAAGATGGTTATCCTAAATATTTAGGAGAACCAGTTCAAAGAATACTTTGGGAAATAACAAGACAAAGAAAAATTGAACCAAATTATGTAATTCGACATACTTGTGATAATCCTAATTGTATTAATCCATTTCATTTATTAAGCGGTAGTCAGGCAGATAATGCAAAAGATAAAGTAATAAGAGGCAGATCTATAACTTGTGAAGCACATAGCTCAACTCATTTAAAGAATACTGATATACCAATAATTTTTGAAAATTATATTAATGGTATGTCAATGTTAAAAATTTCAAAAATGTTTAATGTTACTGAACCAACTATTAGAGATATTTTGTATGGAAATACTTGGAAACCAGTTATTGAACAGTATAATATTAATTTAGATATAATCAAAAATATAATTAAATCAAGAACAATAGCAAATTCTCCTCCTATAATACAAGGTAAAAAATTAAATAAAAATGATGTAATTAATATTAGGGAATTATATCATTCAAAAAAATATACAAGACAACAATTGGCACAATTATATAATATTCATCCAACACATGTAACAAGCATTGTTAATCGTAAAACTTGGAAACATATATAATAATTTAATAAAAACATACAATGAAGATATAGTCTAATCTATATAGTAATATATAGCTGGGAAAAATAAATAATTTGTCCCGGAGAAAGAGTCGCGATCTTTCTTGAATATCCTGCGAGGGCATCATTTCTCACGGATGTATTAAATCTTTAAAAGAATTATTAACAGTAAAATCAGATCATATAGATGAAAAGAAAAATTTCTTAAAACAAGTTATTCAAAGTGGAGAATATAATATGTCTGATGATATTAATTATAATGGTGAAACTAAAAAAGTAGTTGATACATTAATTAAATTTTTAAGTGATTAATATATGAATTTACTTAAAAATCGTAAAGAAAATAATTGGTTTGATTATATAAATCCAATTTCTATTAGACAATATCAATATAATTTTTTATTAGATTTTTGTGAAAATGCTATTAATTTTTTAGCTCAACAAAAAAATAATTATTTACAAGTAAGTAATAAAACACTTCATCAAAGAATCAATTATAAAGGAGTATATAATTCGAGTTTTTCAAAAGTATCTATTGATGTAAAAAATATTAATGAAAATCGAATATATCATTTTACAGATTTCTTTGTACCAACATTAATTGAAAATAATCATTTTTATTTAAATGGTTGTTATTATACTCCAATATTATATTTAGTTGATTATCCAATAATTACTAAACAAAATAGTTCTAAAATATTTGGATTATTTAATAGTATTACATTATATAATCGAGATGATATTGCAATCTTTGTAAGACATAATTTACCATTAGATTATTTCTTACAATTATTTATTGATTTTGAAGATGATATTTATCAAGAATATATTAAAAAATATGGATTAAAACATAAGAAAAGAAGTCAAGATAATATTATTGAGATATTATCAAATAGATTTTCAGTTAAAGAAAAAACAGTAGATGCTATTATTAATAAATTTGAGACTCTATTTTTTGATGATTATACTTATGAGTTATATCGAAGATGTTATAATTTAGATGATTTTAATTTAAAAGATATTATAAGAATTACATTAACAAACGCGAATAAAGATCCAGTAAATTTTGTTGATTTAAGATATAAAAGAGTATCTTTTCTTGAAATGATATTAAGGCCATTTTTAGATCGTATATCTAATCTTGCTATTGAAGTTAGTAAAGGTATTGAAAAGAATAATATGAAAGTAGATGATTTATTTATTCTTAAATATTTTTTAACTTCTAATCAAAGTAATTCAGCATCGAATAAACAAATGGTTGGATTAAGTGGTAATTATTTATATGATACTAAGAATCTTTATTCAAGTATTTTAATTAATAAATGTAGTTTTATTACTCCTGGTATGTCTATGCCACCTAATGAAGTTAAACATTTACATAAAACTCATTTTGGTAAGATTTGTCCAATAACTATTTCAGCACAAACTCCAGGAGAAACAATTTCTTTAATACCAGATATTCAATTTGATGAATTTGGTATTATTTCAAATATTAATAATTAATTATTTTAATATTTTCATATTTCATATATAAATTACTAAATTAGAAGGTCGTGCTTTTGCTCTATACTTCTACTCTGGATTCTTTCATGAGAATCAATTCCTACTCCGTTTATATATTTTTATATAAACTTAATGGAATGCGAACCTCCTTTCGGGACATTTTTTATAAAATGTTTTTACATCTCGCAGCCGGCTAACAAGGGTCAGCTATGATAGATCTTATGATTAATTCATTAATAAGATCATCGTTGGATTTGGGGGATATTTGTATGTATTTACAAATATCCCTTAAATTATTTTTTTGCGATTATTTTTGCGTATTCAAAGATTTTATATATAAATATTATAGATATAAGATGATAATCCTTTTTAGGATTAAAGTTTTTCCGGGAGTGGTAATAACTTTTTTGTTATTGCTTTCTCCTCCCACATAGATATATTTATATATCTACGGTCAGTGGGTTTGCCATCTCCAGAACAAAGAAGTTTATATTAGTGTTTACATTAATATAAACTTCTTTGTTCTTTTTGAGTTATTTTTCATGTTTATTTTTGCGTATTCAAAAATTTTATATATAAATATTAATAATGAAGGGCGTAAGTCCTTCTCAGGAAAAATAAAGGTTTTATGCTTTTATTTTTTCCTCCCTCAGAGGTATTTATACCTGGATGAGGGTTGCGGGTTTTTAAAAAGATAACAGTCTCCTTCTGGAGAAGGTTATCTTTTTATTTTTTTATTTATTTTTATTAATAAAAAGGATTTTTTAATATGATTCCTGGTAAACCAATTTATCATGCTATTTTTAATAAATGTAGAATGATTTTTACATTGATTCCTAAGAATGCAAATACATCTATTAAGTATGCATTGTTAGAGACATTTTCTGATTTAGAAAATGATGAATTAGATAAATTAAAACAATTAAATGTAGATCGATTTCATTCGTCTACATTAAAATTTTTTAATTTTATATCTAATAATGAATTAGAAAGATTTGATGAATATGTTAAATTGTGTTTTGTAAGAAATCCTTTTGATCGATTAGTTTCAGGATGGGAAAATAAAATAAAACCTTTAAATAATAAAACAAGATTTGGTTTTAAAGGATCAATAAGTTTTCCTAATTTTATTAAACAAATTTGCAAAACAGAAGATAATTTATTAAATAGACATTTTACACCACAAATTAATTTTTTAAAATGTAATAATATTATCCAAGAATATAATATTATGAAATATGAATTTTTAGAATCTGAATGGACAGATTTACAAAATTATTTAGATATGAGGTGTCAAATAATATTACCTAATTTACCAAAATTAAATTATTCAAAAAATGATAAATTATATAAAGAATATTATAATAAAGAATTAATATCATTAGTCAAAGATAAATTTAAAGAAGATTTGGAGTATTTTGAATATGACTTTTAAACAAGATTTTTTTAAATGTTAATCCTTTCATATGCAACAAAAGATAAAAAATATCTCAATTATGCAGATCGACTGATTCAAAATTTTGCCGCTCTCAAATATAAAGATTATAAAATTATTTATTATCCATCTTGTAATAATAAATATGATGGATGTAACATTAAACCAACATTTATATTAAACCAGTTATTATATTATAAAAAAGAAATATTAATTATAGATGTTGATAGTATTATTAAAGAATATCCAAAAATATCTAATTATGTTGATTATGATATTGGATTTGTATATACACCAGAAAGAAAAAATAAAATCACAAATGGCATACATTTATGGAATTATACAAATAATACAATTAATTTTTTAAAAAGATGGCAATATTTATGTAATGATAAAAAATTAAGATCATTAGACCATCATAGATTAATTCAAACATTTGAAGAATTTAAAAATAAATTAAATATTATTAATATTCGTAAAGATATTTCAAATTGGTTTATAGCTGAATTAAATTATAATAATTCTTATGTAAAATTTTAAGAGGTAAAAATGGGAGATAATCAAAAATATGTATTAATATCTTATGCATCAAAAGATAAAAAATATTTAAAATATGCTCATCAATTTAAGAAAAATTTAAAATCTCTTGGAATTGTTAATTATGATATAACTTATTTAGATATTCCAAAAGATTTAAATTATTGGAAAGATGAATATAAAAAAGATAAAATTAAGAAAGAATTAATATGTTTACAAAAACCAACTTTGATTCTTAATAAATTAAATTTATATAAAATGCCAATAATTTGTGTTGATATTGATTCAAAATTGATTAAAAAACCAATTTTACCAAATGAATATTTTGATAATTGTTTTATTTTTAGAAAAAATAGGAAATTATTATCTGTAACTAATGGATTTCATGTTCATAATTACACAGAAAATTCAATAAGATTTTTAAAAATATGGGAATATTTATGTCAAAATCCTGAATTAACATATCTTAGTGATCATTGGAGATTAAAAATATCACTTGATTTAATTAAACAAGAAAATGAAAATAATATGTTAAAAAAAATTAGTTCTTTTAAAAAAACTATTATATTAGATGGAATTAATTTATATAATAATACATATATTGAAGGCTTTACAAGATTGAATGATAATATTAAATATTTTGATTTATTTAATCATAAAATAGATAGTTCAATTAATTCAATAGATAAATCAAATCTTTCTAAAAAAAAGATCTTAAAAAAATCAAACCCTTGTGTTCCTATGGGGTTTCCTATGGGTACTATACTACCTTCTAATAAACCAATAAAAATAAATAAAATTAAAAAACCAAAAAGATAATTTAATATAAGGATAAACTTATATGGTTAAAGGGCAAGTAATAAATCATATATTGATTGATAAATATAAATTAATTTTTACAGTAATACCAAAAAATGCGAATACATCTGTAAAATATATATTGGTAAAAGATTTCTTTCCATTTTTTTTAAATAATATCAATATAAATGACCCAGATAAAATACATAGTAATACAATTAAATTATTTAATTTTGTAAATCATGAATTTATGTATAATAATAATGATTATCTACGAATATCTATTGTTCGCAATCCATTTGATAGATTAGTCTCGGGTTGGAGAAATAAAATTAAAAATTTAAATTTAATAAATTTTAAAAGACCAAGAAGACATGGTTTTACTAAAGCTTGTAATTTTAAAGAATTTATACATCAGATTTATAATACATCCGAAGAAAAAATTGATCGACATTTTGTTCCTCAATATCGATTTATTACTTATAATGATATTATTTTTAGTGATCGTATTTTAAAATTTGAAAATCTTACTGAAGATTGGGATAATTTAATTCAAGAAATATATATACGAAATAAAATAAAATTAAGTCGTTTAACTATTAATTTAAATAATACAAAAAATAATAAAAGTTACCGAGAATATTATGATAAAGATTTAATTAAATTAGTTGAAAAAAAATTTGAAAGAGATTTAAATATTTTTAATTATGAGTTTTAATTATGATAGATTATATAATAGTTAGTTATGCAACTGAAGATAAAAAATATTTAAACTATGCTAATAGATTTTTAAATAATTTAAAGAAATTAGATATTCTAAATTATGATATCACTTATATCAAACCTTTTAATTCTGAAGATGCACAAAAAATTTGGAATTATAAATTAGATAAAATAATAGCTCCAAAGAGATTAGCTGCTTTATATAAACCAACAATAATATTAGATAAAATATTACAATATAAAAAGATGATAATTTTTATGGATATAGATGCAATTTTAACAGGTAAACCTAATTTTTCTGAAATTAAAAATTCTTTTGATGTTGGTATTACTTATAAAATTGATAATAATAATAATCTTCCTATATGTGATGCAGTTCATGTTTATAATTATACAGAAAATGCTATTCGACTATTAAAATCTTGGAAATCTTTTTGTGATATATCGAATATATCTTATTTTGGAGATCATCGACGATTAAATATATTAATTAATTTATTTCAAGAAGAAAATAAAATATTTAAACAAGATTTTAAATTAATAGATGTAACTAATATTTTTAAAGATATTTTTAAAGAAACTATGTCATTATCTAATAAATCAAGAGGATTAAGAGGAGCTAAATAAAAAAATATGTCTGTTATTTATTTTGGTCGTAGAGCATTTAAAAGAGTATTAAATCCATTTTTTGAAGAATTAAGTAATAATATTGGTAGAGATGTTTTAATTACAAGTGTTATGACAAAACAAGAATTTAATCAATTTAAAAATTTAAATCGAAAAGCTGATTTTTTTATTACTGGAGAAAATCTTGAACCAAATTTTAAATTAGCTGATAAACAAATAGGTTTTTGGTGTAATTGTAATGATAAAATGTTTAGATTTCCAAATTGGATGTGGCATCTAGATTGGCCTGAAATTAAAGATAATTCATTAAGTACTAATCGATATGGGGAGTCTTTAAAAATAGAAAAGCTAGAAAATTCAATTAATCAAAATTATAATAATATTCGTCAAACGAAAGCTGCATTTTTTACAAATCATTTTAAAAAATTACGAAAAGAATTATATAATATTGTCAATAGTGTTTTAGAATGTGATGGATATGGAAGAGCATTTGATAATGTTGTTAATCTAAAAAAACCAATTTTAGAAAAATATTGTTTTTGTTTATGTCCAGAAAATGATATTGGAGATGGATATATTACTGAGAAAATTCCAGATGCATTTTATGCTGGTTGTATTCCAATTACTTATTGCAATCCAAAAGATTTAGAATTAGATTTTAATAAAAATGCTGTAGTTAATCTTTTTGGATTATCTAAATATGATATGATTAAAAAATTAAAAATAATAAAAGAAGATAATGCTTATTTAAAAGATATCCCATTATTAAAAAATAAATTAAATTTAAAAGATATAAGAGAATTCATAATAGGAGATACATAATGTTATTTAACTTTTCAGATTTCAAAGGACAGGATCCAAAAATTCATCCAAGTAAAAAATTGAAAATTGAACATTTATTATATTTAACTGAAAAATATAATTTAGATAATTTTGTTGAAACAGGGACATATAAAGGGCAAACATTAAAAAGTTTATACCCTTATTATAATAATTTATATTCAATTGAAATTAATAAAGATTTATTTGATATGAATATAGAAAAATTTAAGAATTATAAAAACGTTCATTTATATCTTGGGGATAGTGCTGAAATAATTAATGATGTAACTCCACTTGTTAAAGAATCAACATTATTTTGGTTAGATGCACATGAATCTATAACTGAAAATCCGATATTAAAAGAGTTAAAAACAATTATAAATAATTGTTGTAATTATGTTATTGTTATCGATGATCTAAGATTATTTGATAATCGTAAACATTATCCAACTCGAAAAGATGTATTAGATGTATTAAATTTATTTAATGTTGAATATTCTTGTGATGCATTTGTAATAACAAATCTTAATTAATTTAATTTTTTTGCTATTTTGAAATAAGGAGAAAAAATGAATAAAATATTAATAATGGGTGGTGATGGATTTTGTGGTTGGCCTACTGCTTTATATTTATCTAATAATGATTATGGTGTTACAATAGTAGATAATCTTTCAAGAAGAAAAATAGATATAGATTTAAATTGTAGTTCTTTAACTCCAATATATCATATTGAAGATAGAATTAGAGTTTGGAAAGAAATAACAGGGCATAAAATACAATTTGAACAAATAAATATAGCTAATAATTATCTAAGATTATTACAATTGATAAAAGAAATAAAACCACAAACAATAATTCATTTTGCAGAACAAAGAGCGGCTCCATATTCAATGAAAAATAGTATATGTAAAAGATATACTGTTGATAATAATATTAATGCGACACATAATATATTAGATGCTATTATTGAATCAAAACTAGATATTCATTTAGTTCATTTAGGTACAACTGGAGTATATGGATATAGTTCAGTAGATATGGAAATACCAGAAGGTTATTTAGATATTAAAGTAGATGTTGAAGGACAACAAAAAGAAATGACTATACCATATCCACCACAACCAGGTAGTATTTATCATATGACAAAAACAATGGATGCATTAATGTTTAGTTATTATAATAAAACATTTGGTATAAAAATTACGGATTTACATCAAGGAATTGTATGGGGAACTCAAATAGAAGAAACTAAATTAGATAATAGATTAATTAATAGATTCGATTACGAAGGTGATTATGGAACAGTTTTGAATAGATTTGTTATGCAAGCTGCTATAGGACATCCATTAACAGTTCATGGAACTGGTGGACAAACAAGAGCATTTATTAATATTAATGATACTGTAAAGTGTCTTAAAATTGCTGTTGATAACCCTCCAGAAATTGGTGAACGAGTTAAGATATTTAATCAAACAACTGAACAACTTAATATTTTAGAATTAGCTAAATTAATTTCTAAAATGACAAAATCAGAAATTCGATATTATAAAAACCCAAGAAAAGAAGATCCTGAAAATAATTTAAAGATGAAATGTGATAATTTTAAAAATCTTGGATTGAATCCAATTACTTTAAATGAAGGATTACTTTCAGAAATATATGATATTGCTTATAAATATAAAGATAATTGTGATAAAAATAAGATTATTTGTGAATCTGTTTGGACAGCTGATATGGAAATTGATCATATAGGATCAAAAAATCCAGTTTAATTTATAAGGAGGGTTAAATGCTCTCAAATAGAAAACTATTTAATAATTTAGATGATGAATTAACACCTAAACAAAAATCTCATGCATTTCAATTAGGTGTTGAAGCTAATAAGAAAAGGCAAGAAGAATTAGAAAATGATCAAAAATTAGAACAACAAGAATTAGAACAACAAAAAGAAAAAGAAAGATTAGAAAAAGCTCAAGAAGAATTTGAGAAAGAAAAAGATAAAGAATTAATTAAGAATAAAACTGAAGAAATGAAAGAAGAAGATCCGGAATATAAAAAAGTAAAAACTAATAATAAAGTTGAAGAAATTGATTCTAAATTAGAAGAAAAACAATTAAAAGATCAAGTAGAAAAACAACAAACTCCAGAAGAAGAAAATAAACAAGAAGTTCAATCTGAATTAAAATTATATAATAAGCTAACAACAAAATTAAATTTAATTTTTGAAAAATTTTTAAAATGAATTTTAATTCTTTCATAAATTATATATAAATATTAAAATAAAAAAGGAGTGATAAATGTGACTTTGGCTGAAGCTATATTCATAGGCGAACAAGTTACAATTAAAGATAATAATATTTATTTATCTTCAAATAATTTAAATTTAAAAGATGTATTTAAAGCTATAGAAATATTAACATTTTGTTGTAAAGAATTACAATATTCACATAAATGTATTTCATGTATGAATAAAGAATATCAAAAAAATGAGAAAGAAAAGAATTTATTATAAAGGTAAACGAGTTTCAAAAGGCGAAAATGAGATAATTATATTTTTAAATGAAACAAAAATATATTTTGAAAAAGAAAAATCTTTTGAAAAATGTTTATCATTAAAAGGGAATAAATTAAGATTTGATTTTTGGTTACCTGAATATAATACATTAATTGAATTTGATGGATTGCATCATTTTAAACCAGTAAATAAATATCGCCGAGCACAAAAAACTCACAATAGTACAAAGATAAATGATGAAATTAAAAATTCATTTTGTCAAGAAAATAATATTAATTTAATTAGAATATCTTATAAAGATATTGAATATATATCACTTTTAATTCCTTATTATTTATTTAATTATTAACATTTTTTTAAAGGATTTTTCGAATGCCAACATATAAAAATATTTCACAAGAATCTGTTTCAGGCATATTTACTACAGAATATTTTCATAGAACTGTATTACCTCAAAAAACAGTTGAGACATATAGATATTATGATAATGAAAATTTAGAAAAAACATCAGATGAACCTTATTTTAATCCTGTTTTAAGTTTAACCAATTTAATTTTAGATGACGCGGCAGATTCAGAAGAAATTGTAATTTTAGAAGATTGTAAAAAACTTGAAATATTAAATATATCTGATAATTTATTATATCTTTATTTGCAATCTATTGAAAATACTCCTCCTATGATTATTTCAGCTGGTATGTCTTTTGATTTTGAAGATTTGTTTAGAAGATTTACAAAAATTATTTTAAAAGCATCTGGTACAATTTCTCTTAATACAGTTTTTATTTCACAATTATCTAAAAAAGAGTTTATTTATTAAGGATAATATTATATAGGAGTTTAATTATTATGTTAAAATCAATTATATCAAAAAAAGAGAAACTTGAAAATTTAAATAAAAAATTTGGTGAATTAGATTATTATTATCCTTGTTTTATTGATAATAAATTTGCATTATTTACTGAAACTGAATTAAATAATGCAATTAATAGAGGGCAAAAAAATAAAGAAGAATATTTACCAAGAATTGAAAAGAATTTAAAAAAGATAAAAATAAAGAGAATAAAAAAATGAGATCACAAATAAATACTTTAGAAAAAATTAAAAAAAATTCTGAAGATATTAATTCTTCATATTATTTTCCTTGTTTTATTGATAAAGGATTTGCATTATTTACAAAAAATCAATTAAGTGTTGCAATAAATCGAGGAAGAAAAAGAGAAGATTTATTACCTCGGCAAAATTGGTTATCTAAATTATTTTCAAAAATTTTATGAAAAATAATTTAGAATTTTTCCCAACAGATCAAGAATTAAATAAGTTATTAAATGAATTAAATAAAATATCAAACGAAATTTGGTTTATAGATTTTAAATGGATAAAGATTAATCGAGTTTTTGCCGATCCAAAAAGAATTTTAACAGCGACAATTTCTAAATTAATTAATGATAAGAAACAAATAGAATATCGAGCAAATGATATTTTAGAAATAAAATATTGTTTACAAGGAATTATTCAGCAAATTAAATATAAAAAATAATCTATTAAGGAGAATTTTATTATGGCTGAGATTGTTACACCAACAAGCCAAGAATTATTTCCTGTCCCACATTCACATGTAAATTATACTTTTATTGCATCGACTGTTCTTGAAGAATATAGAACAACTAGATATCTTAATCGTATGATAAATATGTTTGGTCAGGATTGTATTATAAAAGGATTAGAAGTTACATCAATCAATATTACAAGTAATGACTTATTAGTAAATATTAATAAAGGAACATTAATACAAGATTCAACAGTTATTAATATTTCAAATAATTTTGATAAAACAATTACTGGAATTTCTGCCGCTTCACAAATTAATTCTGACTATATTGTGGTAGTTTATACATCTTTTCAATTTCAATGGCCTCAATCTGTACCAACATCAAATCCTAATACATTTTCGATTAGTATTGGTATTTTAGATACTAATATTAATTTAATTCATTCTGGAGATCCATTAAGTACACCTTTAGTTTTATATAATTCTAATATAAATAGAGTAGTTATATATGCGGCAAATATAACAGAATTGGAAAATATTTTAAGTGAAGTTCAAATTGGCGCTTATACATATAATATTAGAGCTAATAGACAAGGTGGATTAGACTTTGATGGTTATAATGATTTAAGTTTATTAAATCCAGATGGTGGTATAATTACTTAATATTAAAGGAGAATTAAAAATAATGTCAATTACAAATTATACACCTACCCAAGAAATTATTTTTGAACCATATTCACAAAAATATTTTTCATTTTTTGATGATTCTAAAGTAAATTATTATATAACACCAGAATTTGGTAAACTTACTGATTTAGTTGGAAATAATATTATTTTAGAAGGATTTGAAATATCAGGTGTAAGTAGAACAAATACAAGTATTTCATGTACTGTTGGATTAGGTCGATTAATTATAAATAATACTTATATTGAAGTAGCATCTTCGACTAATATTACTTATTCACAAGCTAATGTATTTGATGATAGTGGATTTTTTGTATTATCTGCAAGATTTATTAATTATAATACTTTAAGAAAAAATGAATTAACGTTACATTTAACTTATTTCACATCAGGAAATGTTTCTTTTAATGATTTTGATACTTCTAAAAATGCGATTATTTTAGGCGTTTTTAATTTTGAAAAAACAGGTACTAATATTACAAGTGTATCATTAACTGAATCTGGTAGTATAACTTTAGATGGAGTTTCATTTACAATAAGAGATACAGAATTATCTTCTGCTGAAACTATTATTGATGGTAATTTAGTAGATTATGAAGAAATGTCTATACCTTCTGGTAATAATAATTTAAATGAAATTATAGAATTATTAAAAACTAATGGTGGAATTTCTCCTATAACTATTACATAAGGAGATTTTTTAAAATGTTATCAAATTATAACTTGTACATTTTTGAGAATCCTGCATTAATTAATGCAGCTAAACAAGCTGCTGTTTGGGGGATATCTTCTGGATTAGCTTCTAAATTAACATCAGAAAAACCGGCAACGAAAGAACAGAAAAAGAAAAATTTAAAGAATTTAGCAATATCTGTATTAGCTGGAGCTGGAGCAGGTGCTATTGGTTCTAAAATATCTGAATAAAAGAGATTATCATGGGCGTATATACATTTATACCAGTGAGATTAAATTCAAAAAGATTTCCACGAAAACCTTTATATAAAATTTTTGGTAAACCTTTAATACAACATGTTTATAATAATTTTTATAATAGTATATTTAATGTTAATTATATTCTTACTCCTGACTTTGAAATTTATAAATACTGTAAATTTAATAATATGCCAGTAATTTTAAATTCAAATAAAAATATTAAATGTGGAACTGATCGAGTAGCTGAAGCGGCAAAAACATTAAATTTATGCGATGATGATATAATTATAAATATTCAAGGTGATTTACCATTTGTAAATACTGTTGATTTAACAACTATTGCATATAATTTTGTAGAAAATGAAAATTTATATTGGCTAACTATTTTACAAAAATTAAAAGAAGCTAATATTAATAATATTAATACTGTTAAAGCGATTTGTAAAAAGAAAAATCAAAATGAATATATTAAAATTATTAATTTTAAAAGATTATTAGATAATTCTGATTTTAATTATGATATATTTCATCATGTGGGTATATATGCTTTTCGAAATAATTTTTTACAAATATTTTATAATTTAAATCAAACAATAAATGAAAAAAAATATTCTTTAGAACAATTAAGAGGTATTGATAACAATTATAATATATATGGAATTTTTTCTGATTTTAATTATAAAAGTATAGATACACCTGAAGATATTAATTTAATTAAAAATATTAATAAAGAGGAATAATATGACTACTGAAATAGCAAGAATAGCTATAGATCCTTATGGTATTCAAACTGATCATAGTACTGCTAGTAGTAAAAGTATATTTAAAGAACAAAATTTAAGGTCAGGAACAATATTATCAAAAGAATTAATTAAATTAATTTCAATATTTGATAATAATACAATATTAAAAGGATTAACAATTAATAATATTTGGAGATCAAATAGTAATAGAACTTTAAATATTAGTTTAAATATTGGTAAAGTTTTTCAAGATAATACATTTATTGATTTGCAATCTATTCCAAATATTTCTATTGATATATTTAATGAATATTCAATTTCGTCAATTGATATTACAGATAATTATTTTGTAATTAGTGGTGATCATGTTGATGAATTTCCATCTGGAAAAATTTTTGGGATATTTAATTCAACAGAAAGCTCTTATAATCATACTAATTGGGTAGTTTCAAGTTCAGAATTATCAGGTGGAAATACAATAATTTCAACAGTACAAAATTTATCGATAGATAATTCAACTGGAGAAATTATTAATGATAATTTTCCAGATAATAATTCAATAGTTGGTAATATATTACTTACATTAAAATATCAATATAATAAAAATATTACTGGTAATTCTTTAGAAGTTGCACCAGTATATATTACATCAGATTATACATTTTATCCAAATTTTTCAAAAAATTCTAATAAAATTATTTGTGGAATAGTTTCTATTATTAAAGATTTAGACGATTTTATTATAACCCCAACTGTATATAAAATTGATGATTCACCAATTATTTTTAAATTATATAATCAAGAATTTACTAATCATAATAAAACAAAAGTAGTTGATATGTTAGATGGTAGTGTAATTACTTAAAAACTTATAAAAAAGGAGAATTTTATTTTGGAAATATTAACTAAGAAATATTGGAATGCAGTATTATCTAAATTAATTGAAACATTCATTTCAGTTAAACTTTGGATAATTGTTTTAGCATCTTTTTTTGCTTTTAAATTAATATATTTGTTTATTGAAATAAAAGATGTTATTTTAACATTTGCTATTGATCCACATTTAGATATTAATAATAATGAAATGTTAAGTATTCTTACTACTTGGAGTAAATCTCTTTTAGATATAACATTTGCAATGTTTGCAAGTGTTATTGTTGTTATTGTATTATCGCGTGAGGTTTTTAAACATGCAAAGATTAGTAAGAATTATGAATTTGGATGTGAAAAAGATCATACATCAAAAGACATTAAAGATGAAATGGTTTAAAAAATGGATATTAATTTAACTGCGATTGTAGGAGTATTAGGAGTATTAGCTGCATTATTTTTTGGATTTAAAGGTAAGTTATCTGGTATTTTATCGGCAAAAAGAGATATTCATAAAAAAGAACAAACTAAAATTGAAAAAGAAGTTGATATAGTTAAAAAAGATATTATTAAAAAAGAAGAAGAAATAAAAAAATTAGAAGAGAAATCTAAAAAAGCTGAAGAAGTAATTCAAAAAATTGCCGCTTCCAAAAATGAAGAAGTAAAAAAAATTCTTAAAGAAGAAGATACTAAAAAGTTAATTGATGAATTTAATAAATGGTAATAAAATTTTAATAAAAAAAGGAGATTTTTAAAATGTCAAAAACATTACATAACTCAGATATTTCTGGTGCAAAGAAAAATGTAAAAGATATTGAAGTATTTGGTAATGGAGATCTTTTTCAATTATTATCCAAAGCCAGTAGTGAACAAGAAGGATGGATGAAATCAACTAAAGCTATGGAAATTGAAAATATTGGATGTGTAGTTCAAGTTACTACTCAACAAATGAATCCAGATGGTTCTTATTCAATAGCTGAAGCTCTTACATTTGTACCTGATGTTTGTGTTATTGACGATATTAATAATGGACGAAAATTAGTTGATAGAGATTTAATATAACTATTATGTATACCTGCTATTTTCACAGATACTTTAAATTAAATTTAGAAAATGGCGTAAGTATTTGTGCAAAATCTCCTCCTAATTTCATTGGACGTGTTTACAAAGATTTAGCTCCTCCATGGGAATTAATAAAGAATCTTAAAGAAACAGGCAATGAACAACAATATGTTGAAAATTATTATAAGAAAGTATTATATCAATTAGATCCGAAAAAAGTTTATCAGGATTTGAAAGATAATATAATCTTGTGTTATGAGAGTCCTGAGAAATTTTGTCATCGACATATAATATCTTATTGGTTAAATAATGAGTTAGGATTACAAATATCGGAGTATTAATAATTTGAAAAAATATAAACAATATATAATTTACAGTACAATTATTATTTTAAGTTTATTTATTTTTGGGTGTAGTGGAAAAGAGATTCAACCTATTACAATTCCTAAAGCGAATTTTGAAAAAACTGAAAAATTTGTAATTGAAGAATATATTAATAAACCAGAAAGACCAGATTTACAAACATATGATGAATTATTTAATGAGGTACAAGATCCTGAAAAGATTCATCATTTTGTATTTGATAAGTATGAATTTGCTAAAATAGTTGCATTAAGTAAATCATTTGATAGTCAAAAAGAAATGATAGATCAATTATCTATTATTATAAATTTAAAAATAGATGAAATTAATGCATTAAAAGAATTAATTGCAAGTAAAGAAATTTTAGCAGAACATATGGCTATATTGTATGCAAATGAACAAAATATACGAAAAGAAGAAAACCAAACGTATAAAATACAAAGACTAACAGATAAAGTTTTTATGTTTATTCAATCTGGTGTTATAGTTGCATTAGCTTTAGCTTTATAATATATTTTTGAAAACGACAAGATTTTTCATATTCTCAAATTTTATATATAAATTATATAAACAAGTAGTTATGTTAAGCTATTAAATTTTTTTATAACCTTTTAAAAATGTTCTTTATTTTTCGTTTGGGTTTGGTTGTAAATACCTGTCTGTGATAAGCATTATTAGTTTGACATAACTACTATGAATTGATAGCAAATTATTCCTAGAGAATATTCTTAATAGGAAGGCTATGTAATTCATGTTGTTCTCCTGCCTTTCCCAGATATTTTATATTTGGGAAAGGCGAACAATAAAAATAATTTTTTGAGGATTCAAAAAAATTATATATAAATATATAAAGTATTGTGTTTGGTTGGTTTTTTTCGCTCATGGTTATAATGATACATGGGCCCGATAAACCGCGGTTGGCCGACCGACATAATAAAGCTGTATGGTATGTCTGGCGAGACTGCCTACCAGCGTCCAATCTTGTAACTATCAGCAACGTGAACGATGCTTACAAGATTTATGACTCAGAAAATAATTCTGAGTCGGCTTTAGATCTGACTATCTAAAGCTAAGCCCCCTTCGAATTCGCAATTGGCCGCGAAAAGATGTGGGTTAGAAAAAAACTCAGTGGAGATCCGGGGAATTTCGGGTTGTAGAAGCTGAGTAGGTCACGGGTTGCTTGTCAATCCCTGATCAATTCGGACATATTCATATTATATGGGTATGTTCCATGGAGGTCTCCTTGGTCGCGTGCGCGGCGCTGTCAGGGAGACCTTTCTATTTTTTATTTGTAAAAAAATAAATTCTTATATTAACATACATAATAATTGTATATTAATATAAGAATTTTATTTTTTAATTTTTTAAAGAATCTTGCCGCTTCCAAAAATAAGGAATATAAGTATTAATACTTTATTCGAATCAAAACAAGATAAAACTCCACTTACATCAGAAGAATATAAACAAGTAAAAGAACGATTTGGGAAAGTTGGATGTTCTTTTGCAAAGAATAAAGATGGAAAATATTACTGTTATACACATCGAGCTAGATCTAAGTATTATAATTCTATTGATAAGATCCCTAAAGATAGAGTTAAATTTATTGAATCAACAGGATAAAAGTAAATAATAATTAGGAAATTATATTATGTTATCAGTAATTGAGAATGTTATTACTTATCCAATAGGAGGTGGTAATATTCCTATTTTAACTAATCACCCTGTTATTAAGAATAATAGACAATCTAAAAATCGTTCACCGACTTTAAGATCTAATATTAAGATTGGATCTAAAGTTCAAATTGTAGAAAAACAAAATCAAGGTACAGAGAATTATACTGATGGTATAGTTAAAAGAATTTTAACTAAATCAAAAAACCATCCTAGAGGTATAAAAGTTCAACTAAAAACTGGCCAAGTTGGACGAGTTATTAAATTATTATAATAATTATTTTTTATTAAGGAGTATTTTTAAAAATGGAAACTGTTAAATTTGTTGATGATGGTGCGTTTTATGTAGAATGTGATGGACCTGGTGTAGCTTTATATACTGTAAATAAGATTGCTTCTAGTGCAACTGTTGAGTGTATTGTTGCTGCTGATTTGGATGCTGGAGATTATCTTATTATTCCTACGCCTACTACAACTTATTATGCGTGGATGGATATAACTGGTGATGGTACTACTGACGATCCTGCTCCGGATGGATATGATACAGATGCAGGTATTCAAGTAGATGTTTCAGGTGCAACTACTGCTGCCCAAGTTGCTACTGCTTTAGCTACTGCTATTGATGGAGTGACTGGATTATCTGCCGCTGTTTCTGATAGTATTTATGTAGATATTGATGTTGACGCTACTGGTGCGTGTGATCCTATTTCTGATTTCAGTTGTGGATTTACTTTAACTGCTGTATTAGGTGGAAAAGATGAAAATGAATTAGTTAAATCTGGAGTTCCTAATTCAGATACAAGTATTGTTAATATTGTTGATGTTACTTATTCTTCCACTACAGATACTTTAGTTGTATTAGCTAAAACAAAAACAACTACACCTGTAAATAATCCTTCAACTGGATTAGTAGGTTCTGGATATAATTATATATATTCATATGAAGCTATTACTCATTCTGATTTTGTTCTTGGATAAAAAGAAATAATCTTTTAGAAGATATTTGGAAGCGGTAAAATCTGTCGCTTCCAAATATTATTTATATATAATTTAATATTCGAAAATTTTATATATAAATAATATTAATAGTTCCCTTCTTATTTTGTTTTAATAGCAATTTTTTAAAAAAAGGAGAAAGAAATGTTAGATCCGAATAAGAACTATAAGGCAGAATTAATGAAATTAGTTACAGAATTTTCAAAAAAAGAAAATTGGGTTATTTCTAAAGATGTTAATGATTTAAAAGTATTTACATGGGTTGGAGAATTTGATCCAGTAAAGGTAGCAGAAGATTTAATTCAAGAAATTATTACACCTCCACCTGGAGGTAATACATCTAACATTTCAGATGATGTAGCTTAATTATTTTTATCCTGATAGTCGTTTTGACTATCAGGATAATCTATTTTTCGCCGCTTTCCAAAAATCTAAATTACATAAAAGGAGAAACTTATGTATTTTCAATTAACAAAAGAAGAAGTAAAATTCTTAAAAAGACAACTCCCTACAATTCGTTTGAATGGTTATCATATTGAGAAATTTCAATCAATTATGAAATCATTAGATAGTCCTATTAAAGCTATTCCAGAAAAATCAATCACTTCTGAATCAAAACAAGAAGAAGTATATTCAAATTCTAAAAAATATGTTACTAAAGATGATTTTTATGGTATTAAACAAAACGAAGTTAAACAAGAAGTTTTAGTCGACGAACCTGTATCTTATGAAGAAGATATTCTTGAAAATAATTCATTTTTAAAACCACCTAAAATTGAAAAAACTATTAAAGAAGATCCTCCAAGTTATGAAGAACAATTAACAAAATTAGAAAAAACTAAATCATTAGAATATGAAAATAATGAAGTTGAAACTCTTAATGATTCTATTGACTCAGAAAAAGAAATTCCTGAAGTAAATGATTCTCAGAATAATTTAGAAGAAGAAGAAATTGAAGAAGAGGAACAAGATCCTATTCAAACAGAGCCAGATGATTCTATTTTTAGAAATCAATCAACTGATGTTGAATCAGCTAGTATTTTTTCTGTTGTTGATAGCCGAACACAAAAGAATAATTAATTTTTCATAATTTGTATATAAATTATTAAAATAACATGTCATTAAATTTCCTTAATATTATGTCATGGTATCTCCTTGGTTGGATAGAGTGCAGTATTTATTTATCGCACTCTATTCTCGTTTTTTTAATTATTATAATATCTTTTTGGAGATTATTTAATATGTCCGAAGTATTTACAACCAGCTATACAATTAATTATACTGATCAAGATACTGGAGTAGTGAATAGAATAATTAATTCATTAAAAACATTATCTCCAGAAGATTTTATGAATGGTAAAATTACATTAGAAGCTAACGCAGAAACAGATGCAATTGATGTTCTCTTAGGAGATAATCAAAATTTTATTTATTTTGAATCAGATATTCCTATAAATTATCAAATTAATGCAGATGGTAATGAAATTCAGAATACAACTATCTTTCTCCACTATGGAGAAAAGATAGATCTTTATTTACATAATCCAGATACAGAAAATGATGCAACTGTGAAATATGCAATTATGTCTTTTACTGAATAACTATCAAAAAAAATAAAAAAAGAGTAAGGCGGTTCTTTGATGGACTCTCTATGTTACTAGAGATCCAGAACCGCCTTTTTCCAGGTTTTTTTCTTTCCGATAATCGCTCGCCCTCCCTATTGGGAGAACTGCGCAGCGCAGCTTTGAGTAAATCTAAATCCCAAAGCTGCTAGATTTACAGAAATGGCATTTTTTTCTCCTTTCCCCGCTTAGGGAATTTTTATTTTTTTGATATTAATAATATTTATATATAAAATTTTTGAATATTAAAAAAAAGATTCCCCTCCCTATCAAGATACTTTTGAAGTATTTGATAAGGAGGGAAATGAGTTTAAAGGAGGTTGGCTAAATACGCCTCCTTAAACTCTTTTCGCAGATCAATCCAAGATGGATGATCTGCAAAATGACTATCCCACATCCAAAACTTGGGTGTGGTTTGCGTCATAAGGATCACGAGAAAAATCTCGCGATCCATCTCTGTGTCGAAAGGAGTCTGCAAAGCAAACTCCTCTATGTTATATGACCAATAACCCATGGGCGAGTATTTTACCCACGGGGTATATATCGGCTGATTCATCACCATCGCCGACCAGACGATGGTAATGGTGGAAAGGACTATCAATCCTTTCCAGATTTTTTTAAAAATTTTCATAATTTTTCTCCTTTTTTTGATTTTTATAGGATTAATATATTTATATAATTTATATATTCAAATTAAGAATATGAAAAATTCTGCCGTTTATAAAAATATCAAAATTCTAATAATTTAACATTATCATTTAAATATTTTGTATCTTTTAAACTATTAATAAAATCTTGAATTGTATAATATGGTTTCCCTTTATTATTTTTATCCATTCTTGGATAGGTATAAACATCAGTTTTTAGTTTATATTTTTCAATAATATAAATCAATAATTGGCTTTTGCCTTTATTCATTCCACCACTCATACAATCATAATATTCACTTCCGATAAGCATTCCAAGCATTTCTTCAATTGAAGTTATTTCACTATTGTTTTCTTTTTGGGTATCATTAATTTTTTTAAACCATTTAAATTTATCAATTAATTGATAATAGCTATCTAATAATAAAGTGATTTCATCTACTTTTTCGTCAAATTTTGAACCTTCAAATTTAAAATTTAAATTCTCAATTTTAAATACTGGCCTAACTAATACAATTCTTGGCTCATTAAATCCATTATTAACTATTGGAAATTCTTCAATTGGAACATTATCTTTATTTAAATAATAAATATATTCATCATTATTTGACATTGGAGACATTTCAATAATATAACGAAATGCATTTTCTACTTTTTCATTTTTTAACTCGGGTAAATTCATAGTTATTCTCCTGTAAAAAAAGATTATTAAAAAACTTACATTAATATTATAATTTATATATTAATTTTTAGAATATAATATTAATTTAAATTTTTTAATAATAATTTAAATTCTGCCGCTTTCAAAAAAAATATTAAGGAGAACATATAAAATGTATTCAATATCTGCAACATTATTTAAGCCATTGATTTCAGTAAATAAAATAAATCAAGTTCCAGTTGGAAAACATAACCATATTCCAGATGATGAATTTGATCCTAAACAATTAGAGATGGGTATACAAGTAGAATTTGAACATACAGACGATTTTTCGATTGCAAAATTCATTGCTAAAGATCATCTTGCGGAGATCCCTGACTATTATATTCGTTTAAAAAAGATGGAAGATGAGGCTAAAATCGAATTATATAATAAATTAGGAAATAAAGAATAATTAATTTTTGTGGGAGAGACAAGTTAGCTACTTGGTGAGTTGCCACTACAACTCCTCTCCTTCCCCTTTAGTGGAAGGAAAAATAAATGTATAATATAATTAATAATTATCATATTAATAATATTTGTCAAACTAATATTATTAAAACATTAGACCAAGTTAAATATTGGAATAAATTAAATTGGCCATTATATATGCATCAACAATTTTGGAAACATATTGAAATTATTAAGCCGGATAATTTTAATATGTTTAATATAGAATTTATTTGGAATGGCCCAAAAGATATTAATAATAATCCATTATTTTTATTTGATAATCAGTATTATTTTGTAAAATCTATTTTATTTCAACAATATTATTATATAGAATCTTATAATTTATATATATTAAATGATATTTTTAATTATACTGATCCACAACAATTAATACCATTTCAAGTTTATCATAGTTATTTAGAATATATTGTAAAATTAATTTTTAAATATAAAGATATTGATTGGATAGGTATTAAAAAGAATGAAATTGATTTATTCAATAGATTAAAATGGGATATTAAAGATATTAGAAGATTTTTTAGTAAAATAAATATTCCGCAGGATTATATAAACGATCATTGGATGTGGACAGCTGGTAAAAGTAATGGTTATGGACAATTTAGTCATGTTTATAGTGGACAAATATCACATCGATTAATATATGAATTAATATTCGGTAAAATATTGAATACTAATGTTGTTAGACATATTGGAGATATAGAAAAAAGTAGTGTTAATATTTTTCATTTAATATTAGGGGAAGTAAAAGATAATAATAATGATAAAGTTTTAAATGGAAACTCTTGTTTTGGTGAAAAAAATCCTAAATCTAAATTATCTGAATTAAGTGTAATTAAAATTGAAGAAGATATTTTTAATAAACAATTTAATACTATATATGAATTAAGTCAAAAATATAATATTAGTAAACCAACAATTATGGATATTATACATTATAAAACATGGAAATATGTTACAGATGATTTTGCAAAAAATAAAAATATGTGTACTAAAGAATTGTTAGAAATTTTTTCAATAAATACATATGAAAAATATAAAATTATGTGGACAAATAATTCATTAGGAGAAGCAAATCCTAATTCAGTGTTAACAAAAGAAAATGTATATAATATTATAACACAAATATATGAAAAAAAATTTATAACAATACAAAAATTATCAGAAGAATATAATGTAAACCCAAATACTATATGTATGATTATATCTTATAAAAATTGGGCAAACATAACAAATGATTTTGCAAAAAATAAAAACATTTCTGTTCAAGAATTATTAGATATTTTTAATAAAAATATTTTAGAAAATTCTTTTAAACGTAGATCATTTGTTATGTCTGGAGAAAATTGTCATACATCAAAATTAACTAATTATAATGTTATATTTATTTATTTATTATATATTGTTTGTAATGTTACTCATAAACAGATTTATAATTATATTATATTAAAAAAAATAGTTAAAGTATCACTCTCTTCTATATCACATGCAATTAATGGAACAACTTGGAAGCCATTACAATGTTATAGAGATGCTATTGATGAAATGAAAATAAAAGGATTATTACCAACATTATCTTTAGAATTACTTAATATAATAGACATTAATAATTTGTTTATTACATTATTAAATTTTATGAATTCAGATTTAAAATATCAAAATTCTTATTATTTAGACATTTTGAATAAAAAATTTGAAGATAATGAGTAAAATAAATAATTTATTTTTCGTTATTTCCAAAATTAAAAAAATAGGAAAATTTTAATCATGTTAAGTACACAAAAATTATTTTACAAAGAAGACGAACTAATTAATGAGTTCGGTGTAGAAACAGCAGTTATTGGTGGATTAGCTTTAGCTATTGGTGGATTATTTCAAGCAATTAGTTCACATCAAAAAGCTAATCAAATTGAATCTTTATTATTAACTCAATACGACGATGATTATTTAACATTAAAGTTAGATTCAGATATTGTTGTAAACGATATTATAAAAAACTTTACAGTTAGAGGAAAATTATTAAAGAGATTTACTGATCGTCAGAGTATGACTTTAATTGTTAACATGGAAGCGGCAAGATTATTAAAACAGCATTTTTCTAAATATCCAATTTTTAAATATTTATTTGAAAATAAAGAATTGAATTATAAATCTGGAGAAGATTTCTTTAAAGATCATAAAGATCTATTTAACATCTTTGGTGATTTTAGATCTAAGTCAGCAATTACTTGGGATGGTGCAATTAAAGCATTTGTAACATTAGGATTGAGTCAAAATATTAATGAATTAGATGATAAAGTTATTGCTAATCTTTATTTTCTAGCATTGTTCTTTAGACAGTTAGCTTTATATAAAGATAAGATTGGGGAAATGACATTTAAGTTTAAGAAGGTCCAAATTAGACATAATTATTAAAATAAATAATTATTGATTCTCTTAGAATAATATTTCTAAGAGAATCAATAATTTGTTAATAAATTATATAGTTCTTTTATTTCTTGATAACAATCCCATTTTTCATTCATATAATGAAAATTAATTGGATCAGATATTAATAACTCATAACATAATTCGTAACATGGATTATTAAAATGAACTATCCATACAGGTTTAGATATTATTAATTCTAATTGTAAATTAAATGGTATTTCTTTTTTCGCGCGTTTAGATTTATTTAATAACCAAAAAATACCATTAGTATATGTAATATCGTTAGTATTGTTTAATTTATAATATTGAATTTTATTTTGTGAGGAATTCATATAATTCTTTCACTTCTTGATAATAATCACATTCTGGATTGATATAATTAATAATAAAAATATCTTTATATAATGCTAATTGGCAAATTTTAAAAGATGGATTTTTTATATATATAAAATAAGTTATATAATTTTTAACTATATACAATTGAATCTTTTTACAAGGATTTTTAATATATTTAACATTATATGGATTATATTTAATACTAGCAAATTGACATCTCTCCGATGGAGTTTCAATATTTTCAATTAAATAATTATATTTATAAATAATTTTATATTGATCATCTTCACAAAATTTATTTAAATCTAATTTAATTAATTTTCGATAATTATTTAATAATTGAGGAGTTAATCTTATCATTTTTTCTCCTTAAAAATTTAAAAAGTTTATATTAGTATTATAATTTATATATTAAATTTTAGAATATTAATTTAAGTTTTTTAAATAATTTTTTAAGCGGTAAAAAATAGATTCTTTTGTTGAATTTTGCCGCTTTCAAAAATAGGAATAAATAATATGTTATCTGTTAATTCACTTTATCGCAATTTATATAAAGATAATTTTGATAGTCTTTATGAATCTATATTGAATGATTTTGATGTAGATAATATTAATCCATTATTCGAAGTATCAATTGATGCTCCTAGATATTTTAAACAATTAGAAATAGATTTAGATATATTCACTCAGAAAGATTATAATAAAATTTCTCAAACTGAATTAAATAAAGTTACAAATAAATTATATAAAACTTTATCTAAGATATTAAATGTTGATGTCGGTTTATATATTGGTGATTTTAAAAATTGTATGATTTATCCACAATATTATTTTATAAAGAAAAAAGATATTAAATTTGATAAAAATAAAAAACCTATTTTAGAAGAATCTTTACTTAATATAAAAACTGCATATTTCTTTATTGATATTGAATTATTTATGTATAAATTAAAATTAACACCAGCAGAAATGGTTGGTATATTACTTCATGAAATTGGTCATTTGACTTATCATAGAAATTTCATTACTAATTTTTTTGGCCAATTTTTATCAAGATTTAAAAATGTATTGATTATAAGTTCAATTTTTTCATTTATTAAAATGACTTTATATGCTTTTTCTCCACAATTTATTGCTTTATTTTTATCTATTATTTTTTTATTTACTCGAACACTTTCATTTTTTGAACATAAACAAGAATATTATTGTGATAAATTTGCAACTAAATATGGTTATGGTGATGAAATAGCTAGTGCATTTATTAAATTAGGAAATTATACTAACACAGTTACTAAAACATCAAGAACATTATTTAAAAAAATAATTGATTTTATTAAAACAATTTTTAATTCATCCACTCATCCTGGAACGGTTAATCGAATTTGTACAATAGCTGAACAATTAAAAAAAGATTATATTAATAGTTATCCAAAAATAAAATCTACTCTTGAAAGAGATTTAAATAGATTAGGTTGTTAAAGAATCTAAATTTTGCCGCTTCCAAAAAAAAATAAAATAGGATAAGATAATAAAAATTATTTTATTATCTTATCCTATTTATAATTTCATTTTTACATTATTAAAAATTCATAAAATTCAATAACTCTTTTATAACAACAGCATTTATAATTAATATAATTTATTGAACTTGTTTTATAAATAATATATTGACAAGTTTCAAAACTTGGATTTTGAAATACATTTTTCCAAAAAACATAATTATATATAAAATATTTAAAATTATTCACATATTTTATATTATAATTTATATTTATTAATAAACAACTTTCAATAAATTTAGAATAATAAATAATGTTTTTATTTTCACTAATAATCCATAATAATTCATTTTGACAAGAAAGAAACATGTCATCAGTTGGATATTTAATATATTTAATATTTATAGGATATTTTTTAATTCCTTTAATTATATAATCATTTATCCATTTTAATTCTTTTAGAATTGGTAAAATATTTCTTTTTTCTAATTCATAATAATATTCAAATGTTTCTTTAAAAAATAATTTTTGATCTTTTTCTAATTCATTTAATTGTTTTTTTAACATTTCATCTTGAATTTTACTTTGATAAAAATTCATATAACTGTTTCACTTCTTCAAAACAATCACATTCTGGATTAATAAAACTCATTAAATCTTTTAATTTTTTATTATCATGTACTAAATAAAATGCATGATAATCTTCTTTATTACTAAATGAATTAATTGTATTGAATAGAAATTCTTGACATACTTTATAAGTAGGATTTTTAATATAAGATATATTAAATCCACTTTTATGTTTAGCTAAATATATAGATCTTGGAGTTCTAATAGCTAATAATTGTAATTCTTCATCAGGATTATCAATATATTTAATATTAGATCCATCTTCTTTTATTAATCCAATAATTTCTTCTCGAGTCATTCTAGAACATATTTCTTTTTGTTCTAAAAATTTGTATTGATAATCTAATAAAGATTTAGATGAATTATAATATTTATGAGTATTCATTATTTTAGACTATTTTTTAATATCTATTACTAATAGAATTTTTTGTCGCATTCACAATATCAGGAATAGAACTTTGTATTGCCATAGCAAACATATCTTTAAAGAATGTAGCTGCTAATTTATTAGCTTTCTCTTCAAGAACTTTTTCAAATTTTTCTGATAACGCTGCTTTATATTCACCATCAATATATTCACTCCCAATTTGAAATTCAGGACTTTGAAAATGTTTTTCAAGTCGAGTAATAACAATATCTCGACATTGATTCCATATAATAGCTCTGAAAGGAGATATTGGAGTTGTTAATTCTGAGATTTTATTATAATTATTTATACTTCTAATAGTAAAATTATTAGATGTAGTCTGGAAAAATGCTTTAATTTCATTATTTATAAGTGTTTCAAATTTATCGTCTGGAATAAGATTAAAGAAATTTAATTTTACATTTTCTGTAATCTTCTCTTTAAGATCTTGCATATTCATCAGTTCATTAGTCATACTTTTTCTCCTTTTTACTTTATTAGAAATTCATAAAACTCTTTTATCTTTGGATATTCAGGATGATCAGTTCTAATAAATTGATAGTATTCTATATTATCATATAATACTTGTTGAATTACTTCAAAATTAACAAAATTATTTTTTAAATTATATTCAATAACTGGATCACGAACTTTTTTAATTTTAAATGCAAAATTAATATATTCAATTGGTTTAGTAGAAGTAATCATATTGTTAAATACTTATGCATTTGTTTAATTTCATTATAACATTCAGTTTGACTTGAAATATAGTTTATTATATTAATGTCTTTATAAAGAAATTCTTGGTAGATTTTTAATGGTAGATTTTTAAAATAGAATATATTTTTTATACTTCTGTAATGAATAAGCCCAGTAATAAATTTTTCTTCTGTAACTTTTTTATTTAAAATTATTTTTAATTTATCTTCATCAAATTTATTCATTAAATATAATCGTTCAATGTATTTACAGATTTTAATTCTTTTCATATTTATTAATTCAATTAAAAATTCTATATTTACTTGATTTAAAATGAATGATCTGTAATCATAATTATATTCATTTAATAATTTATGAAATGTTTTAATATTATTTTTATTTCTTAATATACTTTTAATTCTTTTGTAATCGGCAGATTCTTTTCTTTTTGTCATAATTTTAAAAACCTATAGTATTCTTTTATTTCATTATAATTTTTAGTATCTTCTGAAATATTCTCGAATATATTTATATTAGATTGAATTGCTTTAAAATAAACATATAATGGTAGATTTTCAAAATATTTTATTGATGCTTCCCACATATATGCTACTTTATTAATCCAGTCATTATGTGGATGTGGATATAATAATTTACATAATATTTGAACTAATTTATCTTCATTAAACTTATTAATTAAATATCTTTGTTCAATATATTTAGTAGATTTATTAATATCTATTTCTATTATTGATAATAATTTGTTTAAAGATAAACTATCTAATTTAAATTTTTCAACTTCATTAAAACAATTTAAATTTCGAATATATTGAATATAATCGTTTTTGTTTGATAATGCTTTTAAAAATTGATAATCGGCAGATTCTTTCATTATTTTCCTTTCTAAAAATATAAAATTTAAAAAAGTCTTATATTAATATAATTTATATATTAAATTTAAGAATCTTAAAAAAGAATCTACTTTTTCGCCGCTTCCAAAAAAAATAAAATAGGTGATAAGATATATAAATCTTATCATATCACCTATAGGTTTTAATATTACACACTTTTCATATAATTATCAATTTCAGGACAATATTTCAAAAAAGCATATAATTGTGCTTCTTCTTTTGTATCAAATGTAATTCCTTTTAATTCTTTAATCCAATATTTTTTAGTATCTTCAATATATTGGTATGTATATTTATTTTCAAATTCTTTTAACATTTTAATAACGGTATATATATTTGAAATTTGGTCTGCATTATAAAATAATGCATTGATAATATGTTTGGTAATTCTATTATTTTCCAAAGTAGGGATTTTAAGTTCGATATATTTGTATTCATCTGCCATGATTTTTATTCTCCTCTTTATTTATTTATTAATTATCTAATGGAAATATTTCATCTAATGTTTTATTTTGATCGTAATCTTTTTCAGAATCCATAAATTTTTTAATATTTTCGTTATTAATTATAATATCCATTTGTTCTAATTCATTAAAACATTCATTACAAATGTATCCATGATTTTCTGAATATCTAATACATAAAATAGTTTTACAACCTTTTCTATTACAAGCTCTGTTACTCATATTATTCTCCTTTTTTTATTAATTATTTAAGACTATGTCGTTTAATAAAATCAATATCCTCTTTAATTTCTTTATCTGAATAATCAACATGTTGATTATCTATAATTTCATTAACTGTTTTTTCAATTAATTCAATTGCTTTTTTTGGTTTTTTCATAACAATACTGGCTCCACCTAAAATTAATCCAAGTTGAGTACCAGTTACTAAGTATCTGTTAGCCATGATTTTTATTCTCCTTATTTAGATAGTTAAAAATTCTTTAATAATCTATTTTTCGCCGCTTCCAAAAATAATTTTATTTCCTTTCTAATGGATCACCACAAAACTCACAACAATCACATGATGGATCATGAATCTTATGATACATACAAAATCCAAATGGACTTTTAGGACAGTCCCATTCTGTTGAGATATAATACCATTCAATTTCTTCATCAATTTCAGGATATTCTTTTCCATCTCTATCTCTATACATTAATTTATATCCTATTCTATCTAATTCTTCTTTAGCTATTTCATAAATATATTCACTTAATACACTAATTTGATTATAGACTTGTTCAATTTTCTTTTTAATTTCTTCTTGTTCATATTTAACAATTTCTATTTCATTAAGTATTTCATTATTTCCCATTATTTTTATTCTCCTTTATTTAAAGATTGTATGAATAATAAATCTAAAGAATATTAATAGAACACAAAACATACAAAAAACAATAACATCAGACATTATTTATTCTCCATTTTTAGATTTTTTCATAGAGTTAAAAATTGATATAACTCTTTTAATTCATTATAATCTTCTCTAGTTTTATTTATAAAGAAGAAGTAATATGATGATAAATATATAAATTTTTTTAATACTTTAAATTTTAAGAAATTTTTATTATCATTAATAATAATATTTATAGCATGTTTATTTAATTTTAATTCGCTATCTAATGTTATTAAATTTATAAATTGAATATTAATTTTATTAGATTCATTTTTAATTTTATTAATATATTCTTTAGAGATATTTCTTTTATCAATATAATATTCACCACCATGAGTAAACATTTTTATCACCTTTACATAGTTAAGAATTCATATAATTCATATACTTTTGGAAATCTTTTAATATCCACATATTGAATTGCATTTGGATCTTTTCTAATAGCTTCAAGACAGAGTTCTTCTGTTTGATTTTTAACATATTGTAATGATGATCCATCTTTTTTAACAGCTTCTAAACATATCTCTTCTGTTTGATTTTTAACAAATTGTAATGATGATCCATCTTTTTTAACAGCTTCAAAACATATCTCTTCTGTTTGATTTTTAACAAATTTTAATGCATTTTCATTTTCTTTTACAGCTTCCATACAAATTTGTTCTGTTTTATTTTTAACATATTGTAATGCCCACCCATTTTGTCTTATAGCATCAATACATATCTCTTCTGTTTGATTTTTAACATATTGTATTAACAAGCCACTTTCTTTAACTTTTCTTAAACAATAATCTTTATCATACCATTTTAAAAGTTTTTCTTTCGTATAATACATATTTTTATTCCTTTCTAAAAGATAAAAATTTTTATTCTATATTTATTATTTATATATAAATCTGTTGAATCTTAAATAAGTTAAAACTCTTTTAATTTTCTAAAATTTTCAACAATTTTAACTTATAATATAGACGTGTAAATTCTTATGAATATTAATTTAATTCTATTTTTGACTCTTTAAAATAATTTTAATTTCTGAATTTTTATTTTTTAGGACGGGATAAAAACAAGATTCTTTTTAGATTAATTAGATCTTTTTGGTAAGCGGCAGATTTTAAAATTTTGCTACTTTAGAAAATTTAAAAATCTTTAAATGATAACTTTAACCTTGGTGGGAAATTGCTCACCAAACTGAGTGAAAATTTAGATTTATCTTTAAAAAACTCTATTTAATTTTAAATAATTTTATTTTTATTCTTAAAAACTCTTTAATAATCTATTTTTCGCCGCTTCCAAAATAAAATAAATTAATAAAAAGGTGTTTTATGATTTCTACAAATAACATATTCCTTGAAGCATTAAATCCTACTATTAAAAAATCTTTTATTCAATCTGGTAAATTATTAGGTGCTGGAGCTGGTTTAGGGATTTCTAGTGTGGGGAAAACATTAGATTATTCAGGTAAAAAATTATATGATAAATTATCAGATAAGAATCAAAAAGATAATCAAAATAAAAAATAATTTAAATCTTTCTTATTAATTCTCTTTTACAAGAACTAATAAGAAAGATTTATTTATTATATTCTTTTTAATATTTAACTCTAAAACATAAATATTGAATTACATAATTATATTCTTCTTCATTTTTAAAATTATCTGGATCTAAATGCCATTCATTAATCCAAGATTCTTCTTCTTTGTTTTTAATAATATCAGACCACATATCAAATGTTTGATTTTTAATTAATTGATGAATAAATTTTTTACCTTCAATATCTTTTTTTAATACTCCTTCTTTAATATTATCATTAATATTATTTAATCTCTTTTTCATACTTTTAATTTTTTCAATATCTTTTTTTAATTGAACAAACATTTTATAATAATCTTCAATTAATATTTCTTTATCAATCTTAAAATATATTGTGAATCGATATTTATTATTAATTTTCTTTAATTTATATGAATCTATAATATCTTTGTATTTATGATTCTTTAATAATTGATCTAATTTTTCTTCTAATTGATATGTATAATTTTTTATTCCCCACCAACAATATCGATATAGACCATTCTTTAATATATTAGAATCAATACCATTGTAAGCTTTATAATAATTAAAATATCTATTAATTTCATTACTAATATCATTTCGAATTGCAATTATTTTTTTTTGAAGATTTTTATTTAAGATTTGCATTTAATTATTAATTCAATATAATTTAATTTTATCATTTAAATTAAATGATCAATTTGAGTATCAATATGTTTTTTTAATTCTTTAAATTGATTTTCTATATCTGATTGAGATACTAATTCAGTTTTGAATTGATCTAATGTTTGATCTATTGTTTCTAACAAATTATTATTTTCATCAATATTTTGATCTATTGTTTCTAACAAATTATTATTTTGAATAATATTTTGATCTATTGTTTCTAACAAATTATTATTTTGAATAATATCATTTTTAATATCTCCGATATCATTTTCAAAATCATTAATTCGATCATCTAAATCACTAATGTTATTTTCAAGATCATCAATTCGATCATCTAAATGATCAATTTTTTCAATAAGAATATTTAATTTATTATTTATATTTTCTATTAATTCTTGTTTCTTTTTTGATGAAATAATAAGATCAGTTTTTATTATTTTAGGTTCGATAATTGGTTCTGAGTCTTTTTTTGTAAGTGTTTTTAGTAAATCTTTTTCTGATTCATTAATCAAATATTTTTCTTGAATTATATAATATTCTCCATCAATATCTACTTTATATTTATAATCTATTTTAGTATCACTTTCAGAATATCTTTGTTCAATAATAATTCCTTTAGGATAATCTGTAGTATAAATAGTATCATTAATATTATATTTAAATTGATACATCATTTCTAATTCATTAATTTCTTCTTGCCCAATAATATCTTTTTCAAAAATATTTAAAATCATATCTCTATTACATTTAATATCATATGTAATTTGTAAAACTCCATTCTTATTAAAAATAATATGTCTTTTGAATATTTTTCCAGATACTTCAATTGGATTTTTAATTGAGATAGTATCATTGAGATTGTATTTAAACATTTTGTTCTCCTTTTTTATATCTTTAAAAATTTATATAATTCCATCACATCATTATAACAATTATATTTTTTACATTTGTTCTTATCAAAATTATAATTAAAATATTTTAAATTTTTAGTTAATAATGATTGCCACATATTAAATGTATGATGGTGAATTATTTTTATATATTTTGGATGTTTATCAATAATATCTTCTTGTAATTCAATTGGTAATTGATTAATAATACGTTTATAGTTATTTGTTATATGATAAAATCCATTATCACAACAATAATATAATTTTTGAAGATCTTCTGAATATTTAGACATTTTTTATACCTTTAAGAAATTATATAATTCTATTACTTCATTATAACAATTATATTTAAAACAATTATCTTTATTTAAATATTTAAACCATTTTAAATTTTTAGATAATAATATTTGCCACATATTTAATGTATGGTGATAGATTAAATGAATTTTAGTTGGTGTACGTGAAATAAGATTTTCTTGTAATTCAATAGGTAATTGATTAATTGATTGAACATGAAGATCATTTTTAATATTACCATCTCTAAAAGGACAAGATCGAAAAAATTGATATATTAATTGAATTTGAAATGGGTATTTAGAAATATCTATATTGATCATGTTTTCTCTTTTCTTATATAGTTATATAGTTAAATATTTATACAATTCATATAGTTTATAATACTCTGGATGTTCTTTATTAATATGTTTAAATAATTTTGGATTTAAATATAATAAATTTTGCAAAGTTTCAAATTTAAATCTATAATTATATCGCATAAATACTCTTCGGTCATCTATTTTAGATTGATTATAATAATCATAAATAGGTGCGCATTTAATATTTATAAAAACCATTGTTTTTGTTATTTCTTTATTTTGATATTTATTAATTTGTTTAATAATATAATCTTCATATTCTTCGATAGTTATAAATTTCATAATGTTAAAAACATATATAATTCATATAATTCTTGATAATATTTATGAGTTAAATCAATACATTGAATTATTTCTGGCTTTTCATATATTAAATTAGATAAAATATTATAATCTAATTTATGTTGATGTTCATCTAATACTTCATTTTTTAATGTGGGATTACTATAATTAACATATGATGGATTATTTATATAATATATACCTTCATTATATGATAGTATAATATAAATTATTTTATTAATACAATTTATATTATTATAATAATAATCGCGTAATAAATTATCTAATTTATTTATAGGATCTAAATCATATAATTTTATCATAATGTTAGAAATTTATATAATTCTTTAACTTGTTTTTGTAATTCATAATCATTACTTGGTATAGTTATATATTTATAATAATTAATATTTCTTATTAATAACCATTCACATAATTCATAAGATGGATATTTAATATATCTTAGTAACTTATTATGAGCAGTTATATAAGTTATATATAACCAATTCGATATAAATAATTTAACAAATTCTTTATTATCGATATTATAATTATATAATTTTGCAATTAAGTTAATAATTTTATAATCATATCCTCGATATAAAGTATCAATTATATCAAATTGTTTTTGAATCGGCAAATTCTTGAATGAAGACTTATTATTAACAATAATATTTTTTGAATATAAAAATTCATCTGTATTATAATTTGTTTTATTTAATATATATTCATTAAGTATTTTATAGTCAACACCATTTATCACATATTTATTCATTTTATATCCTTAGTGTTTTGAAAATTATATATAATCTCGCCGCTTCCAAAATAAATAATCTTTAGCCATATTTTATTCTCCTTTTTTATATTCTTTTAATATTATAATTTATATATGTAATCTTATAATATTAAAAATTTATAAAAAATAAAAAGAGAGTAATTATGATTTTTAAATGGATAACAAATATTGGATTGGGTATAGGATTGTTTATTAATTATATTTTAAATATCTTTAAAAATAAAAATTAGTGAAATAATATAAATTCACTAATTTATTATAGAATTAAGAATTCAAATAACTCTTTTAATTCTTTATAATATTTATGATTCTCATTAATATTTTGTATTAAAAATTTATTATGATAAATTAATTTTGACAATATTTCATAATCTAATAGATGTTGATTTTCTTTTAATATATTACTTTTAATTTCAATATTATATTTGCCAAAATCACAAGGTTTAATATTAAATTTTATATTGTCAATTATTAAATCTATTATACAATTAAATGTACGATCATCTTTATTTCCATTATTGTAATCATTTATTAATTTTTCAATTATATTTTTATTATAATTTTGTGAATTCATACTGTCAAAAACTCATATAATTCTTTTACTTGCTTTTTTATTTTTGAATTTTTAAAATCAAAATATTTAAAATAACCTAAATGTTTATATAATAACAATTCCCATATTTCATAAGAGAAACTATTTGCATAATGTGCTACCATTTTAAAATGTGAAAAATAATTAATTGTATTAAATATTAATCTAAATATTTCTTCTGGAATTTTATTATTATCATATAATTCAAAAATTAAATATACAAAATCATCATAATTATGGACATAATCATATCTGTTTATAGTTAGAATATATTCAATTAAATTATATTGTTTTTGAATCGGCAGATTTTTGAATCTAATATCATCATAAATTGAAATTTGATATTTATTGAGTACTGTTTGAATATTAATATCATCTTCTTCACTAATAATTTCAAATTCATAGCTTTTAGAATTTATTAATTCATTTTGGTTAATCATATTAAAATATTTATTTAAAGAATCTATATCTTTTTTGTTCATATTGTTAAAAACCTATATAACTCATCAATTTTAGTTTGTAATTCATTATTTGTAATATACAAACTATAATATAAAAATTTATTATAATATAATAATTGTTGATAATCTTCAAAAGTTAAATATTCAGAATAATAAATTAAAATATTATTTGTTTCATTTGCTGATAAATTTTGCAATATTAAATTCAATATTTCTATTGGAATATAATTATCATATATTTGTGTAATAAATTTTGCAAATATATCATAATACATAATATTTTTTACTAAAAATAACATAAAATCATATTGTATATTAATTGATAATTTTTTGAATTTTATATCTGAATAAAAATAATCACTATTAATTTTACTTTCAATTCTATCATCGACATAATCATAAGTTGTATTATTATTTATTTGTTCAACAATTAATTCATATTCTTTTTGTATCATATGAAACCTTATTTTTCATAAGTTTGAAATTTTATAAATTCTGCCGCTTCCAAAATAATATTAAATAGTAAGAAATTCATATAACTCTTTTAATTGTTGATAATTTTTATGATTCTTATTAATTTTGTTAATTATACTTGGATATCTATATAATAATCTTGACAATATATTATAATCTAAATATTCTTGATAATTATTTAATAAATGATTTTTAATTTTAATTTCACTATACTTTGTATAAGTAGTATTATCTGGAATAGCTTGATAACTATTATTAGAAAATATATAATTGGTAACTTTTTTAATATATTCAAGATTATTTTTATCAGAATTATAATCTCTTAATAAAGATTCAAATACACCTCTTGTGATATATTCATATTTTATTCTATTTTTATTCATATTGTCAAAAACTCATATAACTCTTTTAATTTTTTATAATCTTTATGATCTTCTTTAATACATTTTATTATTTCAGGATTATAATATAATAATCTTGATAATATATCATAATTTAATAAACTTTGATGTTTTAATAATAATGTATTTTTAATAATAATTTCATGATTATCAAAAACTTCAGCAGGAGCAGGTATAAATGTATAATCATTAAAACTTAATATATAATTAAATAGGGTATCAATATTATCTTTTTTATATTTAGTTATATTATTAATTATATTCATACTGTCAAAAACTCATATAATTCTTTTAATTCTTTTTTATGTGGATGATCTTCTTTAATAATTATATATTTATAATATTTAGGATTTAAATATATTAACCATTGGTACATATTAAAAGATAATGATTGATTAGAAGTTATTAAAAATGTTTTCATTAATATATGATTTTTCTTCTTTTGAAATAATAATTGCAATATATCTTCTGGAATAAAATCATCATATAATATATTTAATAATTCAATAAACATTTGATCATATATTCTAATATCATTTAATATCATAATTATATTTTTCTGTATATCATAATTATATTCTTGAAAATTTTGTCCATATTGAGTATTATTTTGAATGTAATTTAAAAATTTTTGTTTTGCAAATTGAACGTGCATTCGATAATTCTCTGTAATAAAATTTTGCATAGCATCCCATTGTGTTTTATTCATATTATTTCCTTTTTAAATTATAAAAGATTATTTATATTATTTATATATTAAATTTGACAATATTAAATAAAAATAGGATATTTGATCATGTCTATTTATTGTAAAGATTGTTCTGAATTAATAACGAAAATAAATAAGTTTGGTGTAACTAGTTATTGTAAAAAATTTAATGAATATTTAAGAGAAGTCCCAATGGATAATAATATTATTAAATATCCAATTAAATGTTTAGAATGTATTAATCAAGAAAATAAAAAAAGGTTAAATTATGATTTCAGTAAATAAATTATTTGAATTTACAGAAGAGACTCAAGAAAGAAAATCAGTTCAAAGTTTTTTAAATAAAACAAATCCAGAACCAAATTTAAATGACAATTATAAATCTAAATTTAATGAAATAACTATTTTATGTAATAATGCGACGGCATATGAATCGTTAGTTCCTCTTTTAAAATATATTGCAAGAAATGGAAATCCTGGTCATTCTTTTGATATAATTGTTGATCCAGATAGTTCAGAAAATAAAAGATCTTTTGAATTTGATGGTGATGGAGCACATTTTATCAAACAAATAAAATTAAATTCTGTTGATATTAATAAAATTATTAAAGACGAAAAATAATTATTCTTTTGGAGTTTATATTATGGACCAAAATAGATTATTAAGAACAATTGAAACATATAGACCATATAATAAATTTCCATATATGTGTTCTTCTGGTGAATCTATTATTGGTATTGGAAGACCTTTGTGTAATGGTGTTCGATATAGAGAAGCAAGATTTATGCTTAAAAATGATATAGATGAGTGTCGTTGGGATCTTCAAAAAATATTTATAGATCAATTTGATATTTTACCCGATTATATTCAAGAAGTTTTGTTATATATGAGATTTCATTTAGGTTTAGATAAATTTCAAGAATTTGAAAAATTTATTAATGCTGTTAAAGGATGGGATTTTGTTTATACTTCTAATGAATTATTAAATTCTAAATGGGCAAAACAAAATTCAGAAATAGTTAAAAAATTAGCTAATATAATTTGTTATAATTGGAAATAACTATGACATACTATGATTATAGAGATCAATGCGGCAATTGGAATTATTCAGATAATAAGATTAAATTAAAAGAGCAAGAAAAAGAAGCAATATTAAATTTAAAAAAAGAATTATTAGATAAAAGTGAACCACTTTCATCTCATTTTTCTAAGACAGTTGATAAACATTTTTGGGAATTATTTTAATTAAATAATTTGCCGCTTTCAAAAAATTAAATAGGAATTATTATATATTATGAGTTATAAATTAACAAAGCAATTTATAAATCGTTCAATCACAGTAAATCAAATTCCAGCCGAAGCATTAGAACGAATGGTTACTGTTACTAACGAGACTGAAAAATTTAATTTAACTATTGATACAGTCCAGAATGGGGATACTGTATATCAATCAGATACAAAATTAATGTATCGAGTTATAGATCATAATAATTTAGATAATTCAGCTGGGTATCAAGTTTATAATGGGGCGGTTTATTGGAATAATGTAAGAGAAAAACCATTTGAAATAGTTGAAAATGAAAATAATTTTACTATAGCAGGTGGAACAGACAATGAGAAAACCTTAACTGTTGATGAAACAAAATCTATTTCTAGTAAAGTAGATAAAGTTACGGGGTCTTCTTTAGTAGTAGATACAGAAATTTCTAAGATCCACACCCAAAACACCGACACCAGCCTTGACCTTGGTGGTACTAACCCTGTCACTGCTGCCGAGCTTGCAACACTGAGAGACACGACTGTTCCGGCCAAAGTCGACAAACTTATCCTCGAAACCGCAGAAAAAACAGCCGATTACACCCTGGCTGACGGCGATCAAGATAAGATTGTCCTGATGAACAAAACCGGGGCAGCGAACTTGACAGTACCCACAAATGCAGCAGTGGCATTTTCAATAGGCACAATCATCGGTGTTTACAACATTTCATCTGATGCTGTAACCATCGCTGGTGATGCTGGTGTGACTGTTCGCAATGCCGGTGACCTGGCCCAGTATGGCGAAGTGTCGCTCAGGAAAAGAGCAACGGATGAATGGGTGTTGGCGGGAGCTGTGTCATGAGATTAAGAAGAGCGTCAATATTAAATGCTGGATTGCTTCCACCAACAAATGTAACTGCAGAAGTATCTGGATCAGATATTATTGTATCTTGGACAGCAGCAAATTTTGTAGACGGCTACCACGTGTATCAGCAGATCGATGGCGGCACCTGGACCAAACTCAACGCCACGGCAACGACTGACCTGACATATACCCTGACCCCAACCGAACCCGGCGAGTATAACTTTTACGTCACAAGTGTCCGTGGCACAAAAGAGTCTGCCCCGTCTGCTGAGACGCTGCTTGATGATGTCTTTTATTTCGCTGTCAACTCCACCCAAACCATCAGTGGCCTATTCTCCACCACCGGAGAAATCACAGTCCATTGGGGCGACGGAACAAGCAACACCTATAACGGTACAGATCAAGCATGGTCCAAGGATTACGGATCAGCAGTTGACGAACTGGTTGTGATAGAAGGGTCAGATTATATCACTAAATTCACAATGTACCAAAGTGGTGCTGACATCTCCTTTGATTTAGGACACTTGCCTACAAACTTGACGTACTTCCTCTGCTACGGATCGAACACCATTAGTGGGTCTTTAGCTGACCTTCCAAGTGGCCTGACGTACTTCAACTGCACCGGATTGAACACTGTGAGTGGGTCTTTAGCTGACCTTCCGGCTGGTCTGACGATCTTCAACTGCTACGGATCGAATACCGTCTCAGGATCTTTAGGTGACCTTCCGAGTGGCCTGACGTACTTCCTCTGCCAAGGATTGAATACCGTGAGTGGGTCTTTGGCTGACCTTCCAAGTGGCCTGACGTACTTCAACTGCTACGGATTGAATACCATCGACACCTATACAACCCGTACATGGACCACTAAGCCTTCTACTTTTGTATTCGTTCCAGTATCTCCGGGTGGCCTCTCTGAAACAGAAATCAACCAGCTTTTAGTGGATCTGGATGAAGACCTGGAGTGGACATCTGGAACTATTACGTTGACAGGAACCAATGCAGCACCGACTGGAGTAGGGCTTACGGCAGCGAATAATATGGACGCTGAAGGCGCTACAGTAACGGTTAATTCATAGGAGATACCATGCTCAAGAAACTAATGACTCTTAGCTTTTATTTTTTTGTATGCGGCGGCGTGTTGTTGCTGCTGTTGTCGCTATCGAAAGACTCTTTTACGCTTTATTTGTGTGCGGCAGTTCTTTTGTTTTTGGGCAGTGTACCGGCCTACATTCTTGGAGAGTTTTGTTCTGCATCTGATAGTAACCACGGTTTCACCCAAAACAAAAAATCCGATCCTGACAGGCTTGAACCTGGTGTATGGTATCGGGTGGTGTGTAAACTTGAACCAAGAGAAGACGCAGTGGCCGAATTTAAATATAGACAAGAAGGATTGGAGGCAGCTCAATGCTCAAAAAGATAAACTACAGGCCAGTAATCGAAAACGGTGTCCTGACAGGTATCCGCAAGAACTCTATTGTGCTTGAAGACACGGAGCCTGTGACCGGCTTTGATAACTCGGCAGAGATGCAGAAGTATGTCAAGGTCAGGAAGATCCCAACCCTTGTGTATCGGGACACAACGGACCCGGCAGAGGCAGCACAGCAGTATGCTGAGTATTACAGCAACCTGGAAGCTGTGGCGATCCCATTTGAAGCAGGCATGACAGTTAAGCCTCACTAAGCGCACCCGATTTCACATAATGGCAAGCTGTATGAGTGCATCCAGGGGCATACCACGCAATCAAATTGGACACCCAACATTGTCCCGGCACTGTTCGGTGAGATCCAGAAGCCTGCCGGGGGATGGTTATCCTGAGTGGGTGCAACCCGTAGGAGCGCATGATGCTTATCAGATTGGTGATAGAGTCACCTGGGCAGATAAGAACTGGGAATCAACCATTCCGACAAACACCACCGAACCTGGGCAGAACCTGGAGCATGGATATTGGATTGAAGTATGAAACGGTATCTTTATGCCTCTATAATCTGCTTCATCCTGGCAGCCCTGACGCTGGGTTGCCGGGAGTATCAGCCGTTCCCGGAAGGCGGAGCGATAACCAGGCCGCCCAGAGGATATGAGATTCATTGTGAACAATTTCCAGACAGCATCTTTTGTGAGGATGAATGAGTTGTACCCAATTCAAAGATTATTGTGGTGACTGGGAATATTCAGATAGGAGAGCCAGAGTGAAGGATCTTGCTGCAAAAGTCCATTGGGATGCTCTGACACATTTTGTCTATGTGTCTGACAAACCTCGGCACTCAGATTGTTTTGATTGTTAGATGAATTAAATATATTATTAAATAATCTAAATCTTGCCGCTTTCAAAAATAAAAATCTAATTAACAAAAGAAGGAAATATAAAAAATAATCTTATGATTCAAATACATAATTTTTATTCAGATTTATTATTGTCTATTCGATCTCTTTTTGATACTCAAATATTTTCTTCTAATTTCATTAAACATTACTCTTTTAACATAGCAAACAGAACTTTCGAATTATCAAAAAGAGATTATAAACCAAATAGAGCATTGCCGGCAATTATTATTAATTTATTGACTGAAGAGTATACCTTTGGAGAAAGACCAACAAATATTAGTCAAAGTAAATTACCAAATATTAACCAAATTCCTGTATTATATGATCAAGAATCAAATAATATTATATACACACAGGAAGAACATACAACAGTATCTATTAATGTAAATATAAATTGTGAAAGTCAATTTCAAGCAAAGGAAGTTGAATTTCATGTTAAAAGATTTTTACCATTAACTAAATATACAAATATATTATCATTTACTTCATTTTTAGAAATAAATAATCAATACTTATTAGATATAGGTATAGACCCAAATGATAGGCAAATAACTAATTTATTTGTTAAGTTAAATAAAAATCTAGGTCGTCTTGAGTATTGTTATTCAATGTTTTACAATCCAAGTATAAGATTAGATTCTATTGATTCATCTATCTCGACAAGTTCTCAACAATCATTTACAGTATCTTTGACTCTTTCTTTAATGATTCAAGTCCCATTATATATCTTTTCAGAAAAAGAAACTGGAACAATTGAACGAATTAATGTTGATTTTACAAGAATCGGAAATGATCCAATTACAATAAATTCAACAAGATCATTTATTAAAGATACAAATGATTATTTACTATTATCAGAATCAACAAAGAATATAAAAGCAAATCTCTTATTATTTAATCTTCTTGAAGATAATAATTTGACATCTCTTACAGTTAATGATATTGATTATAAATTATTTGAAGTATATATTCCTGAAAAAGATTTAGTTTTACAAGAGAATTTTATATTTAGAATCTTTGATATAAGAAATCAAATACATGACATAACACCAACATTAATTGATACTGATATTAATACCGTAAAGTTTCAAGTTACAGACGAAGATTATCAAAATTATTATAATGCTTCGTTAACAACACCCATTATTTTACAGATTATTGAAAATTTAGAATAATATTTTATTGTTATTTTAAATATTTGATAGTTATTTATTTAATTTTAAAATTTTTATAGGAGTTTTAACATTATGTCCGCATTAATTGCACTGATGAAAGATGAAGATTTAACTGCTGTTTTCGAAAACGTATTCATGGAATCTGCTGCAGAGATTTTAGCTGGTTTAAGTGATGATGATCTTGAAAAAGTCGCTCAGTATGTAGCTATGTTAAAAGAAAAGAAAGTTAAACCGTCAGAAGAAGCAGAAATTTCTGAAACATTAGTTCCTGTTCTTGAGCATAATGCTGCTCTGTATGGAACTTTTTTATATGAATCTGTTGAAGAAGAATTGACTGATGAAGAAGCTAAAAAATTATTAGAAACTGTTCGTGAGCATTTTGGTCGTGAATTTATTATTGAAGCAATGTCCCCTGAGAATAAAGCTCGTCTGAAGAAAGCAGCTAAGATTGCTGGTGCTGCTGGTGCTGCTGGTTTAGCTGCTGGTGCTGCTTATGCTAAGAAAGATGAAATTGGAGACTATGCAAAGAAAGGGGTAGAAGCTGCAAAGAAAGCTTTAAATATTGGTGATGGTAGTGGAGCTAAAATGGCTGGGGATCGTCCTAATACTACTGCTGCAGAAACATCTGGTGGACCACAAAAAGTAGGTTTACAAAATAAAGAAGAAACTGGTTCAATGGCTCAAAAATTAAAAGTTAAAGCTTTGGGTGGAAAATAAATATCAAGACAATAAATAATCATTTTAAATTTTTAAAAAGATTTAAAGGAGTAAATAATAATGGCATTAGACATTAATAAAATCATTCGTGAAAGCATTAATGAAACAGTAATTGATCCGGAAACTGATGATCCTGATAAAAAGACTAAAGTAGTTGTAGAAACTGCTACTGATCAGGCAGTAGACACTGGTGCGGCAGAAACTGCAACAGATGATGTTGCTGGTGATGCAAATAAAATGTGTGTTGCATCTGCAATATCTGCAGGTCTTGGTGCAATGACTCTTCGAAATCATCTTCGGACGATTAAATAAAAATATTTTTAAATAATATTATAAATTTTAAAATTTCAACATATGGAGATTTTACACATGAGTATTTTAGATACCATTTTTGAGAATGAAGATTTCAAAAATTACATGACTGAGAATGAAGAAGTAATGACAGAAGCTGAAGGAATGATTAATGACTTTCCTAAAGTTCTTAAATCGTTTGTTCTTGGTAACCCGAAAGAATTCTTAGCAGAGAATGAAGATCAGACTAAAAAGAATATTAAAGTTTTTGCTGAAGTAGCAACTGCTCAGTATATTCAGGAAGTTTCTTCCATGCTGGCAGAATCAATTGAAGTTCCTGAAGTAAAGGATGCTTTGACTGAAAATAGTGCTATTGCTGCTTATCTCTAATTAGTTAAGGGTAGGACAGAATAATAAGTATAAAATTATTCTGTCCTATTCTTTTAACAGTAAGAAATTTCAAATTTTATATATAAATAAAAATTTGGAATAAATCTTAGAAAGAGATAAAAGGTGATATAATGGCTGATAAAGAACAAGTTGCAGATGCTATTAAAAAAGTTGGATCTGCTGTAAAAGATCATGTTTCTGAAAATCCTGGAAGATTAGCTGCTGGTGGAGCTATGTTATATGCATTAAAAAAATATAATGATGCTAAAAAGAAAAAAGACCAGTTTGGTAAATCTGAATATAGTGATATGGTAAATACAGCTAGCGAGGCTTATTCTATAAAATAAAATATAATATTTTTTTTGGAAGCGGCGATTTCTTGGGTTTTTAAAAGTAGATTTTTAGAGTATTTATTATACAAATTATATTATTTTTGAAAAATAGAAAAATCTATGAAATTACTCGAATTTCCGCCGCTTTTAAATAATATAAATAAAAATGGAGAAAACATTTAAAATGTTAGACTTGATTATTGTGTTAGTCTGCTTATTCATTCCTTTCGGTATCTTCTCGATATTTTCACTATGTTATATTTCAAGTAAAGCAGATAAAGAATTAGAACAAATTTATAAAAAAGAATTAATTAAAAGAAATAAAAACCCATTAAAAAAAGGTTCATATGATTGCTTTAGTAATAGGCCACTCGAACAAGTCTAAAGGGGCATATAATAAAAATAATAATATTAGTGAATTTGAATTTAATGAAAAATTAGTTAATTTAATAAGTAAAGATTTAAATAAAGAGTTAATGAAGAATGAAATTATATATAGATCTAATTATAACGAATTACCTAATAAAATTAATGAATTAAAGCCTAATTATATTGTTAGTTTTCATTGTAATGCTTTTAATACTAAAGCATCTGGAACTGAAATGTTGTATTATCATTCAAGTGAAAATGGTAAACAAATAGCTAACATTTTTCAAAAGAATATTGTTAGTTGTTTAGAATTGCCAGATAGAAACACAAAACCTAAACACACTGAAGATCGTGGTGGTTATTTATTAAGATATACTAATGCACCATGTATAATTTCTGAACCATTTTTTATTGACAATGATTATGATTATAAAAAGGTAATGGAACGGTATTTTCAATTTATTAAAGCTAATGTAGATAGTTTTATTGAAGTGAATGATAAATTATTCAAAAAATAAAACTTTGGAAGCGGCGAAAATAGATTCTTATAGATCTAAATTCCGCCGCTTCCAAAAAACTTAATTATTATTTATTTTAAATCTTTTATTTATTTGACTGATTTTATAAAAATGATAATTTGAACAATTATCTTGATTACATGTTTTAGTTATATAATTCATAGGATATTCTCCACAGTAAAATTTA